ATTACGGTCAACACAAAATATGAAATAGGACAGCAGGTATATCTTTGTAAAACAAAGTTAAAATTTAAAGATGGAGATTTTGTAAATGCGAGTGTACCTAATTTGAATCCTTTTACTGTAACTTCTATTCGGATTCATCAACATCTTAGTTCTCAGAGTATTTATTATCGCTTAGATGGTTTACAAAAATCTATTCGTGAAGATCAGGTTTTTGAATCTATTGAAGCAGCTAAAAAATTTTGTCATGAGCAATAGTTTTAATCATCAATCTTTCTTAAAAGCAGGAGCTGAAAAAGAGCAAGAATTTGCTAATTTATTAGTTCTTAGGAATGGTGGGGTCATTTCACATTCTGATAGAAGTACAGATATTAAAGACCATATAGATCTTTTCTGAACTAAAGACAATAAAACATTTTCTTTTGATGTTAAAAGCTTAAAAAAGAGTAATCGATCAGATAGTAATACAGATAGTAATATTCATTGGATTGAAATTAGTAACGTTAGAGGAAATCCAGGCTGGGTGTATGGAAAGGCAGATTATATTGCTTTTGAGACAGATAAAGAATGGCTTTTAGTAAAAAGACGTAAGTTAATTGATTTAATTAATTCAAAAGTAACAGATACTGCAGTTAAAAATACTAAAGAATTATATACTTACTATCAAAGATATGGTAAAAAGGATATAATTGTTAAAGTTTTAACTAAAGATCTAGCTGAAATAGCTTCAAAAATTATTAATAAATGAAAAAATTAAATATAGCATTAGTTGCACACGATACTAGAAAACAAGAATTAGTTGATTGGGTTAGGTTTAATGGAAAAACATTATATCCACATAATTTAATAGCAACTGGAACTACAGGTAAATTATTAAGCGAAATATTAGTAAATGATTTAGAAGAAACATTTCCAGGACAAAAAATAGTTTATTATAGTGATTATTTATACGTTACTTCTGTACTTTCTGGTCCTTTAGGAGGAGATCAGATGATAGGAGCTATGATTGCTCAAGGACAAATTGATGTATTAATTTTCTTTTGTGATAATCTTATTACTCAAGGACACCAAACTGATATATCTGCATTAACTCGTTTAGCATCGTTATATAATATTGCTTTTGCAACAAATAGAACTACTGCGGACATGATTCTTACATCCTCATTATTTGGAAATGAAGATTATGTTCCTATTAAACAAGATTTTAGTTCTTATTTAAATAGAAAATTATAGATAATTTAAAAATAAAAAGATATGAGTAAAGTAGTTAAATTTTATTACACTAGACCTCTTTCCTTTCTTGAAGTAGCAATTGTGCCAATTCGAGAAACTGTAGCAGTACCTCAGCAAAAAACTCGTATGAGTGAGCGATATACAATTGCTGCAATATACGATGAGGAAGCTAAAACTATTAAGTTTGGTCTTGCAACATGTGTTCCTGCCGATCCTTTTGTTAAAAAGATTGGTCGAGAAATTGCTGAAAAGAGAGCAGAAACTGAACCTTTCTTTGAAGTAAAAGATTTTGATGGAACTTTTGCAGATTTTAGGCGTTTGGTTATAGAGGTTGGTACTAATAAAGAAGAGGAATTACTTTATCGGAAGTATAACCGTTATATGCAGGCTGCTGATGAAAATCCTAGATCTAGCATTTAAAGGGAAGGTAACCCTTTCTTTGGAAAAAGAACAAGACTTCTTAAAAGATTTCGAAGACTTACTAGCTAAACACGATGCCTATTTTGATGGCACAATTAGGTCTTATGAATTTGACGATTGTGAAATTATAGAAGAAATTGAAGAAGTGAGAAGTTAATATTCCAATTTTTGATAAAGATATTTTAGTTATTCAGGATGAAGATATAAGTAAGATCACATCTTATTTAGAAGATATGTATTCTGTGCATCTTGAGTACCAATCTAATCTAACAGATGGTATTACTTGTATACTACCTAACGGATTAATTGTTATTGGATTAACCAATAACGATCCATATATTGCTTTACATGAATGTACTCATGCTGTATTTGCTTTAAAAGAGATAATAGGATGATCAGATAACGATGAAGAAGTATTTTGTTATACTTTAGAATGAGTCTATAAGCATGTAACAAAGTATATAAATTCTCATGATTAGAGTATATACAGATGGTAGTTATAAACCAACATTAAATCAAGGTGGATATTCTTCAGTTATAACTGAAGATGGAAAAGTAATTAAAATTCTTTATCAAGGTTTTAAAAATACTACTAATAATAGACAAGAACTAAAAGGAGTTTTAGAAGCTTTAAAATATTTTAAAACTCCTCAAGTTCTTGAAATCTATTCAGATTCAAGTTATGTAGTTAGTAGTATAAATAATGGCCATGTGGCTAGATGAATCGAAGAAAAAGACGATTCAAAGAAAAATATGGATTTATGAACTGAAATCTACAAGTTAATTCAGTTTCATAAAGTTACATTTGTCTGAGTAAAAGGACATAATAACAATGAATTTAATGAACTTGCAGATTTATATGCACAACATGCTGCAGAATGTTTAGAATTAACAGAAGATGAAAAGTTTTAAATTAAGAAAAATTGGAAATCATTGGTATCCTTGTATTGATCATGAACTTGGAGATCCTATTAATCTTACTGAAAAAGTTGACCGATATTTAAATATATTAGATCTCTCTAAATCAGGAGAAATTACAGTAGAACTAGAAGAATTAGGAATTTTATTTGGAGGTATAAATATTATCTATTTTAACGAAGAGGATATTGTTCGATATTTGACTACTGATGATAATTTTGATATTCGTTTTGTTGTAAACGAACATGAGTTTCTTATATCTTCTGATGTTTATTGGTTATTGGAAAATCAATTTAATTTTAATTTTCATAAGACTAGTTATAAAATTCATATTTATTAGAGATAGCAGAAATGCTTTGTATTTTTAACCATTATAATTATGGTAGTTAAAGAAACTGCAAAGGACCCTACTGGACCTAAAGATATTAGTAGGAGAGAATGTACATTAAGTAAAGAAATTCAAGAGTTATTACTTCGACAGCTTAAACATGAATTACAAAATCATAATATATACATGAATTTTGCTAATTATTTTGGAGTTCGTGGATTTGTAGTTCTCGAAGAGTATTTTAAATTAAGAGCCGATGAAGAATATTTGCATCATAGTTGGATTCGTAAGTATTTAAATGAAAATGATGCAGAATATATTTATCCTACTATTGATCAATTTGATAAAAAGATAGTGGATATGGTTGATCCGTTCAAGATGACTGTTGATCTTGAAATTGAAACTACTCAAATGATTTATGAAATAGTTGATCAAGCTGCTGCTGAATGCGATTGGGCAACGTTTAACTGGTTACTTGGACACGATGAAACTACTGGTCGTTTAGTTGAGGAACAGCGTGAAGAGGAATCAATCAGTCGTACAGTTAGAGATATTGCAGAATCAGAAGGTTCTTGGCTTCGTAAGGAAAAGTCTATTATGAACGCTTATAAAGGCGATACTGATTAATAGTTAAATCTATGTTAATTCAACTTCCAGATACAATTAAAGACTTATACTTTGTTGGAGATGTTCATGGATCTTGGGATATAGTTACTTATCATATTCGACAATATAAAGTTAAAGATTCAGTTTTTATTTTCTGTGGAGACGTTGGCATTGGGTTTGAAAGTTTAAAACATTATACGGATCATGTAATTCCAGAATTACATAAGGTACTTAAAAAGTATAATGATATATTCATTTGGATTAGAGGTAATCACGATGATCCGTCCTATTTTGAACAAAAACTAATTGATACTAAATATGTAAAATGTGTTTCAGATTATGATATTATTAATGTTTGTAATTTAAACGTTTTATGTATAGGTGGAGGTATTAGTATCGATAGACAGTTTCGTATGCAAAATGATAGTGTTAGTATGGTTAGATATATGAAATATCATAATTGTGACTATCAAACTGCAGAACAAAATTGTCTTAAATCATATTGGCCTGATGAACCAGTAATATATCGTCCAAAAGTAGAAGAACACATTGATATTATTTGTAGTCATTCCGCCCCTTCTTTTTGCTATCCAAATGATAAAGGAGGAATTGTAAAAGACTTTGCAGCATACGATTCTGAGTTATTAAATGATATTGATAATGAGCGAGCTGTATTGGATCGAGTATATGAGGATTATAAGAATGAGGTAACACATTGGTATTATGGTCATTTTCATAAAAACCAAATACAGACTATTAATAATACAATGTTTGAACTTTTAAATATTGGAGAAATTGTTCGACACTACTCAGATAATAACAATACATTGTAAGATAGTTGCTATTGAAGATGGTCAGTATACAGCTATTGTAGTAGAAGATCTGAATCGAATAGAAACAGATGATCTTAAATATGTTACTGTTGTTAAATGTCCAAACTGAGATATTTCTACTTTTGAAATTGGAGATACAGGTTATCTTCAATTTCAATATGTAGAAGGAGGAAAGACACAATGATACAACAAAGATTCAAAAGATTTTGAAATTTATAAATATACAAATAATTATTTTATAAGTTTTATTAAAGAAAAAGATATATGTAATCAAAAAGAATTTAATTTTTAAATATGCGTAAAGAGACAGAATTTGGCGAGAAGTTACGTAGCGTGTTAGAATTAATTGATTCCTTAACATGGAGAGACAAAAGTGGGAATGATATTAAACTTGTTGATGCATCTGTAGAGGACTTACGTAAATGATATAAGCACTGTTATGAGATGTTATATAACGTTAGTCCTTGGAATCCTGGTAAGTTTATAGTTAGAGAAAACATTCATCGAACTTGAGATTCATGTAATACGGAACTATTTGTTAGATACATTCTTCATGAATGCGAAACAGATATCAAAACTAAGAAAGATATCTTAGATTATATTAATAAACAAAGAGCAACATCTGAAAAAGATATACTAAATGATTCAATAGCAAGTATATTTAATGGTGTTCCTCCTATTTTTGAAAAAGTAACAGTAAATCGTCTTATGGATGCTTGTTTTGATAAACTTGACGTTCTTAATAAGAAAATGATTACTGATAAATTCATTTTAGCACAAGGAATTTGGCTAACGGACGAGGAAAAAATTGAGCTAACTGAAGTTGGCAAAGACGGCAAAGCAAGAAATAGAATGGAAGTTATTAAGGAACGATTGTGTTTAAATCCTGATATCAAATTAAGAGTTAGTCCTACAGGGTTATCTTTTACAGAATTTAGATCTTTAGTTCAACTTAGCTCTTTACCAAAAATTTCTTCTTTAACTACAATTGCACTGAAAACACTAAGAGATAAGATCTTATTACTTTTAGATAACGATCTCGATTATCATATAAATAAATGGAGTACTCTAATGTCTAATATTCAGCGAGTTGCAGAAGCTCGAAATATTGAAATAGATCCTCCTTGTGCAGGTTAATTAACACCTGTAAAATTTTATTATTTCAATAATAATTTGTATCTTTGATGAACAGAACGGAACGTCAAAAATTAGCAATAAGGCGTTGATTAGACAGTAATGGAATTGGTACTATTGTAGCAGCTACAGGATTTGGTAAAACTTATATGACCTGTATGTTAATAAAAGCATTATACAATAAGAATCCAAAACTATCAGTTTTAATTGGAGTTCCTACAGATGTTCTTAAGAAACAATGACTTAAAGAGTTGGCCAAAAACCAGCTCTTTTCTGTCTGTAAAGTAGAAATATTTAATACTATTGTTAAAAATCAATATACTGTTGATTTATTTGTACTTGATGAAATACATGCTGCTTGTAGCTCAGTAAATATAAATATGTTTAAAGTTGTAAATTATCGATATTTCTTAGGATTAACTGCAACTTTCGAGAGACTAGATGGAAATCATAGTAGACTTGATGAATATACTTATGTTTGTGATCGTATAAATATAGAAGAAGCAGTTAGTAATAACTGATTATCTGATTATCGAAACTATAAAGTTCTTATTGATGTTGATTTATCTTCATACCATGAGTGGAATCAAAAGTTTCAAAGCTTATTTTCAATATTTAACTTCGAATTTAATACAGCGATGAGTTGTATTAATAAATCTGAATTTTCTATAAAATACGCAAAGAAAACAGGCTGAGATCCTACTCAAATTAGAGGATTTGCTGCAGCATGAATGAGAATGCTTAAAAAGCGCAAGAGTTTTGTAATGTCACATCCTAAAAAGTTTGAAATTGCAGATAAAATATTAGATGCAAGAAGTAATAGAAAATGTATTACTTTCTCTGCAACTATTAAAGACGCAGAATATTTTAAAAAAAGAGGATATGTATTACATAGTAAACAGAAAAAGAAAGAAAACGATGCTATTATAGATAAGTTTAATCAGCAATCTATAGGGGTATTAAGTACTTCAAAGTCTTGTGATGCAGGAGTAGATATAAAAGGTCTAAGCGTTGGAGTTATATTAAGTGGAGATAGTTCAAAAACAAGAACTACACAGAGGATCGGAAGAATAATTCGGTTTGAAGAAGGAAAGGTTTCAGAAATGTTTACTCTTGTAATTCGGAATACAATTGAAGAAACTTGATTTAACAACGCTAATTCTAATCAACAATATATAACTATTGATGAGTCGCAATTAGATATAGTATTAAGTGGAAAAGGAATTTCTACTAGACCAAAAAAAGGCATAATAGATATAGAACATAGATTTTAATAAATAGATCTAACGTAGTACGTTTGTTTATTTTTTATCGTATTATATGGAGTTAGATACGATTCTTAATATTATGGCTAAATACAAACTAACAGCCGATGAGTTACTGTTAGTTTATTTAACATTTATTGCTCAAACAGAAAATGGAGATCCTAAAATAAATAGGAACTATTTTCGAAAGTGATATAAAGGAGGCGGCAAAGAAAGATTGCGAGAATTATTCAATTCACTAAAAGAGAAAGGAGTAATCAGGAAAAATTATAATCCAAGTACCTATGATCCTGATGAAATTGAATTTAATCAGAATTTTATAAAACAATATTTTAAGCTTTCTGGAGAACTTGGTATGGAATTAGAGGAAGCTTATCCAACTAATTTATACTTTAATGGGAAAACAGTTAGTTTAAAAAATATTGCAAAGAAATTCTTAAATATGTCAGAATTCTACTTCTGATATTCTTCTACTATTGGACATAGTATTGAAAAGCATCGTGAAATATTAGAGATACTAGAATGAGCTAAATCTAAAGACCTTATACAAGTTTCTATGGTTGAATTTGTTTCCAGTCAAAAATGGAAAGAATTTAAAGAAATGCGAGATAAAGGAATTAATGGCAAAGTTAGTACTGAACAACTTTACGATACTGCTTAATGTCTATTGTAGATGAATTATATTCTGAAATTGACAATGGTAGAGAAGGTAGAAACTTAGGTTTAAAAACTGGATTGCCAAAGTTGGATTGATATACAGGCGGATTCCAAAAAGGAGTTTACAAATTAATATTTGGACAAAGTGGTTCAGGTAAAAGTTCATATGTAATATATTCTGATTTATATCGTATATTACGAGATTATCCAGATAGAGATATTGTACATGTATATTTTAGTCTGGAAATGAGTTCGAAAGTTTTACTTGCTAAATTGCTTAATCTATATATATATGATACTTATGGAATAGAAATTTCTTATATGACACTAATGTCCGTTCGAGAAAAACTATCTGATAAATATTATAAGTATATTCAAGAGTCCAGAGTATGACTAAACTCAATCATACATAAGCTTATTATCTTTGATAAACAGCTAAGTTCTAATACTTTCTATGGTAATATGAAAGAACTTCTAAAACAATGAGGTACTTTTCAAGATATTGATGAAGGTAGAAGAAATATTTATATTCCAAGTAATCCCGATAAAATAATAAATGTAATAATTGATCATGCTGGTTTATTAACTCCAGTTGATGGTAGAACTAAAAAACAGGAAATTGATCAAACCTCGCAATACTGCGTTTATTTTAGAGAAAAGTGTGGAATATCTATTGACTTTATTATGCAAGAAAATAGAAACACAAGTGATGTAAATAGATTAAAAATGGATCTTGCAGAGCCAACCCTTGATGATGTTAAGGATTCTGGTAATGCAGGTAATGACTGTAATATTTGTGTTGCAGTATATAATCCTATAAAACATCAACGTAGTACTTATAGAGGATATACTATCATTAATAAAGAATATCCAGAAGAATCTTTAGGTTCTGCTATGCGTGGATTAATATTATTAAAACATCGATTTGGAGTTGCAAATAAAGTTTTTTGTACTGGCTTTCAAGGTAGTTTAGGACGATTTGAGGAACTTCCTGATCCAGGAAGTATTAATTATGAAGTATATCAATCTTGAAAAGATGAGAAGTTAGAAGATGAAATAACAAAAGATACAGCTGCAAAAGATGCAGAAGAAAAAGATAGCTTACAAAAACCAATATTCAAATTTTAAATATGGCTATCACATTACCAACAAACAAAATTCCTGCAGAAACTCAGGACCCAAGAAATTTAATTATTTTCTCAAAACCAAAATACGGTGGCTTTCGCCGTGTATTATAGTAATATAATACTTATGAATGGGCAAAAACGGTGAATTCTAAAAATTTGCCATATATTTACATTCTTAGTTGGAATTTCCAGAATCTTTATGTAAATTTGCATTATTAATTTTTAAACTAAAATAATTATTATGCAAATTAAAAGACAAAAATATTCGTATGAATTATTACAAGAGTGTTCAAATTATTTAAATACACACTCTCTTAAGGAAACAGCTATACACTATAACCTTAGTTATAAAACAATGATAAATGGGTTAATTAGGTTTGGATTTTATACTCCAACTAGAAAACACAAAATAACTAAGAACAACTGCTATAATCAAAATTTCTTTAGTAAAATTGATTCTCATGATAAAGCATACTTTTTAGGATTTTTAATGGCAGATGGGTATATTTGTACAACTCCTTACAATAAACAAATAGGAATTGGGATTCAGACAAAAGATAAATATATATTAGAATACTATAAAAATTTAATAGGTAAAAAATTAAATATAAAACAATATAAAAATTCTAGTAAACTAACTATTACTAGTACTATAATGTATAGTGATCTAACTAAATTAGGATTTATAGAAAATAAATCTCATAATGACTATCATTTTCCAGATATTCCTGATGAATTTAAATCATCTTTCATTTGTGGATATTTTGATGGAGATGGGTGTATAACTATAAAATCTACAGGATTTAGTGTATGTTCAATATGTTGTAATTCTAAAATATTCTTAGAAGATTTAAAATCTATATTGGCAAAATATAACATACTATGTAGACCTATCTGTAAAGAAATAAAAAATAGAAAAAATTCAATATATGTTTTATATTTATCAGGAAGATCCAACCAATTAAAATTTAAGGATTTTATATATAAGAGCGTTAATGTTTATCTTGTACGTAAATATGATAAATTTATGAAAATACCGTGCTAACTGTTGTAATAATATATAATGGTAGTGTAACGCGTAGGAAGTGAACCTGTTATACAGAATATAATCTTCCCAAGAGTGTCCATTATCCTTATGGGATAAAAATGTACGCTGAACTATAAGGAAACTTATAGAAGTAGAGATAAAAAGCTCTACGATAACAAAATTGAAAAGCACAGCTTGTGCTAATCTTCCTGGAGCATTATGTATCGACCTTGAAGGGGGTGGATATGATTATATTGATGCTGTAAAGGTAAAAGCATCTTCTGTTAAAGATTTAAAAGAAATTTGTGCTGCAATTAAGGAAGCTAAATATCCTTATAAGTTTATTGTATTGGATACAATTACTAGACTTGAAGAAATGGTTAAACCATTAGCTTTAAAGTTATATTTAAATAGTCCTGCAGGACAAAAGTTTACAGGAGATGACGTACTTGATGCACCAATGGGTAAATAATTGTGCCCCTTTTAATAGAAATATTATTAGCAAACACTTTTAATTGCTGGAAAGCTAAGTCAGAAATGATATGCTAATCAGCAGCGAAGTTTAAAATTATGAATTATATAGGATATAAAACAAAAGCATTCGAAGTTATTAAAGAAGCGCCTATTGAATATCAAAAAGGATCTCATAAAAAGTATATAGTTCAGTGTTTAAAATGTGGGACTACTTTTATTCGAACTATTCAGAATATAAATAAATTTCAAGGTACAGGTTGTTTGACTTGTACACCTCGTTATTCAAAAAATAATAAAGATAACGATTGACATTTATATATGCATTATAAAAATCACGCCCATTCTAAGAATAGAATTTTTAATATAACTTATGAAGAGTTTAAAAAAATAGTTCATTCGGATTGTTATTATTGTGGATCAAAACCATCTTATTTTAGGTCTATGATTCGTTATAGTAAAAATTCTAGTTTACAAGAATTAAATGGTGTAGATCGAATAGATTCAAATAAGGGATATACTAAAGATAATTGTGTACCTTGTTGTAAGATATGTAACCAAATGAAGTCTAATATAGATATAGGTACTTTTCTTACACAGATTTCTAAAATTTATAATTTTAAAAACGTTCAACGACTATCCCGAGAGGGAGTAGACTCAAGCGAGTCGAAACAGAGTGATTCTGAAAAGAATATGATATAGTCTGATCTATATAGAAATATATAGTTGATTCGTAATAGAATCAGACCACAATGTAGCGAATTGTGGTTGAACATAATTGGCAGGATATAGCGCTCTTCGTAAGGCATTAGAGATGGTTATTGATATGGTATCTAAATGTGCACCTAATATTATTCTTATTTGTCATACAAAGGATTCAGCAATCGGTAATACTGATATGACTGCAAAGACTATTGACTTATTTGGAAAAGCAGGTAGAATTCTTGCTTCAAAGTCAGATGCTATTGGTTATTTAGATAGAGATGAAGATTCAAATACTATTCTAAGTTTTAATACAAATGATAAATTTGTAGAATGTGGTGCTAGACCAGAACATTTACGAAATGCAGATGTAGTATTAGGAGAAATGAAGGAAGATGGAAATATTGAATTTCATTGGGAAAGAATTTATCCTTCACTTTTAAATCCTGTAGAAGTTAATATATAATCTAAGGATTATGTTAAAGGTATCTTTTGAATTTGACGAAGAATCGAAGGCTGTTACAAATGTTAAAGTTGTTAAAGTGCCTTCAAAATATGATAATATAGATTTACCAATTGTAGAGATAGGAGATAGTAAGTTAATTATGTCTCCTAAAGCCGTTAGTTTATTATCTGCACAATGCGGAGATAGAATAGCAGTTAATTATATCCAAAAAAGTAACGAGCTTACAATCCCAGTTATCGGTAAAGCTGAAGTGTTTTCAGATCCTGAAAATGGGAATAAATTAACAAAAAGTAATACAGTCTCTTTTAAAGGGACTCAAAAAACAATTTTATCTAAATATGGTCAACTCTTTAAAATAGAGGAATGTAGGCCTGGTATGTTTAAAATGATTAAGATTGATGAATCAGATCTTTCTAAAGCTGATACCGATTTAGATACAGAAAATTCAGATTTATTAAAAATTTAAAATTGTAAGAATATGTCAATGTTTGATTTTAGTGTAGCAAAGAATGCAAATCAAGTAACTTCTACTTTCCTTCGTGGAGGAATTCATAATGTAACCTATAAAGGTATTGAATGAGTAGCTAGTCAGAGTGAAGGTAATTCTGATGCTTTTGTTTTATTATTTGAAACAAAGGACGGTATCCAGCATCGAGAAACTATTTTTGATCCAAGTAATATAAGTAATTGTACTCAGAGAGCTACAACTCAGTATGGAGAAAATCCATCTGAAATGGAAAACTTTATGGTTAAAATTACTCAGATCATTAATGCTCTTAATCCCGAATTAGGTGCAAAAATTGCTGCAGGAGAAAAGATTGAAGTAAGTAGCTTTAAGGCTCTTGCTAAATATTTAAAGGAAAATTTAGCAGGTTCTGTTGGTAAAGAAACTCAAATCAAGTTAATTCCTTATAAAGGTTTTGCTAATATGCCTAAGTATGTTGCATCAGTAGGCAAGGATGGAGTTGTTCGTAGTAGAACAAAAGTTATTGGCGAAGATTTAACTTTAACTGCTAGAGAAAAGACTGATATTGAGAATGCTAACTCTGCACAACCTACTAACATGAAAGAACGGGATAAGGATTTAGACGATCTTAAGGAAACGTTTAATGTAAAAGGCTCAGAAGACGACCTACCATTCTAAAAAATAATATAGTTAAATTTTAATGGTCTTTACATTAGAACCGATAAATATCACTAAAGAACTTATTTTAAGTAAAGTTAGTGAAGAAACTTTAATGGAGCATTACTTGGGCATTCCTGTAAAAAAAGGATTGTTCAAGTCTCCATTAAGGCAAGATAGTAAACCTACCTGCGCATTTTATAGGAATAGGAAGGGAGATTTAATATTTAAAGATTTTCGTGGAGACTTTTATGGAAATTTTATTTCGGTTGTAATGTATAAATTCGATTGTCCTTATGGCAAGGCTTTACAAATAATTGCTAATGACTTTGGAATAGTTTCCCGCAAAAATTTAACTATAAATAAACCTCTTATTAAATATACAAATCAAAAATTTAATGATACTACTCAAGCTGTTATTCAAATTGAAGATAAATCTTGAGAAGATTATGAACTTGAATGGTGATCTAAATATGGTATAGATAAAACTATATTAAAAAAGTTTCATGTATTTTCATGTAAAAATGTATTTTTAAATGGAAGTATATTTAGTTTACATAAAGATCGACAATTAGTATTTGGATATTATGGAGGTATTCGAGAAGATATAGAACGTTGACGTATATATTTTCCTGGAAATATAAAATATAAGTTTATTTCAAATTGAAAGTCATTTAGATTACAAGGTGCTCACGCACTTCCAAAAAATGGAGGAGAATATTTAGTTGTAACGAAATCTTTAAAGGATGTTATGACTCTTTATTCATGTGATAAAATTCCTGCAATAGCTCCAATTTCTGAAAATTGTTTTTTAACTGAAGCTCAATATGCAAAGTTAAAGTCTAAATTCAACAAGATAATTTTATTCTATGATAATGACCTTGCTGGAATTGAAAATATGAATAAAATTCGTAAGAAATTTCCTGATGTGCATGTATTATTTATACCTAGACATTATAAAGCTAAGGATATATCAGATTTTTATAAAATGTACGGAAGGACTAAAACTTTAGAATTAATTGAAAAAGCAAAAAACTACGTCTCAGAAAAGGAAAACAGGAGCATATTGTAGAAATAAAGGACATAGATATGAGACAAAAATTGCTCAAGAACTTAGAAATCTTGGATTTACAGATGTAGTTACATCAAGATCTGAATCTAAAAGTATGGATGATAAAAAAGTGGATTTAGTTGATCGTAGTGGTAAGTTACCGTGTTATATACAATTGAAAAATACTGTTAATACACCTCAATATCACGCTATTAAAAAAGAATGTCCTTTAAAAGATAAACCTTTTATTGTAATTTGAAATAAACAAGTTAAGAAAGAAAAAGTATTTGGTTCTGCAGGAGAAGTAGTAATCATGGATAAAGACTTTTTCTATGAACTCTTATCAAAATTAATTAATGGATAGTTGTAGAGTAGTGTTCACTTCTGCTTCTGGACAAAAAATTATCATTGTATTTACATATGATGAAGAGAAAGATGAATTAAATTATGTCCCTCGATTTGAACCTCAAGTTGATGCAAAAACTCAATTAGGTTTGTCTGGAAAGTTATGTGAAATATTTTTAGAAGCATTATCTAGCAAAGATGGAACAACAAAAGATTAGATACGATTTGACTCCACAATATGGAATTGAGGAGGTCAACAAAATTCTTACAAGCAAATTAAGTAAGTACCAAGAAAATGAATGGAAGAGAGGTATGAAATGGACAGATGTTCTTTCATCTCTTAAGAAACATTTAAATCAATTTGAACGAGGTATTGATTATACAAACGAGGGACTTTTAGAAATGGCTGAAGTAGCTACTAACGCATTGATATTATGTGAATTCTATCATATATATCCTCAAGGAGATGATAGAGTTATGGCTCCTATCGATAAGCCTATTGTTGGATTAGATCTCGATAATGTAGTATTTGATTTCAACAAAGCTTATGAAGACAAGTTTGGTGTTGCTATGAATCCTTACTGGAATGCAAACTATCAGATGTCTGAACATCTACATGAGTTAGAATCAGATAAAGAGTTTTGGATTAATATTCCTGTATTACATAGACCCTCTTTTGAAGTAGACTATTATGTAACTGCAAGAAATATTCCAACAGAATGGATTCAAGAAAGTTTACAAAAAAATGGTTTACCTTGTGCTCCTGTAATTACAGTACCTTGGAATGCTAGTAAAGTAGAAGCTATTAAGAGCAAAGGAATTACTATTATGATTGACGATAAATATGATAATTATAAAGAAATTACTAATGCGGGAATATTCTGTTATTTAATGGATGCTCCTCATAATCAGTATTATCAAGTAGGACATCGTAGAATTTATGATCTTAAAATACCTATTAAGTAATGAACTTAAAGGATAAATTAGAACTGGCCTTACATGAAGCCTATATAAAAGCCTATAAATTAGCTGAACCTTCTGCAGACTTTGATATTTTAGTTGAAAATGCAGAAATTATGTCAGATGGCAAGAAGAACATTCATTTTGAAAACTACTTTTTAGATGATGATATTGCAGAAAATATCTTAAATGAAGTAGCTAAGAAATATAAGTTATCTAAATACATGAAAGGCCAGCTTCATATAGCTTATTATTTAGGTTGTAGTCCAGCGACAAAACGCAAGGAAAATGACAATTAACTTAAATGATATAAAACTTAGTCCAGTCTTAGAAAGTGTATATAGAAGTAAAATAAGTGATGCAGAATATTTCTCAAGCTCTTATTCTAATTATATATCAAATTCTAGATTAAAATATATAAATCCTGAACAGGATAAACAAAACTGTCCTGTATAAATCCCTTAAATTCGGTGAACCCTGAGATGGGAATACCGAGCCAAGCATAAGGTTAACAACTTATGAAGGTGTAGAGACTAGCTATTGAAACCAATCTGGAATATAATATAGCCACGAAAAAGGGGAATGTATTTTGAAATGTAAACATCTTTTACTACCTTTGTATCAATAAAAATTTAATTGATATGAAGAAAATTTGCAATTGTTGTGGTAAAAATTTACCTATTGAAGAGTTTTATAATAACCCTGAGTTACGAGCGGGAGTTATAGATATTTGTAAGAGATGTGAATATCTTAAGAAACAACCTCAAAAGGAATATCCATTAGAATTTACTTGTAGAATTTGTAATAAAGTTAAACCATATTACGAGTTTGATGTAACAAGAAAGGTTCTACGTAAATGGTATTGTAAAGAATGCGCAAAGATCTTTGCTGAAGAAAATCCAGGAGTAGATCTGGATAAACAACGAAGATTGTATGATACTTCTTATAGAGAACGTAAGCGGGAAATAAATAGAAATTCTAGAATAAACCATTACGAACATAAGATGTGAGCAAATGCTAAGAAGCACGCTCCAGAAAGAGGTTTGGAATTTAATATTGATGAATCAGATATTGTAATTCCTGATAAATGTCCTATTTTTCAGAAGCCATTTGAATTTGGTAAAGATTTTTATTATGATTGAACACCATCCCTTGATCGTATTGATAATACAAAGGGATATATTAAGGGAAATGTTTGGGTTATTAGTCATAAAGCGAATGTAATGAAAAATAGTGCTACTTGAGATGAGATAAAAGTATTTTGTCAAAATATATTAAGATATAGTCCGAACAATAACGAAAAGAAAGTTATTGAACTTAAAGATAAAGAGCTTTAAGGATAACATATTTGGGCAGTCCTCTAAAATACAAAAATGGAATAGATAATAAACAAACAGTATCTTTAGAATTAGGAACAGCTATACATGAATTATTTTTACAACCAGAGTCTTTTAAATTAGGTGATTCATATAATAAGCCTACAGCAAAATTAGGTATGGTAATAGATAGTATTATTAAATATAGAAAACAAGGTTATACTATTAGAGAATCTATTACTAAAAGCTGTATTGATATAGATTATTATAAAAATAATTTAAATGAGAGTAGAATCCAAAATATAATAAAATCTGGATTAAATTATTATCAAAACTGCAAAGATTTAATAGAAGGCGATTTAGTAATTTTAAATGATAAACATCGTACAATTTGCAGTAATTGTCTAGAATCGTTATCTAACAATCCTTCAATAGTAAACTTAGTAAGACCTGAAGGTCTTGAAGCTTATAATGAAGATGCTTTGTTCATAGATATTATTGGCGAATATAATAATAGTAAATGTATATTAAAATTAAAAATGAAAGCTGATAATTGGACGATTGATAAAGATAATAAAATAATTACTCTTAATGATTTAAAGACTACGGGTCATTTACTTGAACAATTTATGAATGGAAGTTTTTGGAATTTTCATTATCATAGACAGATGGGAATGTACCTATGGATGTTACTTCAATTCTGTAAAAAAGAATATGGATACACTCCTAAAGACTGGACTTTTCAAGCTAATATTATTGCCGTTGAAACTACAGGCTCTAACAGAGCTAGTGTTTTTAATATTGATTCAGATATACTTAATATAGGTAGATTAGAATTTTGTAGACTTCTAAAAATGGTTGCATATTGTGAAATCAATGGTTATTCTGATGATGTTACATTTATTTAAATATGCGCAAATTAGAAATTCAGGCTTATACCTTAGATGAAGCTAAAATTAATGCTTTTAAACAAGGTATAACTGTAGTACAAGATGCTACCAGAAGCTGAAAAAAATCTGGATCTCCAGTTCTAACTAAAGATATGAATATATTTGCTGCAGATTTTCTTGAACAAAAAGGAATGTTTGATTTTGAAGGTGCTGGTATTATTATTGCTATAAAATCTGGCACTAAAGATACTCGTAAGAAGCCTTATAAAGTTATTAGTTCAAGACGTAAGGGACGTTGTAAGCTTTATCGAACTATTGAAATTCGTTTAAAACGTAATCATGAAGTGATTGGAGAAGCAGTAAACAAAACTGAAGCGTTAAATCTAGCTAAAAGTTTAATTCGTAACTTTCGTGAAAATGTGTATGCAAAAACTGTATACAATACTAAAGATATTGATTTTGAACTTGAATATATGCCTTCTACTAAGGCAGAAAAAGGGCAATATATTGTCTTTGGAGTAGAACAATCTGATGTAAAACTCAGTAAAAGAAAGAATAGAGGGGCAGAGTAATCTGCCTCTTTTATTCTCTTTATATATAAAATTATATATAAATGACTATAGAAGAATGGTTAAATAAAGACGAACTTGCAATAACAATTTGAAATAATAAATATAGATTTGAAAATGAATCATTAGACGCGTGGTTTAAACGAGTAAGTAATAATAATCCTGAAGTCGAAAAACTAATCAGAGAAAAGAAATTTATTTTTGGAGGACGAATTTTAGCAAATAGAGGTTTGAATTCTAAAAATAAAAAAATTACTTATTCGAATTGCTATGTAATTGCTCCTCCACAAGATAATCTTGAGTCTATTTTTGAATGTGGATCTAAGCTAGCTCGTACTTTTAGTTATGGAGGTGGATGTGGAATTGATATTTCAAATCTCCGTCCAACAGGATCTAAAGTAAACAATGCAGCAAAAACAACATCTGGTGCAGTCAGTTTTATGGATTTTTATTCATACATTACTGGATTGATTGGGCAGAGTGGCCGCCGCGGAGCATTAATGATTTCTATTTCTTGTGATCATCCAGATCTTGAGGAATTTATTGAACTTAAATCAAATTTAGATAAAGTTACAAAAGCTAATATTTCTGTTAGAGTTAGTGATAACTTTATGAAATCTGTTATTAATGCAGAAACTTTGATTCTTAAGTTTATTACAGATACAGGAGAAGTTATAACTAAAGAAGTTGAAGCTTATCCTATTTTTAGAAAATTAGCAGAGATGAATTGAGATTATGCAGAGCCTGGAATTTTATTCTGGGATGCTATTAAAAATTGGAATTTATTAAGTAATAATCCTGATTTTGAATATGCTGGAGTTAATCCTTGTGCTATGTAAGTGATTGATAATCAAATAATTACGTCAATCTTTGGCTCAAGTAAAAAATTGGGCAAAATCGGTGAATTCTAACCAATTCAAAGAGGTGGAATTTGTTTGTTAACAAATTTATTACTATCTTTGTTGTATGAAAATACCGAGATAACTTCCTAAATTACGAAAGGTTAGGAAGTATTGTAACGCATAGTGAGTGAATAAATATAATCTCACCACGAGTGCCCAATACTAATTTACTATGATAATATATAAAGTAACGAATAAAATTAATAATAAAATTTACATTGGTCAAACTATTAATTCTTTAGAACATAGAAGGAAACAACATGAAAAAGATTGTAGACGAAATAAGTACTATAATAATCGTTTTCATAATGCACTTATTAAGTATGGATTTGATAATTTTATCTGAGAGTGTCTTTGTGAATGTGTTTCTATTGAAGAATTAAATAGTAAAGAACAGTTTTATATTTCTGAATATAATACAACAGACAAAACTTTAGGTTATAATTTGAAGCTTGGAGGAAATAATGGAGGTAAATGTTGTGATACTACAAAAACTAAGATTAGTTTAAGTAGCAAACAAAAGTGAACTAATCCTGAAATTGCTTCTAAAATGTTAAATGGCCTTAGAAAAGGAACTGAAACCGTTAAACAAAAAGGTTTAAAAAATTATGTACTTCGTAAATGTATTTATTGTGGCACTGAATTTAAATGTAAACCTTATGATTCTAAAAAGTATTGTAGCCTAAAATGTGCAAATAATGACCCTAAACATTATTTAATAGGAGTGAAAGCTGCTTCAACAAAGATTCAAGAACAGTATCAAAACTCAATATCTTTAAAAATAAAACAGATTGAAGATTGAGTTAGAAAAAATAAATGACTGCTACAGAATGTAAAAATGAATAATTTAACTTTTATTCAAGATTTATGTGCATGTTTAAATGTGAAAGACTATAGAACTGTTGCAAAAATACTTAATGTAAACAATAAGAAAGATTTAGTTACAAAATTAATAGAAATTAGTAAAAATGTATGCTAAACTGGTCTGAATTAACAGACGTATCAGGTAACTGTATGGAGGAAACTCCCAGAAATAAAGGATAAAAAGCCTTTATGATAATAAATTGGAAGAGCCCTTGCCGAGTGGGGGATCGTGTTTACTCGGAAGTATAAATCTTGCAGAATTTGTTACAGAATGTGAAACATTTGACTTTGCAGGATTTAAAGATACTGTTAAAAAAGCAGTAGTTGCATTAAATGAAGTACTTGATGAAGGTCTTCCATTACATCCTCTTATTGAGCAAAGAGAATCTGTTAAAAATTGGAGACAAATTGGGTTAGGAGTAATGGGGTTAGCAGACATGTTTATAAAACTAGGTATTAAATATGGAAGTGAAGAATCTATTAAATGGATTAATATGATTGGAACAGAAATGATCTTTTCAGCTTTAGAAAGTTCTAATGAACTAACAGTAAGTAAAGGAGCATATCCAATGTTTAATACAAAAGTTGTAGATACACCTTTCTTTCAAGCACTTAATACTAAAGAAAATAACCTCCGATATCAAGAACTAAGAAGTAATATTCTTTTACGAGGATTATGTAATTCTCAGTTATTAACTTGTGCTCCTACAGGTAGTATTGCTACTATGTTAGGAATTTCAACAGGTTGTGAACCTATTTTTGCAACTTCTTATACAAGAAAAACAGAATCTTTAGTTGATAAAGAGAAACTTTATAAAGTATATACTCCAATTATCCAGAATAATTTCATTTCAAAAGGAGTTCCTGAAAATCAACTTCCAGAATATGTAGTAACTTCAGAGAACATTCCTTATACAGAGAGAATTCAAGTTCAAGCTGCTTTACAAAGATATATAGATGCTTCAATTTCCTCAACAATAAACTTACCTGAATCTGCTACAATAGATGATGTTGAAAGAATTTATAGACTTGCATGAGAGTATCATTTAAAAGGTGTAACTGTTTATAGAGCAGGTTGTAAAAGAGGAGCTATTTTATCTAAGAAACCTATGGGAAGTAAAGAATTAATAAAGCGTCCAGAATCAATTGATGCTAAATTAATTAGATTTAAAAATGGAACTGAAAACTGGATTGCATTTGTAGGTTTAGTTGATGATAGACCTTATGAAGTATTTACAGGAATTAATAATATTGAGGATTTTCCAATTCCCTCAACTATTACCGAAGGTAAAATTATTAAGGTAAAAGATGAATTTGGTAAACGATATGATTTTCAATATGTCGATAAGTATGGATATACAAATCGATTAGGAGGATTGTCTCGCATCTTTAATCAAGAATACTGGAATTATGCTAAATTAATATCTGCTCTATTAAGAGGAGGAATTGAATTAGATAAAGTAGTCAAGATTATTGATGGTATGCATTTTGAATCTGATACTTTAAATACCTGGAAGAATGGAGTAAAAAGAGCAATAAAAACATTTATTGTTAATGGAACAGAATCTCACGAACTTTGCCCAGATTGTGGTGACCATTTAATATATGAAGGTGGTTGTACTATATGTAAGAGTTGTGGATTTAGTCGTTGTGTATAATTGTAAATAATAAAATATTAATAGATTAAAATTTAAGAGATATGAAGACAGAAAGAATCGTTTCCGCTCACGGATTAGAAGGTTATCGTGTAACTGATAGTGGTAAACTTATTGGTAAGAGAAATTGTCAGTTAGTTGGATGCTTAAGTAATGGTTATACTCGATATACTGTTAGAGTAAATAAGAAAACTAAGAGTATTAATGGAGCTCGTGTAGTTTGGGAAAGTTTTTATGGTCCGATTTCTAAAGGCTTTGAGATTGACCACATTAATGGAGATCGAAGTGATAATCGTTTGTCTAATCTTAGAGTAGTAACTCATAAGGAAAATATGGCAAATCCTATTACTCGTGCTAGAATGGGTAAACCTCGTAAGCGTTATTCAGTAAAATATGAAAAAGTATAGTGAAGAATTTCGTGATGCAATGACCGATGTTGAAGTAGTTAATATTTCTAAAAATACTCTTCCAGAGTATACTGAAGAATGAGATGCTGGTTGTGATGTTAGAGTCGACTTTAGTAGAATAACTTCAGATGAACCACTAAAAACAAAAGGAGATTGCCAATTTCTATTTGAAAACGAAGTTAATCCATTAAAATCTTTTATTCTTGAACCTAGATCTCGAGCAATTATACCTACAGGTTTATTTGTTTGTATTCCAAAAGGATATGAAATACAAGTACGCCCAAGATCTGGTTTAAGTTTTAAGGTTGGTCTTACTTTAATTAATTCTCCAGGTACAATTGATGCAAGATATCGGGACGAAGTAGGTTTACTTGTTGTTAATAATGGTTCTGAACCTGTTGTAATAACAGATGGAGAACGTATTGGACAGCTAGTACTTAAGCGTGTTGAATTTATTAATTGGATTGTAAAACGTTCTGTTAAAGAATTCTCTGATCAATCTGATAGAGGTGGAGGAACAGGACATTCTGGAGTAAATTAAAATGATTTTAAACTATGATTTACCAAAATTAGAATCTGAATTACTTTCATTTCAACTAGATTCTAAGCAAAAAGAAGTACTTGAATCAGCTCTAAACTATATTAAAAGTGATATTAAGATTAATTCTGATACTAAACATTTGTGCATATCAGGTAGAGCAGGTACTGGAAAAACTCAAATATGTGCTTTAATTGTGAAGATATTGAAGGATAATAATATTCCATTTTTGGTAATTACTCCTACAAATAAGTCAAAGAACGTAATAGCTTCTGTAGTTGATTCAGAAGCTATTACTGTTCATAGACTATTAAGTTTATCTCCACAAGTTGATATACTTGAATTAGATCTTAAAGAGTTAAACTTTATACAAAAAAATGCTATATATTTACAATATAAAGCAGTTTGGATTATTGATGAATGTAGTATGGTTAATGATAATTTATATAAATTAATTATTGATCAAGCTACTGATCATCAATGTAAAATTATATGGCTTGGAGATGAAAAACAGTTAAGCCCTGTAAGTCAAAAACAAGTATCTAAAACATTTAGAAATTCTACTAAATACACTTTAGATAAAGTATATCGTCAATCTTCAGATTCTCCAATTGGAAAAATATTAGAAACGTTACGTTCTAAGCCAATTAGTAGATTTGAATCTACGCCAGATAGTGATTCTGGATCTTTAAAAGTATACAATAATATTCGAGAAATGTTAGAAGAGCATTGCTATCTATTTAAGGTTGGAATGAATCTTGAAGATCAACATATTATAAAATTAGTCACATATACTAATAAAAGGATTGAAGCTTTAAATCAAATTATTAGACGTTTAGTTTTTAATGATGATGAGGAGTATCATTTTGGAGAGGTCTTAACTGGGTATGATTCTTGTATGTATAAAAATCAAGGTATTATTGAAAACTCATCTGATTATTTAGTTAGAGAAGTTGAAGATACTACATTTCAAGGATTAAAAGCATATAAATTAACTTTATATGATCCTTCTAAAGAGTGTGATATTGAGATTACTATAATTTCAAGATATAATAGTAGTTATGATATTGCTAATTTAGCAGCTCGAATTGATAATATGAGAGTTAAAGCTGTAAAAAGTAAAAATGGCAAAGATTGGAGAGCTTATTATCAATTTCAAGAAGCGTTTCTTACTCCTTTTGATTTAGTACATGAAGGAAGAGTTATAAAGAGAAAATCTTTAGATTACGGATATTGTATATCTGCACATAAATCACAATCTTCTTCATATTTAGCAGTATTAGTTGATATGGAAAATATTTTGCAATGTACAGATCCTGAGGAATTACGACAATTACAATATGTAGCTTTATCTCGAACTACTAATGATATATATTTATATCAAAGATAATATGACAAATTACTTCTTTAAAAGAGACAATAATAATAAGATTCGAGTAGTTCAACTAAATTTAAATGAACATACTGATATTCAATCGAATGAAAAATTCTATTCAATAACTGGAGAAACTGGCGTATTGAATGGAAAGATGGTTAAACGACCTTTAGTTACTATTGAACAAGGTAAAGTTAAAAGAACTGTTAAAGAGCAAGCCGAATTACAATATAATAGCTTATGTAATAGCTATTTAGATAAAGGGTATAAATCTCAAGAGGAACTTAAAATAAAAGATATAACTGATGAATCAGAAGTGGATTTAAAAGTTCCTAAACAAAATACTGACGCTAAGGGAAATTTAAAGCCTCAACTAGCTTTAAGTTATGAAAAGGTAGACTCTAAGTTACTAGAGAACAAATGATTAGGCAGTAAAAAAATTGATGGGGTAAGATGCCTTCTCTTTATGAAAGACGGAATAATTCAAACTTCTTCTAGAGGAGGTCAAGATTATAATATTGCAGCACACTATATAATTCATGATCCGTTTGTTGAATATGTACTTAAAAATAATCCTAATTATATTTTAGACGGAGAATTATATATTCATGGCAAACCTTTGAGTTATATTAGTGGATTGTGTCGATTAGAAACTCTTGATGATAGACACAAAGATCTAACTTTCCAATGTTATGATATTGTACGAGAGGATTTACCATTTAATCAAAGGTTAAATATTCTTCATTCTATAGAACATAATAGACCTATTGATTCAAAATTAGAAATAGTCTTTCATTCTGAAGTGCAAGGCAAGGATAATATTATAGCTTTACATAACAGGTATGTTGATTTAGGTTATGAAGGATTAGTAATTCGAGATCCTGAGCAAACATATAAATGTGGAGCTAGAGATAAACGTATGCTAAAGATTAAAATGTTCCAAGATGGTGAATTTAAGATTGTAGGTATTACCGATGGTCTTAGAGAGGAAGATTTTGTTTTTAACATGGAAACGAAAGAAGGATATCCATTTGAAGCTAAACCTATGGGAGATAGAGCTTTAAAGAAATGGTACCGAGAAAATATAGACAAATTGATAGGACAAATGGGTACGGTAAAGTATTTTGGATATACTACAACAGAAAATGCAGTTCCAAATCTCCCAGTGTTCAAAAGTCTACGAGATAAAACCGATTTATAATGAAACTTACATTAAAACAACTTAAAGATCTAATTTCAAGTTATCGTACTGCTCTAAATGAAGCAGAGAACTTTGAAAGACTAGGTTTTGATATTAGAAGTAGTGAGATGTGGTATTATTTAGAACATGCTCTTGATATAGCTTTAACGTTGTATTTTGGAGAGAATGTTTCTGAAAAAATATGGAACTTTATTTTAAATGATTCTGTAAACGAATTTGCTACTATTGAGGAATTATTTGAATTTGTATCGGATAAATATTCAGAGCTAGTTAATAAAGATACAGCACTTACACTTGATCAACTTCAAACATTATTTCCTCAGGAAGAAATGTTTAAGTATTTTGATAAAGTAATTAAAGAACAAACTAAATAAAAAGAAAATGAAACAACCATTTAACTTATCTCAAGAAAAAATAGATCAGCTTTTTCGACATTGTATATTTAATTTAACTCCAAAGGATATAGGTCATAAACAGATATCCTATTACTCTTCGGATAATACTTATAGATATAAAATTCAATGGACCGAAAAAGATGATAACTTTTATCATTCATGTTTAAGTAATAAAATTACAGAAAATCTTTTTGAATCAGACAATTTAAAATTCAGAATAATTATATATCGTATTTTTAAAGACGATGTCCTAGGTGAAATTACAAGTAATTCTATAGCACTTAATGTATCTGATTTAGAGTTTGAAGAACTTCAAAAAGTTAAATCAGAAATATATAATATATATAAGAATTTTTATAATGATTTATTAGAAAACGCTCCTTGTGAACTTTCATCTATTGAAGCACATCCTAGAGTTGTAAATCCTAATGAATAAAGAAGAGATTAAGGAATTAAAAGAGAACAAGGATATTAAGTATATTTATAAAATTCCTTGTTCTCTTTTTGAAACTGATCTTTTAGTTATCATTGGAAACATTAAAACCAAATATGATAAAGAAAAACATTGTTTATATTTTTCTTTTGAAGATTGGTTTCAAAGAACTGATTGTGGGGATCTTTTACCATATGTATGTTCTACACTTAATAAAAAAGGAAAGATAAAAGAATATCTTAATGTTTATGTAAAACCTGATTTAGTTAAGTTTAGAAATTATATTATTAAAGATCCTAGTATTACTCCTTTAGAAAAGTATATAGAAGTTAATTGGGCATTACAAATTCTTAGAGAGTTTAAAGTAAATCGTCCAGATGTGTTTTCTAGAGAATCTAATCTTGAAGAACTTATGAAAAATAAGTACCAAAAAGATTTAAGTACTTTTCTAACAGAAGTCCATCCTATGTATATAAAGCAATTTTATGACAAAAAATAAATTAACAATAATTGTAATGGTTGGACCTCCAGCTAGTGGCAAAACTTCGTGGTCTAAAGAGTTCGTGAAGGGAAAGTCTACTTGGATTCGGGTGAATAGGGACGATCTCCGACTTATGTGCGGTGATTATTGGATTCCGTCTCGGGAAAAGTTAATTAATACTCTTGAGGAAACAACTATTACCTCTGCTTTAGAGCAAGGTTATAACGTTATAATTGATGCTACTAATCTTAACCCTAAAACTAGGGCTAAATGGGAAGAAATTGCCTCAAATTTCGATGCAAATATTGAATATAAGGAAATAGTTATTCCATATAAAGAAGCTGTTAAACGGGATAAAAATAGGGATTTACAAGTAGGTGAAGATACAATACGTATATTTTACCGAAAATATTATCCTGAGCTACTAAAACAAGAATTAGACGAAATATAATATGAAATATATACTTATTGAGTGGCCTGAAGTTCAAGAATTAATGAGTTATGATGATTTTGATTGTCATGCGCATCTTGTTAATGATGAAGGTTGAATTGATCAGTATGGCCCTTCTTCATACTTTGTAGAAGAGGATTGATTAAAAAAGTTAAAGAAATGTTAAGAATATATAATATTTATATCCAGATATACAATAAATTGTGTTTACTCAATAATATAGTTCTACAGGAAAATTTATTGTATTTAACACTAATACTACAATCTTATGTCCACTAGATCTAGAATAGGAATGATAAATCCATATGGTAGTGTTAGTTCAATTTATTGTCATTTTGATGGATATCCAGAAGGTGTTGGGAAAACTCTACATGATAATTGGAATGATATAAACGATATTATTGAACTAATTGCTAATGGAGATATATCTTGTTTAGGAACAGATTTAGATACAACAAGTTTTTATGCAGATGGATCTGGCGCAATTATATCTCCAACTGAAGAAGATTACTATAATTTAGATCCAATAATGATTGAGTATCATTATTTACATAAAAATGGAGAATGGATATGTAAAGAGGTAAACCTTAAGGAACGTTTTAATGAAAGCTCGAGTTAAGAATTTTGATGTAGAGGTAGAACCTATGACTAAATATGAATTTTATGATAGAATTAAGAAAATTCAGTTACAACATCCTGAAAATAAATGAGTCAAAGGTTATTATATTAACTGGAATGGATATGAATTCTGGTTAATGGAAGAAAATTTTAATAAATTATATGAAATAATAGAATGTTAATCCGAGGTAAAACTGTATATGTTTATGATATTGAGATATTTCCAAATGTATTTCACTGTACAGTAAAAAATTCTGAAACTAAAGAACGTCTCTTATTTGAAATATCTGAAAGAAGAAATGATTTAACTAAACTTGTTGACTTCTTCTGAACAATTCGAGATCAATCTCAAAAAGAAATTTGAGAGAAAAATTATACTACAGATCTTCAATTTAATACCGATAAGATATTTTGTGGATAAAGCAAGAAATTAAAAATATTAATTGTATCTTTGTACTGTAAACAATAAAACATACAGTATGAAAACTAAAACAAACGATCAATTTATATTTGATGCAAATAAAATTCATTGCAACAGATATAGTTATTCTAAAACTAATTATAAAACAAATAAAGATAAAGTGTGTATTATATGTAATAGGCACGGTGAATTCTGACAAACTCCGTCAAACCATTTAAAAGGGCAAGGTTGTCCAAAATGTGCTCATGAATATGTTAATAATTTAAAAGTTATTAGTACTAAAGAGTATATTAAACGGGCAAATAAAAAGCATAATAATTATTATGATTATTCAAAAACTAATTATAGTGGATTTGATTCTAATGTAATTATTACTTGTCCTATCCATGGAGATTTTACTATTAATGCACATGTTCATGTTAGTAATGGACAAGGCTGTCCAAAGTGTGGGCACGATAATAGAGTAAAGAAAAAATTATCTACAACAAACAAATTTATACAAAAGGCAAAAGTTATTCATAATAATTATTATGATTATTCTAAAGTACAATATATAAATGCTAAAACGAACATTTGTATTATTTGCCCAAAACATGGAGAATTTTTACAAACTCCTAATAAACATTTACAAGGACATAAATGTCAATATTGTAAACAGTCACAAGGAGAAATGTTAGTTACTAGAATATTAACTGAATTAAAAATACCGTTTAAGACAGAAGTATCTTTTAAATCAGACTTATTTAACAGAATCTTTAGAATTGACTTTGTAATTGATTTAGATAAAGAGACGTATTTCATTGAATATAATGGAATGCAACATTATTATATTTCAGAACAATTTGGAGGCAAAGATGCATTTCGAAAGCAGTTAATGCGAGATAAACAATTGAGACTCTTTACTAAAATTAACAATTTTCATTTGTTAGAGATTAAGTATAATATAGACGAAGATACAGTTAAGCAATATATTAAAGATTTCTTAAATGTCCCTGCTAATAATGCAGAAAATCGGGTGAATTGCTGGAAACTCCTAACGTAAAGACGAGGACAATCAGCAGCGAAGCTACAGAAGCACAATAAGTATGTAGAACGTTCAACGACTAATTATTGAGTAGTGCAAACAATAATATAAACACGAGCGCCCGACATCTTTTTAAGATGATGATATAGTCTGAACTATATAGTAATATATAGAATTATGAGATAAAAGCTCATAAGATAACAAAATTGATAATAACTTACATTATGATAATCCAATAATTAATTATATTATTGATTATCATAAAAAAATGGAAACTCTTGATACTTATACAATCTGTACTTCATTATATAAATTGAGTAATGAAATAATTCGTTCTACAGATGGTAATTTTACGTCTTGAAGTAAGTGGAAATATAAAATCTATTTTGAAACCTTGGATTTGCTTACAATGTTATATTCTCAAAAATTGAGAGTTGGGTTGAAAGAAATGCAAGTAACAATGAAATTTCGTTGTGTACAAGAGTATGAAGGAGACTTCCAAGCTTGACTTCCTGCATCTGAAATTCCTAATATGATAGAATATAATATTAATGATGTTGATTCTACTGAGGAATTATTAAATCGATGTAAAAAGGATATAGAATTACGATTAGCTATCGAAGATGAATATGGAGTAAAAGTATTAAATAAAGATGGTGTAAACATTGGAATGAAGATCATTACTCAAAAATATCTTGAGAAAACAGGTCAAACTTGAAATCAAATCAAAGATTTACGTTCTCCTTGTGATATGATTGATCTAAATAAAGTTATTCTTCCAATTGTTAAATTTGATACGCCAATTCTCCAAGAAGTTCTAAAGGATATGAAAAGACAAACTGTTTCTCCAGGTAGAAAAGGTTATGAAAAACATTTTATATTAGATGGATTAGAATATTGTGTTGGAGTAGGTGGTATACATTCTGTAAATAAACCAGAAGAAATAATACCAGCTAATGATCAGATACTCAGTGACATAGATGTTGCGTTAATATAGTGGCGCAAGTAAAACGCGGTTAATTGCGGGAACTTAATTTAACTTATTAATACTGCAGCTAGTAGTAATACATAGTGTAGCACATAAGATAACGCTTATGAGAAAGTAAAAACTTAATAAGTATTATAATCCGCAGCCAAGGATCCTTATAGGATCAAGGTTCACAGACTATCTCGAAAGAGAGTAGGATAAAACCTTATAAGGTTTTATTCGAAACGCCGCGAATTTTTATAAATTTAATTTGGTTATATCCATTTATTTTATTATGTTTGTAAAAAATTAAATAATATGAAAGCAAACATAGGTGATAAATTTAAATGTGGAATTTATTGTATTAAAAATACAGTAAATAATAAAATATATGTTGGAAAATCTATTAATATTTATGGTAGAATAAAACAACATATTACGCAATTAAATCATAAGTCAAAAGATGAAAACTATCATTTAATTCAAGCATGACATAAATATGGTAGAAATTCATTTACTTATGAAGTTTTAGAGTATTTAGAATTTGAGAAATATGATGATAATAGTGTTGATCAACAGTTAAAATTGCTTGCAGATCGAGAACTATTCTGAATTCAAAAATTAAATACTTTAGATAGAAATATTGGATATAATATGAGATTAGACTCTAATACAAAATGTTTAGTATTAGAAGAAACTCGTGAACGATGTAGAAAAGCTCAAATTGAACGGTTTAAGAATCCAGATGAAAGAGCAAAAATTGGAGCAAAAAGTAAAGAAATATGAACTAATTCTGAACTTAAAAAACAAATGGCTCGCAATTGTGCTCTTGCTAATCGTAAATATAGAATTGGACAATTTGATAAAAGTAATAATTTAATAAAAGTTTATGAAGTAATTGGAGATATTCTACTAGAATATCCAAATTTTTATTTACAAGCTATAAGAAGTTGTTGTCAAGGTACAAAAGCTTCATATAAAGGCTTTAAATGACACTACATTGAATTAAATTCAGAACAAATTAGATATAAAAATTAAGATATAGTCGAAAATTAAAATGGATATGCACTATATCCAAGTATGATTATTGAACATAAGTTTTATCCACAACATCTTGGTAAAGAGTTCCTTGAAGTATATTCTCAAATTAAAGAAGAACGTATTGAGGCTAAACATAGCGGAAACAAAATAAAAAATGAAACGTTAAAACTCGCTCTTAACGGTCTAAGTGGAAATCTACAGAATGAACATAACTTTTGTTATAGCCCATTTACCGTTATGCAGATTAGAATTAATGGTCAATTATTATTATTAATGTTAGCTGAGAAGCTAATTGCAATAGGTTGTAAAATTGTTCAAGCTAACACTGATGGCTTATTTGTTCTGCGCCCAAAAGACAAGGAAGTTGAGTTTCAAAACATTTGTAGAGAATGGGAAAAGTTAACAAAGTTAACTTTAGAGGAAGATCGTTTTGAAGCTATGTATCAATATGCAATTAATGATTATCTTGCAGTAAAGGAAGGTTATTCTGAAACAAAAGATCCTAAGTTACTGAAAAAGAAAGGAATGTTTATAGATGAAGTTAAACTTGGAAAAGGAATGGATGCTATGATTATTCCTGAATCTGTTAATAAATGTTTAGTAGATAAAGTCCCTGTTGAAGAAACAATTAGAAATTGTAAGGACATTAATAAGTTTATTACCTATCAGAAAGTAAGCAGAGATTATTCAGTTGAATATGATGGTAAATTAATTCAAAGAATTAATAGATATTATATTTCTAATGATGGACCATGGTTATATAAATGTAAGGTAGATTCTAATAATCACCGATCAAATTATATTAAACTATTAACTGATTCTGGAGTTACTATTATGAATACTATTGAAAAAGATCAACCAATTCCAAGTAATATTAACTATAGATTTTATATATCAGCTGCTAATAAAATTGTTAGTTTCTTTAAAAATAAACAATTAACTTTATTCTAAAACAATGAAAATTTATGAATTAATATATTATTGAGATGATTGTGCTTATGGATGTGATATTTCTAATACTATATTAGTTAAATCTCAAGAAGAAGTAGAAAAACTTAAAGCAGATTTTTGTGCAGATCAATCACAAAATGCAAAGTTAGAAATAGATACTCCAGAAAATATGATATCATATCAATATAAAGAAGATAGATCGGTACTCCTTATTAAAGAACATAATATATAAATGAATTATTTTTAATGCAATTTGATATTATGAATATCAATTTATATATTTGTAACATCATAATGTACTAAAAAATAATATAATATGAAAAATAATAAGTGATGTGTTTATAAACACACAAGTCCTTCTGGAGGAATTTATATTGGGATAACTAAACAAAATCCTATAGTTAGATGAAATAATGGTTTTGGATATAAAAGAAATCCTCATTTTTATAATGCTATACAAAAGTATGGTTGAAACAACTTTCAACATGAAATTATATTTTCAAATTTAACTCAAGAAGAAGCAGAAAATTACGAGAAAATTTTTATCGCTAAATATAAAAACGGAGGTAAGTGTTATAACATTCTAGATGGAGGATTGCACTCAATAGTAAATACTTCTAAAAAAGTTTATCAATATTCTTTGGAAGGAAAATTTCTAAAAGAATGAAATTCTGCAGTAGAGGCAACAGAATTTTATAAAGTATCTCAAAGTACTATTACTAATTGTTGTAATCCTAAATATAGAACTAAAACAGCATGTGGATTTATTTTTAGTTATAATAAAATAATTACACAATCTTCAGTAATTCCTATTTCTCTAAAACCAATAAATCAATATGATTTAAATATGAATTTAATAAAAACATGATCTTCTAGAAAAGAATTCCAAAAAGAGTTTCCAAATTGAAGAATTAGTGAGTGTTTAAATGGTAAAAATAAATCCTGTAATAATTACATATTTAAATATGTCGATGAAAATAATACATTAGAAAAACCCATTCATCGAGGGAAACAGATTGTTATTAATGGAATTACGTATCAATCTTTAAAACATGCTTCTTATAGCCTAAAAATATCTATATATAAAATAAAGAAATTATTATGTTAAAATTGTTAAAATTTGGAGCTTCATATTGCGCACCTTGTCGATCTTTAACTCCTATTCTTGAAGAACTTAAAGATAAAGTAACTATAGAAGATATCGATGTAGATGAAGTAGATCCTGTCGTACTTACAAATTATAAGATTAGAAATATTCCAGTATTGATTATTACTAAAGATAATGTAGAAGTTTGGCGCCATGTAGGAAGTATTTCTAAAATAGATCTCGAAAATAAGCTTAAAGAATATGAGACTAATTAAACCATCTATAGAAATACTTGAACAAGGCTCAGGAATTCAAGGAATTTATAAGCAAATTGAGAGAGCAGGGAGAACATGCTATAAATCAGAGGATCATATTACAGAAGACTCAGCAGAGAAATTTGTTAATATGATTAAGGATAGACAGCATACTGCTATGCTTGAACATGGCACTGTATATCTTTATATTCATAAGGATCATGCTTACAATGTAATAGGTGATAATTGGGTAACTGAACAATACCTTTCTAATTCTTACTCAGTTATTAATATAGATTCTTATGGTAATTATCATATCACAACTAATTACAGAGTTTTATATGAAAATGACTGGCTTGACGATTTAAAATATCTCTGTGAACCTACTGAATATCATGAAAAACGAATTACAGTAAAGTTTATTTGTGATCGTGGTGTCTCCCATGAATTTGTAAGGCATAAAATACTTTGTGTCGCATAATAGTAATATTATGAAAAATAAACTCCGTGAATTGCTGGAAAGCTAAACATAATAATGCATGCTAATCAGCAGCCAAGCCAACCTTTAACAAAGTTGGAAGGTTCAACGACTAACTAATGAAACTATGATAAAATTAATTTTAATAATACTACTTAGTTGTAGAATATATTATAATCCTAGTCCATTGTTTGAAGAACACAATAATTATATTCAAAAACACAAACAATACTTATTACAGCGAGCTGATACAGATAAGAAAATTAAGCAGCTATTATCTATATACTTAGATAAGTATCAAGGAAATCGAATATGGATAATACAGTATCATACGGATATCAATGGCTATATGTGTGGTTCTATGAGATTTGAACTTTGTGATAAACAAACTAAATCTATTAAATATCAGTATACTGATTTTAACCTAAGTTGGTGTACTTTACCATATTATTTAAGAATCCATGATAGTTTTATAGGAAAACTTGAAGAGGTTGATCCTGTTTTATCTAGAATTAATAGCACAAAATATATTATTTGTAAATTAATAAGAGATTATAATAATGTTCCTATTGGTATATTTGGTATATCTTATTTAGATAAGCTTCCTAACAAGTTGTTAGAAGCTAATCTGCAACAAGATTGTATTGAATTACAGAAATTAATGTTAGAATAGAATATAATTTAGACACGAGTGCGGAGCATCCAGAAATGGATGATGATATAGTCTGATACTCCTCTGAAAAGAGGAGAGTATAAGATAAAGAGCTTATACATAACAAATTGAGAGTATTTTCCTTTGCTCAGGAAAGTACAAGATACTGTAATTATAGCAAAGATAAGTTTGGTAATGAACTTACTTTTATTATTCCTTATTGGACAAATATTCCAGAAGGACAAAGTTATTGGCATGATGGCATTGGGTATCGTGTAGGAGCAGATATTCAAAATAAAGATTTTGGATATATTGAGAAGTCTCCAAACTATTTTAATTTCTTATCTTCTTTAGAAGAATCAGAAAAATGTTATCTTAGACTATTAAATATAGGCTGGACTCCACAACAAGCAAGATCTATACTTCCTAATTCTCTTAAAACAGAACTAGTTATGACTGGAACGATTGAACAATGGAAAGAATTCTTTAAGTTACGTAGTCCATTATACGGAGCAACAGGAGCTCATCCCCAAGCAGCAGAGCTAGCAGATAAACTGTATATACAGTTTAAGGAGAAAAATTATATTTAAAATGAGCCATTATAAAGAAACAGTACAGTATGATCATGTAGATGAAGAACAAGAACATTCTTTTAGACATCTTTATGCAGATTGAAATTCTAAAACAAATACTGTAACTGTATGAAATAAAGAAGGTATAGTTATATATAGTGGATACGATGATGAAGCTAAAGCTTTAGGTTGTTTATTATCTAATATTAGATGTCAAAAAATCGATAAATTTCCACATGAAGATTAAAAAATTTAAGATATGCAACTCATTAAAGCATGTAAAGAATTAATGATTAGAGAGCCCTTTTATGGGCTCTTTCTTCTTAATTTAAATAAAGAAATATCTGATACATATGTAGATACAGCTTGTGTTTCTAGAAATGGAGTAAATTCTAAACTAGTTATAAATCCTAATTACTGAGATAAATTAACTGACAATCAGCAGTTAGGTTTATTAAAACATGAGCTAATTCATATATGTTTTAACCACATGTTTATTGAATCAGAACTTCGAATTAGTGACCACAAACTATTCAATATTGCTTGCGATTTAGTTTGTGATCAATATATAAAAGATGTTCCTGATAATATGTGGGATCAACTAAAAGATAAATATCCTGATTTAGTAAAAAACTTAGAAAAGGACAAAGGTGCAAAATATTATTATGAAGAGCTAATAAAATATGCACAAAAAAATTCTCAATCTGGACAGAAAGGATCAGGTAGTGGGAATAGAGGCACAATACAAGGTCTTGATGGAATTAGTGGAGGAGCTGATGATCATAAGTCTTGGAAAGAATATCAAAATCTTGATGAAGCAGGAAAAAAATTAATGCAAAATCAAACTGAGCATCAATTAAAAGAAGCAGCTACAGCTACTACTAAAAGTAGAGGTAGCATTCCAAGAGAATTTCAATCAATAATTGATGCATTATTTAAAGTAGATCCTCCTATATTTAATTGGAAAATGTATTTCCGAAGATTATTAGGAAATTCATTTAAAACGTATACAAAAAAATCTCTTCGAAAAGAGTCTAATAGATTTGTTGGAAGTGCTGGAATCAAAGTAAAGCATAAACAACATATTCTTGTTGGAATTGATACATCTGGATCTGTAAGTGATTCAGAATTACAAGATTTCTTTAGTGAAATCTATCACATATATAAAACTGGGTCTATGGTAACTATTGTAGAATGTGATGCCGATATTCATAAAATATATGAATATAAAGGAAAGTTTGATGGAAAAATTACAGGTAGAGGAGGTACAGATTTTAAACCTGTAATAGATTATTATAACGCTAATCTAAATAAATATACTACCTTAGTATTTTTTACTGACGGTTATGCTCCATTAGACACATTCAAACCTATGCGACAAATGATGTGGGTTATTACAAGTAATGGGCATAAAACCCAAAAATATCCAGGACATACTATTTTTATACCATAAAATATGAAGAAAAATATAAATACAATTAATATTGAAGAATTAAAAACATTAGCTAGTTATATTATTGATAATAATAAACGATTATATAATGAGCATAAAAAGACTACTGCAATTGAAGTAGTAGGTGAATCTGGTTTAGGTAAAACTTCTGCTATCATTCAGTTAGCTCAAGAAAGAGGAATGGACTGTATTAAACTTAATCTTTCTCAGTTAGAGGAATTAGGTGATCTTATTGGTTTTCCAATTAAAGAGTATTATGTTTGTACAGAGCGTCCTAGACTTGATGATGATGGAATGCCTGTTGTAGAAAATGAAATAGTAATTAAGGATGAGGAATGTCTTTGGGTATCTGCAGATGTACTAGATTCTTATATTGCAGAGGGTTATAGAATTAAAGATAATATATCTCGAATGGGATACGCTCTTCCTGCATGGGTTCCTACTTCTCGAAATGAAAATGGCACAATTTTAATTCTTGATGACTTTAATCGTGCGGATTAAAAAATATATTGTAAAGTTTTGTTTCCCTGAATAAATTTAGTATCTTTGATATAAATTTAAAAATATGGAAAAACTAACATTACAAAAGATTAAAGTTTATAAAAAAGTTTGTGGAATTTATAAAATAAAGATCCACGATAAAGAATATATAGGAAGTTCAAAAAATATTCAGCATAGATTAAGACAACATCTAATTACTTTAAAACAAAATAAACATCACAATCATACTATGCAAAATTTGTATAACAAGTATGGCATTGATAATATTTATTTTGAAGTTATAGAAACTTGTCTTGAGGAAAATAGAATTAGTAGAGAAAAATACTATATAAATAGTATTAAACCTTATATAAATCATATTTTAGACCCTGAGAATATCATTAGAGATAAAGAATATAAACATAGAATAAGTATCTCTAAAAAGAAATATTATGAGACACATTCTCCAGTTAATATAAAAATGGTATATCAGTATAGTTTAGAAGGAAAATATCTTCAAAGTTATAAATCGATAACAGATGCAGCTATATCTACTAACCAAGATACTACTGCAATATGTAGTGTATGTAATAATCGTAGTTATACTGCTGGTGGATATAGATGATCATTTGAATTAAAAGAAAATCTTTCTAAACTAAAAAAGAAATATAAGAAAATACCTGTTATTCAATATTCACTTGATAATGTTTTTATTAAAGAGTGAGATTCTAAAACAGATGCTGAAAAAGAACTAAAAATTTGTAATATATCTCGTGCTATAAGAAAAAATCTTACTGCAGGAGGATATAAATGAAAGTATAAAATCTAGAGGTCCGCATAAAATAGCGTGAATTGCTGGAAAAGCCTGAGGAGGTCAATCAGCAGCTAAGCTAATTAGTAATAATTAGAAAGTTCAACGACTAGTACATGGAGTCCAGGAATGGATAGTAAAGTACCACGAGTGCGCTACACTATTTATATAGTGATGATATAGTCTGAACTACGTTATAACCTAAGAAAAGACGTAGAAGTATAGGATAAAGAGCCTATACGATAACAATAATGCCTAGATTTATACAAGCTACCATGGAGTTGGTGGACAGAGGCGAATATATAAGTTGGTCATTACCTCCTAATTGTACTATTATATTAACTTCTAATCCAGATAATGGAGATTATAACGTTAACTCTATGGATAATGCTCAAAAGACTCGGTACATTAGTTTTGAATTAGGTTTCGATAAAGATGTATGGGCTCGTTGGGCAGAAAAGGAAGGAATTGATGGACGTTTTATCAATTTCGTTCTTTCTTATCCTGAAATTATGAAGAAGGAAGGTGGAGTTCAGAAAGTTAACCCACGAAGTTTAGTAACTTTTGCAAATACTATTTCAGGTTTTAAAGATTGGTCTGATACTAATACTTTAGGTTTAATTCTTAATATTGCTCAAGGATGTTTTACATCTGAAGAAAACGTTATTGGAAACTTATTTACTACATTTATTGCTAATAAGTTAGATAAATTAATGGACCCAGATACAATGTTAAATAAAGATTGGGATTATGTTAAAGGAGAATTAGCAAAACAAGTATATGATGGTACTAACTATCGTGCAGATATTGCTGCAGTTTTAACAACTCGATTCTGTAATTTTGTAAATCTATATTTTGATACAAAAGGTAGTAAAACAGAAGTAGCTGTTGATAGAATTCTTAAAATTATTGAGCATGATAAGATGTTATTTTCTGAGGATTTGATTTTCAGTTTAATTAAAACTCTCCAAAAAAATCATCCTACAAGATGCAATAAATTGTTATTAAATCCTAAAGTAGCTAGAAAATTAATATAATATGTTATTTAATTTAAATGATACAAAATTAAGAATAGTTGTTTGTGACTATTATAGAAGACAAGGAAATAGTAATAATGGTTACTGTTATAACAACATAAGTAACACTTGCCTTGCAGATATGATTGTTGTTTATGATGTTAATGGGAGTAAAAAACATATTGGAGACGATTGCTATTATAATAGTCCTTTTTGTGCAGAAAAAGTATTTGGTATGTATTTAGGAGATAGTGATAGTATAGAAACTATCATTTCTTCTAAAACTTTAACAAGTTTAGCTGGAGTGAAAAGAGTATATTTTGATCCTAAATCTAAATATCCTCGATTTAAACTAAGCGAAGCTACCACTATAAAACGTAGTTTAACTGCTGCAAAAGCAGATGTTTGTATATTGCCAAAAGTAGAATATAGTGTATATACGCCTAAATATAGTTCAGGAGGTGCTCCAAGGGATAAAAACATTAAATTATATTATTCTCCATCAGAAGATACTTATTATCTAATTGATCATAAACCTGGAGCTTGTTATCAAAGTAGTTCTACTAAAGACTTAAACAACTTTATTAATAAAGCGATAAATACTAGCTCTTCAGATCCTCTTGAACAGTTTGCTTCAGCAGTAATGGCTGAGGGAATTATTCCTGCAGACTGTACATTATTTTATTCAGGTAAATGCTGTTTCTTTACAGATAATTCAGAGTATGAGCAAGTTAATAATATTTTAAATAATTATATGAAAGTAATATACGATACAGAATTAGATAAATTTGTAAGTAATAATTTATCTAATCTTACAGAGGACGATCTTAAATCTTTATCTGGAATGTTAGGTTCTCAAGATCCTACTGTTGTAGGTATGGGTATTAAATTACTCTCTGGATATAATATTCCAGATTCAGCTTGTTCTGTAGGTATTCTACTTATGAGTAACTGGAATACTATTACAAGTAATTCTGCTTTTAAAAGTGTAGGATTTCAACAAATTTTAAATACATTAGGAATTTCTGAAAGAGAGGTTTATAGTGGCATTACTGATAATATTATAAATAAACTTTATAAAAGTAGTACAAATGATGCAGATAAAGAAAAGGCTAGAAAGATAGTTATAGACAAACTCAAGAAAAGTTTTGAAAAGAAATGGGCTGAACATAAGTCGCAACTTGATGCTATACCTATGAACTTCGATTTTACATTAGAATAAGTGAAAAATATAATAGCTATTCAAGGTTTTAAAGGAAGTGGAAAAGATGAAGTTGCTAAATATCTAAACTATTTATTAAATACTCCAACTTGTTTACATTCTTATAATATTGCTTCTGCATTAAATTTTACTCCTGTACCGTTTATGATTTCAAAGCGTTGAAAGATAGTACATTATGCAGATAAACTAAAGGAAATGTTATCTATTATGATGAATGTAGATAAGAGTAAGTTTGATGATAGAGAATTTAAAGAATATTATCATTTTGATTTTCAGAAGTTTTTACTTTACGATAGTAGAGTAAAAACTTTTGGAAACGAACCTACAGATAAAGTATTTGCTAGAGAATTAAAAAAAGAAAATAGAAATTTAGCTATAGAATATAATTTATCTATTAGACAAATATTACAATATTTTGGTACAGATATAATGCGTAAATATTTTGGAGATAAATTATGAATATATTCAACACTTCAAAGTGGAAATAAAAGTAATATTGTAATTGCAGATCAAAGATTTGCAATTGAAAATGAAGTAGTAAAAGAATACAATGCCTTTATTATTCATGTAACAAGAAAAGGTTGTAGTATAGGTTTACATTCTTCAGAAAGAGAACTAGATACTCTTTATAAAAAACATAAATTTGATATATCGTTAGTAAATAATGGTACATTAAAAGAATTATTTAATAAATGTAAAAATATTGTATATGGCTACTGAAATTAAGTTTTGTAAAAACTGCGCAGATAATAAAATTACACATGAGTTTCAAGATGAAAAATACGGAAAATTTATTCGTGTTTTTAATATTGGAGAGAAATCAGGTACTTCTACTTGTACCATTTGTAATGGCGGTAAAAAAGCTAAGAAATAATGAATAAAATTATATATAAATATCCTCTAGATTTTACTTATCCTCAAACGATTAAGTTACCTAGTAGTGCAGAAATTTTATATGTTGATAGCCAAAGAAATACACCTACAATTTGAGCTATAATAGATACAGATGATAAATCAACAATAGAGGTTGATGTTTATATAATTGGTACTGGTCAAGCTTTTGATGCTAGTAATAAATTATATGTTGGTTCATGTATAACTGAAAACGGACTCTTTGTTTGGCATATATTTATTGATTATTCTAAGAGCGAAAATATAATATTACCAGGTGTTGATCTTTAAAAAATAAATTGTTTTACTTCTATGAAAAATCCCCTTACTTGCTTAATTGCGAGTAAGGGGATTTCTTTTGCCTCTATCTGCTTATGCGGATAGAGGTTATTTTTTTAATCTAATTTATCTCCAATATACTTAAGATCACTCATAAATCCAAATGTACTTGTAGCTCCTTCCCAGAGATTTTTATCTCCAGTAATAACAGCTGTACTTTGATTTACAATATTCTTAATAATAGAGTATGCAGGTGGATTTAAGTCTCCTGCAAATTGTGCAACAATATTTTGAATTGGACCATCTTGAAATGATGTATATAAAGCCATAGCTCCTAAGTGTCCTAATGCTCCTAATTCTTCTTTATTTTCTTCTGAAAGGAATACTGCATATATCATCCACATTATTAGACTCATAAATATTAAATCAGTTAAGAATAAATAAAAATTAGCCTTTTTAGTTGGATTAGCTCATAATGCTTTAAATTCATTATAATCCATTTTACCTATAGCTTTTAGAAAATCAATCATAGAATAGGCAATACCTTCAATAAATCTTCCTTGTCATTCTACATAAGGAGTGGCCGTTTCTCCTTCTTTTACATTCGTTTCAAGATCAACTCTTGTAGTAGGTAATCCATTTTCTCCTGTTGACTGAATCATCACATAGCGAACTCCATTTTCATCAAATTTTTCTACAAACTTACCTTGATCATAAGTTCCAGGTTTAAGAATCCATTGTTCAAGTTTAGCAGAAAGGAATGTACGGAATTGTAACATCATAGCTCCCATAAACATTTGTTTTGCTATCATTTGAGTGTTTTTATCATAGTGACCAAAACAAAGTTCTGAAAAAGATTTAATACTTGTAGCTTCCCTAACCGTGTATGCTCTAGGTAAAGGCTGCCCTTTTTCAATGTTTCATCCTTCTTGATTAAATTGCTGTCTATAAGCTTCATATAATCCTTCCTGTCTTTTGTAAGCTTCAGAATTTACGTCAGCTCCTGCAGCAGTAAATACATCAAAACGTTTATCCTTCTTAAAGTTATATACTAGCTCATCATCTGAATTTACACTATATGCTTCTCAACATCCGTCGTGAATCATTTTGGCAATTAATAAACCCATTCTATGATACATATCTGGAACTCTATTACAAATATATAATTTATCAGTACTAAAGTTTAGTATTCCACTTCTAGATTGACTTAATGCTTTTTGAACTACATCTGCGTCCATATTCGCCATTCCGTATTCAACATTTAAAGCTTCTACTTTTGTTAAAGTAGTAATACGCCTTGGACTGTCTTTAAAGATAATTCCTCAAGCTTCAGCTAAATCTCTTCCAGAAAATTGATCTTTACCATAGGCATTAGCCATAGTTCTACTAATATGAATTCACATGCCTTGCATCATTTCTCGAAGGCCAGATCTTACATTAAGCGCTAATGCAGTAGCAGTAGTAATTTTTTTAATAGAAGCTAATGTTTTATAAATAGGTTGTAAATTTTTATCCATAATAGGTTTATTATAAATATTAGAAGTAACATATTTATCAATAAACTCTAATAGATTTTTTGCTTCCTGCCCATACATTGCTTGATTGTACTGTAATGCAATTTTAATTCCTTGAATTTGTGGAATAATGTCGTTGTATTGTTCTTCAGCGACATATGCATGTATAATACTTCCTAATAGATCCTCAAGATGAGTCTCAAGACTATTTATTCCATGGTTTGCTATAATTTGTTCTCGAGTATCATTTCCTATTTTAAATTTATTATATACTCTTTGAGAGTCCTTCGTAAGATCAAAGTCTTTCATTTGCTCTTCAAACAGTTTTAGCATATTAGTAACCTCTTGATACTCCATTTTAATGCCTTCTTTAAAGCCTTTATTGTGGAATTGAGACTTCATAGAACCAATAGCTACAGGAACTTGATAATAAGTTCCGTCTTCAAGTGCTTGTTGAATACGTTCAGCATTTCCATCGAAACGAAGTTGGTTTACAATTTCTGTAAATGTTTTTATTAATGCCTTTTCTTCTTTAGCTAAAGAACTATCATTAATGTCTTTTAACATAAAATCTTTTGTAATATTACCATTTTCATCCTTTCTAAATAGATTATCAAAGTATTTTACTTCTCCACCTATTAAACGATTTTGATCTTTAAATCTATAAAAGTCTTTAAATACTTTTCTAACTTTAGAATTTCATGCTAATTCTTGTCTACGTATTTTAGTCTCTGTTACTGCAACAATACGTCCAATTTCTTGTGCAGTTAACGATGGAGAATTATTAATACTTGTAATATCAGTTCCAATATAGAAACTACCTGTTACATTAACTAATTTTGCAGGATCGGGTTCAATATAAACTTCATAGCCTCTTAGTTTATTAAGAGCTTTTCCAAGTAACATATAAGAAGTCTGTAGCGGGTCGTCAAAATTTCATTGTCCAGTATGTATAGCTTTACGTAATCCTTGTGCATTTTCTAGTTTTCTAAGTTCTTCCATTCTGTTTTTTAGAAATTCTCCACCCTTAATAACATCATCTGCACTAAATGTAATAGCTCAATTTCCAATATGTTTTAGTTTTTCAGGACCACATATATCAGTGATTGTACTTACTACATATTCAAGAGTTGAACTGAAATTTGATTTCTTAAGGTTTATAGGAACATTATGTGCTCTACACAATTCTACAAAATTGTCATATAACTTATCGAAGTATTCGTCTGTACCAGTCTGCTGCCAGATATTAATGCTTTCAATTTTATTGATCCGATAATTTTCATAATTAATAGTATCACTATTTAATAGTGCCATTACTTTAATTAAATCGATATTACCGTTTGTTGCAGCCATTGTTTTATGTTCATCTACATCTCTATTAGCTTTAGTTGAACCTAATATACTTGTTCCTTTCTCAAGCTTAACTTTTTGATCAATAACATTATTTGTGATCGATACTATTTCTAGTAATTTATTTTTTGTAAATACTAGTAAACCTGCAGAAATAAATGAAGGATTGTTTTCAAATTGTCATCCTCCTTCAATGTACTTGCTAATATGTCTACGCAAAAAGTCGCCTTTATATGGGTTATCTTTTGCAAGATCGTTAATATCCATAGCATTTTGTTGAATATTAACAATGTCTTGTGCAATATCAGCTAACTCATTTCCTCGACGGTCATTAATATGTTTTATATAATCCTCTAATTTTTTATCAATTTCCTTTTCTGTATCCGCATATTCTCACTTGCTTTTTGTAAAATCCTTGGATTTGAATTCATTCCAAAATCTATATTTTCCATACTTTGCATAAGGATCTGAAGAATTGACATATTGAATAAGTTTTTTCTTATAAAATTTAAAGTTTGCGTTTTTCCTTTGAACTTTTGAAGATAGTTCATAATTAGGAAAGAACTTACTCATAGGTTCTTCAATAGTTTTAATGATATCAAATGAATCTGTTAAACGTCTAATAGGAATAATTTCTCTAACTCTATCATAATATTTTCCAATTGTGTTAGATGGATTTACTATAATATTATCAGAATCAATGTATACACCTGATAAATTATCAATTTGAGATAAATTATCATTTCCTGAATTATCTTTTTTATAATCAATATCAAGTTTAACAGGAATAATTCCTACTGTAGCTACATTAATACCTTGTTGTTCTAACATAGCTTTATAGAAGTTTAGCTGATATGCTGCACCTAATTTTTTAGTAGAAGCTCATACATTGTTTAATAATGCATTTCTAGTTTCATCTCAAGCTCCTACTGCTTTTCGAGATACTTTAAAATCTCGAATATGAGCATTACCATTTTTATCTACAATTAATAAGTCAATTCTACCATTAATTGAATTTAATCCTGCTGCTTTATAAGGTTCAGCTATATCTTCAGAAACAATTGGTATTTCAGTAATGAATTTACAGTCTCTTCCAAATTTTTCTTTAGTGTCTTCTATAAAATCTCTTAATTGGTTTTGTAACAATGATACTTGCTCTTCATTTAATAATTTTGGAGTATATTCTATTTCAGGATTAATTACAGATTCAAAAAGTTTATGTACTTCTGTACCATAATCGGTTAGTTGAGTTCAACTCTTTTGTAGATCCTCCAAATATTTATCTGCTTCGTTCGAAGTCATGCCTTTTTTCATTAGTCTTTCTTTTTCTCTTTTCAGATACTCTTCAAGATTAAATTTTGTAACTAATACTTTAGCTAAATCAAAAGGATCTCCATAGGTTGTAAGGAACTTAGTAACACCCATTGATTTATCTAATTTTAGAGCAATTTCCTTTTCTCCGTCTTCATTTGTTATTTCAAACTCTGTAGCAAGTGATTTATATTTTTTTATAGCTTCACTTATTTTATCTACAGTGACTTGTTGTTGATCTACTTGTAGTGTTGCATCAACATTATCAACTACCATATTTTGAGCGTAGTTGTCAAGAAACGTGTCCAACTCCATTTCGGAGTTGAACACTTTCTTTTCACCGTTTATCGTAATTTCGTATGTACAATTTCTTGCCATTATTTACAATCTTCTTTTATAATATCATCATTCATTAATTTATTCTTGATTGTAGCTACTTTTTGACTAAGTTTATAGTTTTCATGAATAAAACTATCATAGAATGGCATGATTTCTCCACTATTAATAATAGCTTTAAGTTCAGGATTAGTAATTGAAAGAATTTCATCTATAATTTCTAATTCTGCATCAGATTTAATATGTCCATTATAATAGTCTGTAATCATAGTTGCTAAAACTTCTTCATCAAAGTCAGATCCTTTCTTATTTTTATAATAAGGATTTTGTCGCATTTTATTTCATAATTCAGTATCCTGTATATTACCTAAAATCTTATAATAAGACTCAGCATACATATTTCTGGCATCTGCTAAGTATAGATGTGAGAATTCATGAATTAGAGTATCATCTGTAGCTCTATCAATATTAATATAAATTATTCCTTCTTTAATAAATCCTTTTGCGTTTTTAATTGCAGTATCTTCATTAATTACATCCTGATCTGTTACTAATCTTACATTTTGTAAAGAATTTACATTTTTTACTAATTCTGTAATCTTAGTAGACATTGGAGTTTTTAAGTCATAGAATTTGGTTGGTCCATTATTAAATAAAGTAAGTTGATTTGGATCAGTTCTAACAAAAGCTCCTGAATTAAAGATAATATATTTTAGAGTTCTAGATATAAGATTTTTAGAAGATGTATTAGTATTATTAAACTCGTCTACTAATATGTTATGTTCACCTATTAGTTTATTAGTTACAGCATACATTCTTTGATCATATCCTTCATCAAATAACTCTGCTACACTTTCAGCTATACCTCATTCCGTAGAATAGTCAAAATCAATGTAAGAAACAACTTCTTCATTATTTTTATCTGCTTTTGTTTCTGCAACTTCAATAATTTTAGCAATTTTTAAAGCTTCTTCAACAGATATGTCTGTTTTAGGAATATTGAATCTTACTTGTCTATACTGTTCATTTCCATCAGATACTAATATTGGTTTAGTAGTGTCTGTAGTTGAATCATTATAATCTCTATCTAAAGAAGTGTTTTCTTCAGATTTAAATCCAATGGTTTCAACATTTTCATTTGCTGCATTAATAAGTACTGCTTCTGCTCTTTCTGCCATACTATCATTTGGATCTCGTTTTAGGAATGTATTAGCAAGTTCTTGTGGATTTTGTTGGTCAATTCAATTATTATAATCAACAACTCATAATGAATTATCTCCACTTGCTACTAAGTCCTCAAACAAACGAGTTAATGAAGCCTGTCCAAAACCATCTTTATTAACAATTAAGTTATATAAATAGAAGGCATTAACAGGATTTAGAGCTCCAAATTCAGGAATCGTAACTTTATTTAAACTATTAAAATCTCGTAAGATTTGTTCATAAAGAGCTTTAGTCTTTTGACTATTATCTATCTGCATCATATTAAATGGAAGTTTATAAAAACCTCTTTCCTTACCTTCTGAATCAGTTTTTAATCCAAAGCATAAATATTTAATAAATGCATTATCAGGTAATTTTTCTTTAAGTGTAGGAATAATATAATCCTCAATATACATTCTAAATGAATCAATATTATCCTTACTGTCTAGATTAATTATAAAGTTTTCATCTTTATTAATTAAAATAGAATTTTCTACCTTATATTTCTGATTAACTGGAACTTGAAAACTTAAATTTTTAGTTTTAATTCATGAATCAATTAAGAAATCATCAATATTATTTCTAGTTTGTCTAAATTCTTCTATAGATAACTTACTTCCTCTTTTAGGAGTAGTTTCATCTATAACAATAGATTCAACTTGATTTCTAACTGATAATCGATTAAGAACTTCATTATCAACACTTAGAATATTAAACATTTCTTTGAAGTGTGGAACACTAGCTATAACATCTAATATATTAAATGTAGTCTTAACTTTTTCATAGTTATCAATTTGTTGTAATCTGTATTCTTCATTAGCAGCAAACTTTAGTAGATTAAATTTCTCTCCAATTTCATCTTTAAACTTATCATTAATAAATGTTTCAATTCCCTTAATATAAGAATACTTTCCTCATTTATCTGTAGGAAGTCCTTGATTAATTTTTAATAATCTACCTAGAATTCTAATTTCTTCTGCACCTTTAGCTTTCTTCTTTAATGTTTTAAATAAAATTTCAGTTCTCTCATTTGCTTTTTTAATATCAGCTTCAGATGCATTTGGTTTATAAACTGCATATCTTGAAGGATCATCAATAGCTTGATCAATGAAATGAATTTTATTTTTTGGAATTGGATCTGTTCAAAGATTTGTATTATATTCCGATACAAGTTTAGTAACTTCTTCAGATACCATTAAATCTCCAATTCTTCTTAAGTCCTCTCCAAGCATTAAACTATATACATAAAGATCAACTCAATTAGAGTCTGCATTAATTTTCTTAAGAATTAACTCCTTAGCATTATCTGTTGCAGCATTCAGTAACTCTCCCATATCAAGAGATTTATCAGTTAATCTTCTTTGGAAGTCTATTAGCTGAATAATATTATTTGCAATATCTGCAGGAACTGCATATTTAGAAATTCATTCAGGATCATTTTCAAACATAGAAAAATCTACATTTGCTAATGTAATTAATTGTTCTGTTCCATTACGTTGAGAACCTTTAATAAATGAATATCTACTTAAAAGTTGTCTAGTTGTATCAAAATCTCTATTTACAATACTATCATAAACTTGTTTAAATCTAGTATTATATAAGTTAGATAATGCAAAGAAACTCTTTAATCCTGTAGCAACATTACCAATTACAGTTTTACCAACCATATTTTGAATTTGCATTAAATATTTACTAGCAGAATTATAAGGATTCATAATTTTTGCACTTTCTCCTAATACAGATTTACTTGCAAGTTCTTGCATATGAGATGTTGTAATAGGCATTGTAAGGTTAATCTGATTTTTAGGACTCAGTATTACATCAAATACACCATTTACAATTGCATTTCTTATAGCATCCTGTTTTAAGAATGGAGATATTTTTGGATCTTCTGCATTTGTAAGTAATTCTCCATTATCAGAAATAGAATAACCTAATATATAAACTTTATCGATCATTTTTGTTAGCTTATACTTTCGTATAAGATCAGACTATATCTTATATTAAATTACTATTACCATAATTTAATATCCTCTTATTTCCATAAAATAATGTACTCTACTTGTTTATTCCTAATAATATTTCTTTATTAGTATACTTTCGATAGTCGTTGAACCCTTCTTTTCAGAATCGGCTGCTGATTGTCCAATACTTATAATTTTTAAACATTCACACTTAAATCATTTTTAGATTTTATGTTGTAGTTTATAAGTCTCTAAGGAGTTTCCAGCAATTAAAGAGGTTTTATTATGACACGTAACTCTATCATAATCAGACCCTTGCAACCATGTCTGATTGGTTGGTACGTAGACCTCGTTTATGTCACTATCAGTAAATAGAACTACTTCCATTGGCATGAATGACTGCATTGACTGACAAGGAATACGAGTACCTACAAATCTTAAACTTTGCTCAAACGCTTTATATTTTCTATCAGCGATTTTCATAATTCTATTACTAAATCTAATATTTTGATTATCACTTAACATTTGAATTAGCACTTGAGGATTTATAGATTTGTAATCTAAAATTTCTCTAGTTTTAATATCTCCAAAATCATCATAATATGATAAAGTAACATTATCTGACGTAAATTGATTTGCAATTAAGTTTTTGTAATTAGATAATGTATAGTTATACTTATAGTTATTATAGATTCTAGAGTTATTAATTTCAGAAAATCTTTCAAAGTTATCTACAATTACTAGGTCATGTGTATTTCCCGCAGTATCAGTATATTTATAAAACTTCTTACCTTCTGCAGATGCTATTTCTTTTCCATTGTAGTAAACAGAATTATCAACTATAGTAAAATCTCCATTTGGAGTTAAAGTATCCTTATATAAATTATTCAGATTTTGGTCTCCAATTTTTACATAAAGTTTTTTTCCAGTTCCATCAAATAATATTATATCATAAGATTCAGGATCAGGATTATCATTGTTATAATAACCTTGAATTCTCTCTTTAAAGAACTCAGCTCCTCTTTGCTTAATTTTAGCTATAGAATCTCCTGGCAATAGACCTAATTGTTTAGCATATAATTTACCCATAATAATCTGGGCAGGAATTACTTGTACAGATTCAGGTTGTACATATATACCTTTTCATTGGATCATCTTACCATCAGCTAAATCATTTAATAATTTTTGCTGAGATTTATGTAACGAGTTTTCTATAAAGTCAATATCGATTTCTCCCGCACTAGGAATTAATGTTCCTGCTGCTCTACGAATTAGAGCTATTCTCTCTGTAGTAATAATATTAACTCATTCTAGTTGCTCAGGGGTTAAATCTTTTTCAGGTTTTCCTTTAAGCCCAAGTTCCTTTTTAATATTAGATCTTAATTCATCATATAGAGATTCTACAGTAGTACTAGAGGTTCCATTAAGATAATGTAATGCACGAGTTATATCTCCTTCAAAAATACTATGTTTTTCTCCCTCAATAATAAATATTGTATCAGAGCCTTTAAGATTTTTTGGACGTAAAGATAATCTTTGTGCATATCTCTTATCTAAGTTTTTATACCAATCGTATTTTGAATAATTATCAATTTTTACAATATCATACATATCAGTAGTAACCTTTCCCATATATCCTTGATATAGTCTCTGTCCTTCTTCGTTTAATAAAGGTTCTTCTCCATTAAACATCGGATCATTATAAACTACTAATGTATCTTCAAAATCGATAGGATTTTCAGCAGTAAGTTCTGTAACAAATGGGTTAATAAGATTTTCTCCATTACGAGTAACAAAAGGACCTTGCATTGCTTCATTAATAGTTAAATCTGCAAGACGAGGATCTGTAGCTCTACCTACCTTTCTTACTAAATCTAAAAGTTCATCGTAGTTATAGTTATATCCTCCTCAGTTAAAATACTGTTGTATTCCATATGATGGATTTAATACAGATGCAACACCATCATAATGACGTCTAATTGCATCTTTTACTAAAGAAGATGTAACTGTTGAGTTAAAGATACCATTAATAGTACCTGCACTAAAAGGAATTTTATAATCGATTTTCTTTTCATTAAAACTTTGTTGAGCAAGTTTTATAAAAGATTGTGCAAGTCCTAAAGTATCTTTATTATTTGTTTGAAAAGCTTTAACTAAAGCTTTACCATAAATTTCATATAAGGCTTGTTGATCTCCTGTTTCAAGAACTTCATGAATTTCTGCAATAGCATCATGACATAATTTACCAATTTCTTGATATACTTTTATTGCTAAATCGTGTGTAAATCCATTTTGTTCAAGAGCACTAATCATCTGAGTCATTTCAGTAACTTCTGCTTCATCAAGTTCATGATCTGCATTCATCTGAACTCCTCCAAACTTAGTCGACATTGTAGTAAACCACAAATCAGAATCATTAGTTCAAATATCATCACCATTAACATTAGAAGCTCCTACTTTGATAGCAGACTTATTTACAAGATACCCAATCATATAGTCTTTTAGATTATTATCATTAATAATATCATTGACAATATCTAAGTTGTTTTCAGACCAATATAATTGTTTCATAGTATCATTGTATTCCATTGATCATGCTCCACCAAATATTTGATCTAAATCATATATACTACTAATTTTAATATCTGTATCAAGTATACTATTTTCTCCAATTATATTGCCAAATATATCGGTTTCAATACGTTCTACTTGAGCTACATTGTTATTAATAACTACATGATTTATTTTCCAATAAGTTTGGTTATCAGGTTCTCTATAGAAAAGATTATCAAATACTTTATCATAAACTATTGTTACACTAGGATCAAATAGTAAATTATGCATTTTTCTAAACATATTTTCTAATTTGATATCTGATCCTCATGATGCACGTCTATTAGCATTTGTAATCTCGTATTCTGCTCACTTTAACAATTTAGGTAAACCATATTCTCCATTCATATCTGCTAAAATAGTCTTTTTATTTCTACCTACTTTAGCATCAATTAGAGATACATTTTGTTGTCTAGAAAAATATGGACTTGTAAATCCAGATCCATCCATAGAATCAACACTATCAGTCATACCTGAAATATTTTGTACAGCAGCGCCAATATCTCCAACTACAGCCATTTTAACTTTTGGAGCAACTCCATTTTTTAATCCTTGTGCAAAAGAGTGGTGAGTAGCTCCATAAATAACCATACGTTTTACCTGAGAAATTCATCTACTTGCAAAACTATGTTCAAGATATCCTTCTGTTGCAGAAATTTCTTTATTCTTATTTGGGTGAGCATAAACTTCTCCAACCATCATTTTATTATATTCATTACTTAAAAATGAATCCATAATAAAATACGAATAAAGCATAGGATTTAATTTGCCATCCTTATCATGTATTGTTACATAAGGAACAGTATATGATATAGGCTCATCATTTTCATCAACAGTTTCAATAGTTCTTTCAGCAATTCAGTTACTTCATTTTCTAGCAGAAAACGCCTTATATACATTTTTGTCAGAAGATATACTCTCTCAAGCTTTTGAACTATCTTCAAGAAATCTGTTTAATTGATAATTAATAAACTCATCAAATTGATTTCTTTCGCTGAATATATTATAAAGATTTTCAAGTGTTTCATTAAAGACATTTTTCTTAGTATATGGATCTTTAGATATATGAACTTCTTCAATAAATTCTAATCCACTGTCTCTAAATTTTTGCTTAATATCTGCAAGTTTTGTTTTTGCAATATATTCTTTTAGATCACTTATAGTCTTAAATTCTTTACCTGTAGCTTGAGTATAGTCGTTTAAGATTTTATTAATTAAGTTCGTATATTGACTTTGATTTGTTTTAAATCAAATATTCATAATAGGTTCTAAATCAGATACATTCTTACTAGAATAATATTTCTCTAAAACTTCCTTAAAATTAATTGAACCTAAATCTTTAAAATCTCAATTTTGACTTAAATCAAATTGCATTACAAAATGTTTATTTTTATCTGAATAAACTGTTGATTGCAATCCAATTACTCCATTTACCTTTCCACCCTGTTCAGAAACAGATTTACTTGAAGTTAATCCTTCAAAGAAATCATATACTATTGCAAGATGTATTACTTCATCTTCAGTAAGATTACTAGATTGTTTAGTATAATCTCCAATAGTTACTTCTGCTCGAATCTTTGGATTTTTAATACGTTGAATATTGTTAAATACAGCATTATCACTCATTACTGTATCAGATCCTCATCCAAGTTCATCATGTAAATATTGGCTCATTTTCTTATGAGAGTACGCTAAACAAACCATTTGATATAATGGTAAATTGTTACCTTCTGCATTCTTAATAACATTAATTGTATCAGAACCATTAGTAACACTTAATACTTTTGCTAAATCATTTGCTTGCCCAAAGAAGCCATTTTTGCCTATATCAATAATTTGACCTGAGTTGGCACTATATAAAATACTACCTAATATTGGAGTTAATAATGTAATTTTATTTACATTTTTTTCTCTTGGGAACACTTGTTCTGCAACTTGATTAAAATCATCTGCTACTAAAAATGAAGCAAAATCCATAAGTAAATCGTCCATTAAAGTATCAGATATTATACCTGCAGAATTAATTTCTCCAGTATCAGGATTATATTTTAAATTTAAAGTATTACTGCCCTCTGTAATATTAATATTAGTTCCAATAATATTAATATCGTATTTTCCCAACTTATTTTGAAAGTTAATTTTATTATCAATTCAGTAAGTACTTGCAGCTTTAATAATATCTGTAAGAAAATATCTCTGTATTTGTACAGGTCGATCAGTTAAATTCTTACCAGTTAATTCTCCAGTTAAGTTATCCTTACCATAACTAATATAACTTGACAATACTGTCTTATTCATTAGATGTGTATACATTTGCTTAATTGGAGTAGCCATTTTATCTGAATAGATAAACTTAGCAATACCTCTTAACTTATTTTGTAAGTAAGTTGTATGTTCTGGTGCTACAGATTTAGTTGCTAGTGCATTTAAATATTTTCCAATAATTTTACTCATATCCATATTGCCCTCTTTAGCTATTTCATCAACTATTTCAGGGTCAACACTTTCCTCCATAAATAATTTTACTTTACCCATAGCTGAATTAAATCCAGATAAGGTAATAGCTGTATTTTCTATAATAACACCATCTTCATTAACTTCAGGAAAATATGAAAGTAAAATTTTTGCAAGGTCGCTGACAGATTCTTCAGCACCCATAAACTCATTATTACTAAAACCAGTATAGTGTGTAACATTAGGGCCATCATAATTATAACGTCCTACAGCATAAGTTGAACTGTTTTTATATTCTGGTTTAATAGAAATAAATGGAGTATATAATCTCAATATATCATCAAAAGTTTTTAATGTTACATATGCATTATATGCATTAAAATATTTTTGATCTTGAGTAAGTCCTGCGTTTTTAATGTAGGCTTCATATTCTTTTATAGTATCTTCAAATATATTAATAATAGATTTAGGCTCTGAGTCAATGCTAATAGGATTTAGAGGTTTTCCCATGAACTCACTAATAATAGATAAAAGTTCTTGTTTGTATTTAAAAATTCCAGTATTTAAATTGGAATAACTTCCTAAAGTAGCATTTGCATCTATAAAAGAATCAGAATTAATATCAAATACAGACATAGAAATAATCTTTTTTGCTGTATCATCAATCATTTTATTATATTGTCTTGAATTATCAATATAATATTGTTGAGGTGAAGATCCTTCAGGAGGAAGTTCAATACCTAATCTACTACTAATCTTTTTAGGTTCAGATACAGGTGTTGGAGCGGAGTCTGTATAGACTCCACTCGCAAACATATTAAACACCTCATCTGGATTTGTAAAATGCTCATTTATGAACACTTTAAACGCATTTAAATCTGGTGAATCACCTCTAAGTAAGTTCTTCAGTAACGGATAATATACTGAAGAATATCCACATTTAACACTCATTATTTTCTAATTTTGCTATTAAGTATTTCTGTACGTTTTCTCTTAACTCATTAAGAGTTTCATTTGTACTAACTTCGTTATAATATGTACTTGCTACAGTTTCAGTTACTTCTGTATTTTGCATTAAAGCTTTAAGATACATTAAAATATTAGGACTTGATTTATATAAGTCTTTTACAGAATTTAAATAATCTCTAAGTTCTATATATTCATTCATTGTATTAAACTCTCTAATTGAGTAAACTCCATCTTTATTTTCAAGTACAAAATTCTTTGAATTATTGTTCAAAGATACTAAAAATGGTACAAATTTCAAATTATTTCTAGAGATAATTGTAACATCATCTGGATTCTCTCCATAAACTTGTTTAAACAAATTCTTAAGCATAGGAGTAAGATCATCCTTTATCTCCTTCATTACAATTTCAGGATTGTTAGAATCTCCAACAATTTGAATTATTGTATAATTTGGAGTAGTAACTTTATTTAATATTTCATTATTAACATCATTAACGGTTGATTCTAATAAGTCTATATTTGTAATTTGTTTATTTACTCCAAACTGGTTAAACGCCTCATTAATTTTATTAATCTTTTGACGTTGTAAATCCTCTTGAATAGCTTTTTCAGGATTAACTTGAATTTTGTCATAATCTATAATAAAATCGTTTCCTATTAAGTTAGAAGCATTCGTAGAATATAGTTTATTTGCAGTATCTACTTCATAGTAAAATTGAGATCCTGGAACTACTTTAACTGCATCATCAAATACGTAAATTCCTTGCTTAAAGTTTGGATTATTTTCAATATGTTCTTGAAGTTTTTCAGTTTTTCCAACAAAATCCGCAAAGATATTATATATCATAAATGATGGATCATTAAATTCAAATTTACCAACTCTACTAATGTAACCTGTTTGCATTAACATTTGGTTAGAATCAAAAGATCCAAACTCGGTATTTAGTAAAGAATCAAAATCAGAATAAGTTTTCCCATTAACAACATATTGTCCATTCTCCATAGTTACTATTCTTTCAGTAACGTTTCCTCTAACAGCTTGAGTTACTTTATCTTCATAAGTAACTCTAATAGCATTAGTATATCCTGATTGTGTATTTAATAATGCTCCTAATCTAAATAATATAGTATTTTTATAAGGAGAAAAATACGCAAGTGAAATTAATTGTCCAGCTCTTTCTCTGTTAAGATTATTTCGAACTTTAACATTTTTGTCTCCTGCCTTTCTTTGTGCATTAAATAAATTAACATTATTAATTGCAGTATGAATTATATTATCTAAAGAAGCAACACTATTTATTCCTACTAATCGAATTCTAGGATCATTTTGGACTGTATTTAAAATAGTTCCGTCTTCTGCTACTTGTGCTTTTAAGTGGGCTTCAAATTCCTTTTGGCTAACTAATGGATCAGCAGAGAACAACATAAATGTATTTCCTCTATTCTGATACATAAATGCATAGTTTCTTGAATCTGCTTCAAATGTATTTCCTACTCACTTAATGTGATCTTGCCAATCTGACTTACGTACTACTAAAGATACTAATTTTCCGTAAGAAGAGAATAAACCTCCTTTATTTAAGGCACTTGTATTAAAGTTAGATACATCAACAGTTGTTAATTCTCCTTCTCTTGTAAACTTAGCATAACTTCCAATTGTAAAATCTCCTGTATATGTTCCAAATCTTGGAGTTGTAAATAATAATGGAATTTGTGCAGTTTTATCTTTTATCTGAATTTTTGCTACTAATAATCCTCTTCGCCCATTATCATATGGAACGACTTCAAACGTAGGTTTAGTTTTTAGTGCAGTTTCTAGTTCACTAAAAGCACGACCCATAGCTCTATCTTTATTTAAAGCTTGTCCTAACCGTATAATTTCTCTTGGATTTTTATAATATCCATATTTAAAATAAGCAGCGATTAAATTTAAAGCCCTAATATATTTAGGAGCTGCAAGTTTACCTTTTATTCCCAATATGTTAAATAAAGAAGATTCTTCACTTTGATCATAATTTCATAAATTATTTAAATAGAAATCTGCAATATCATTTCATTTAGAAATATTTAAAGGATCATCTGTTATTCCCATATTCTGAGGAACTTCTTCAAGTATATCTACAGGAGGAGTAACAGATTGTTCAACATTGGGGGCGTGTACTGAGTTTTGATCTGTAACAGGAGGTTGTTCTCCAGTATTACTATCAAATGTTTGTTCACTTTGTGTTTCAGATATAGTATCTTTAGTTTCTGATTCTACAGAAGCTTGTCTAACTGATTCTTTAGGAGATTCACTAACTACTTCTGCTTCTGGTGTAGGCTCTACTCTTGGCTTAATATTTTGTTCTGAAGTTGGCAGAACAGGCTCAGCTACAGTTGGATTTGGATTTACTTCCTCATAATCAATAGATTCGGGACTATTCTCTAATAACTTAGTTCTTCAATCTTTGAAATCACTAATTTGTTCAGGAGATACTTCAATACTTCCTGCACTTGTCATATCATTAATTGTGTTTAACTTTAAGTCTAGACTAATTCCATTATCTACAATAATTGTACCTTTTGTAGAACGTTGAGTTAGTGTATATAAATCCTTAAGAGTTAAATAATGTTTTCCACTTGTATCTTTCCAACTCTTGTCTATGATTGCAAATTCAAATTCATCACCTTGAACACTATCTAATCCTACTACCTTAACATTATTAATAGCTGTATATTTAGCAGGATTATCAGTTATAATTGCAATATCATTAGATAACTTAGATAACTTTTCTACTATTTTAGGTACTTCATCTGAACTATTAATAAATTTCTCTCCACCAAATGTTTCAGTAGTTTCAAAATATTTAAGTTTAATACTATTTTCAGATAATATCTGTTTCGTTAATAAATCGATCTCACTTTCAAGCATACTTGGATTATCATAGTATTTATCTCAAGTTTGATCTAATATACTATTTAAAATAGTATAGTTGTCATATTTTGCAATATTATTTGGACGTAGAGGAGCAGTTAAGTTTGGAGTACGTGTAAAATAAGTATCCTCAATTCCTAAATTTCTTCTTGCATTTTCATAGAAAATATAAGCTGAATTTTGTTTATAATCTCCTAATCCAACAATTAAGATATTATTTTTATTTGCCCATCTTGTAATTAATTCAAGATCAATTTTAGAAAACTGACTAATTTCATCAATAAATATGATTCTATTCTCAGTTTCTGCAAACATTGTAGCTGGATTTAATTTTAAATCCTTAAGAGTATATGTAGGTATTTCATCACTTCCAATAACTTTATTAATATCTGATTCAGAAATTTGTTTTCCTAGAATCTGTTCAATTAATTCTGCTTTTGTATATGATAAACCGTCATGCTCAATTGCTGCAGATAATCGATCTGTTTGTTTTCTTGTTGGAGCTACAGTTACAATTTTATATGCAGGCATCATTTTACGTAGTACATAAGCGACACCTTGTGTTTTACCTGTACCTGCTCCTCCAAATGTTGCAATAAAGTTTAATAACTGACTTTTATTCTGTATATAGCTATCATCTGATGTAGCTTTTGCTTTTGCAGATAAATATTTAACAAATTCATTAAATAAATCTTTTCTTTCAGATGTTGCATGTATTAATCTAATTGCATATTCCTGAGAAAAAATTGGAGCTTTATTAAATGATTCATCAGTAATAACAGTTTTTAAGTTGTTATAGAAATTTGCAGAAGGATATGCAATTAAAGACAATAAATAAACTGCCTGATCGTAATCAGTAATTGCTTCAGTATCTCTAGCAAGCTTAGTAGGTCTTGCTGTAATTAAAGAAGTTGGTTCGAATAGTGAAGTGATGCGGTCAACTATTTCGCTATTAGATAATTTTTGATCATCTATAAGTTGATAGATTTTGGTTTCTAATCTAATAGAAGCCTCTTCAAATTCTTTAAAATTACTCTCCTTAATTTCTCCTGATGGAAAATCTGATTCAGCAATTAATTGGTTAAGATCTAAGTTAAATAATGATGCAAACTTATCTTTGATTACAGAATTTTCATTATTAAGTAACAGATTTGTAAATCTCTGTCTCATATTAATAGCAATATCTTTCTGTTCTCTAATTTTTTGTGCATTATTATTTTCTGCAATATTTATTAATGTATCAAGTCTAACCTTAATTGCTTTAAGATCTGAAGACATATTAACGGCAGTTTCTGTATCAATTTCTGCAAGTAGATCTTTAGCTAATTTCTTCTTAAATTTATTAATTTGAGTATTATATCCTCCATCTATAGAAGCAATAACAAGAGAATTTAAAATATCAATAAACCTACTAGTTTCTTTAAGTCTAGTTAAAGCATCCTTATTATTAATAATATAATCTTCTAACGAATCACTATTAAGATAACTATTATACTCTTTTACAATAAGATTAACAATATTTTGGCTAATTCCATTAGTAGATACTGCAAATTTTTCTAATAACTCATATGCAGGAGATACTTTAATTTCAGATTTAAGATCTGCAACATCATTAATAAAATCAATAAACGTTCTTCCAGATATTCTTGGAATAATTCCAGCTAATATTTCATCTGCACTTTGTCCTAAAAAGTCTGATAAATTTACTAATCCATCACTTTGTAAAAGATTTTGATATGCAGTTTTAATCTGATTTATATCTCCTTTTGATACAATATCTTGAAAAACAGCTAAGTCATTTGCAATTCCAAGAGTCATTGACTCATATCCTACACTATCACCTTCTGTTCTTTCTATATATGTATTAATAGCTTTTTCTCAATTAGCTGCAGCAATTCCTTCAGTAAATCCATTTATATAAAAATAACTCTTCATTAATGCAACAAGGTCTACATCTGTTACATCAGTATATAAAGAATTAGCCTTTAAATAATTTAAGAAATCGATATAACTATTAGCATATGTATTTAAAGCAGCTTCGTTATCTGCTATAAACGTATCTGGTCTAGCTAATACTTTTCTACCTTCTTCGCTCAGTTCCTGAGTTAGTCCAAATTCATGTCTTTTAACTAAGAAATCTTTATAATTTTCAGTTAGTTGTAATTTAGTTTGAAGTTCAGATACTTCTTCATTAATTTCGACTCCTTCAGGAAGTTTAGAAATAGCTTCGTCTATTTGTGCTTTTAGATTAGCAATTTCTTTATCGATATTTTTGATACGATTAGTTTGAATAGTTTCACCTGGAGCATAAGCTTTACTTAAGTCTACAGTTTTTTGAGATACGGCTACTAGATCTTGTGCAATAGATTCATTTAAACTATTAAATAAATCATATGCTGCAAATACCTTTGTTTTCTCAGTTGACTTAGAATATTTTTCATATTCTTCTTTAATTACAACTTTTTCATCAGATGTTAATTGATCAAAGTCTTTCTGATATCGAACTTTAGTAAAATTATGAATACCTAAGTCATCAATAAAAGCAGTTGCTAACGCAGGAGTAGCAGCAAATCTTGCTTGTCCAAAATAATAGTCATTAAGTTCTCCAGAGACTATTTTATCACGTCTTGCTCTTAAATCATCAAGTTTTGCTTTTAGTCTTTGAAATTCTACATCATTTTGAGCTGCTGCTATTTTGTTATCAACATCTTTAGGAGTTTTAGACTCAAGTTCAGTAGGAGTAATCTTAGATTCTAAAGCTACTTTAGTTTTTAAAATATCCTCTGTAAGATCATTCCAATCAGAGAATATTTTACTATAAACTCCAGTTTCAATTAACTGATTTTTAAGGCTTTCTCTCTGAATATTCTTAGCTAAATTTTCAGTTACATTAATACCAGTCATAGCTGATAATGCTTGTAACTCTTCATCAGAAATGTTTAATCCCTCTTCATTGATAATACTATCAATTCTATCAATGTAACTATTAATTTGGTTGTAAATAACATCGTTCTGAGATTCTCCTTCTTTTGCAGATTCGTAATTAATTTTATATCCATCAGGTTCTTTAACAAGTTCAAATGATTTACCTGAAAGATTTCTACTTCCAAGAGCTCCTTTATCACGTAATCTTGTTAATTCTCTTTTTAAATCAGAAGTTTTACCATTTCTTACTAAGTATATAATTTCTTGTAAAGAATCATTAGGTTTTTGAATTGCTTCATCATTTATAGAGTTAATTCTTGAATCTCATTTTTCATGGAAACTAAATACAGCACCACCAATAGCACCTCCCATAAATGCAGAAGTATAACGCGCAAACGCTTCTTCTGTGCTTATACCAAAATCAAGTTGTCTATCCTTATCTACAATACCCATTGTGTTTAACGCTGAGTAAAGTGCTTTTACCATGTCAGATGAAACTTCTTCTGCTACTTCTTCAACTCCTTCATTAACACTGTCATATAAAATATTTCCAGGTTTCATTTTAGAGATTCGTTGCTGAATTTGGTTTTTAGTTTTCATAACCCAATTTGCAGCAGCTTTAGGAGAAACAATTCCTTTGTTAATGTTTTCATTAGTTACTTTTTCAGCAACATCTTTAATAACTCCTTTTACAGATGTACGGTCGAGATATGTATCTTTAAACCAAAAATCTTTAAAGTAGTTATTATTCATTAATGTAAACATTGCTCCCATTACAGATAACATTCCTAATCCTGCAACTCTATCAGATGCTCCAGCTTGCTTAAATGCATCATAAGCATCTGTAGAAGAGGTTCCTGCCATATAAGCTAAAGATAAGGCTCTACCTCATTTAATTGTATTCTCACTAACATTTTCTTTACCTACTATCCACTTTGGTATTTGTCCAATTACTCTTTGTTGAAATAATTGTCTTGAACTATCTTCAACTAATTTTCCAATGCTTTCTACATTTCAGAAACTATTTCTTCCATAATCAGAAACACTTCCATCAAACCTAGAAAGCCAAGCTTGAATATCAGTAGCAGTTTGTGCTGATTTAGAATTAGTTAAATCTCCCTTAGCAATACCTTCGATACTTCTAAATAATACTGGGAATAATTTTCCTATTTCAATAGCAGCTGTCATGCCACCATATACTTGTCCAACATATGGAATAAGCATTGGCCCTACTTTAAACAAGACCTTTGCTAAAGTGCCTCCAACACTTTTATCTAATCCATCTGAATCAAAGAAATCATATTTATTCCATTTACTTCCATCAACAGTTAATGTATCAGATATATGTAGAATATCTTTTCCTGTAAGCGGTCTATTTCCTAATGTTTCATAAAATGGATCTCCTTCACTATTAAATTTTAGATCTCCTGCTTTATGTGAAACAGTTCTTCCATTTACTTCATGAGTTCCATCTTCATCTCATTGAGCTAATACAAGTGTAGGACGAGCTATAGCACCTAACCCACCTCATTCATTAGGTGTTCAATCCTCAAACTTACCAGTATCATAATTAAATATCTTATTTGTTTGTGCTACTTCACGTATCGACATAGTTGGATCAGAAGTTTCATATAGATTAACTATACCTCGACTTCTTCTTTCAGGATTAGAGAATTTAACTAATCTTGAACTAACATCCAGTACATCGCCGCCGAGAGGTGCAAAATAATCTGCAGGATCATATGTAAATGAATCCATAGCAGTACTTGCTAAATTAGCTTCATCTGCACGATTATATAAGTCTAAAACGTCTTTATAATATGTATCGAATTTTTGATTATCAAATTCTCCTCTATCGTTTTTAAACGCCTCTTGTATTTCTGGTATACCTTTATAATATTCTCTATCTTTAACATTAGAGTTATCAGGAGTTATTCCTAAATTAACTAACTCTTGAACACTTTTGTCTGGCTGAAAAAATAATGCCGCCAGCCAATCATTTTTCTTCTGATCCATCATACTTTAAAAATTAGCTTTTATGCTTTGTTGTTGTTTTTTCAGATTTGCCTGATTATATATATCTCTATATTCACTAGCACTTCCAATTTCATGATTAGATGCAACAGTTGCAAGTTTAGAATCATGCATAGGCATAAATATCATTCCTTTATACATTGAATTTTTATTGCCATGAAATATTTTTCCAAAGAAGCCTGGCTTAAAGTTATCAACCTTTTTGTCTGATTTCTTTACTACATCTCCTCCATAATTTACATAAGTTGAATAGATATCAAATATTCTATCTTTATCTGGTCCATCAACATGTCATAACCAAGGAGAATTACTATCAAAGTCAATAGCTTTATCACTAGCATAACCTGATAATCCAAAAAATACCATCATATCTTCAGGTCTGAATTTTCATCTATTAGTTTCAGTATCAAACTCTAAGTCTAGATCATATTCATGTAATTTTTCTATCATTCTTTGTCTAGATACATTAGGATTATCTTCAATTCATTCCTCAAATTTTGTATATCGATCATATGCATCTAAGTCAGGCTTATAAACTCCCATTTGTTCTGCATCTCGATCTTTTGGAAGTCACATTCTACTAAGTGAACTAGAGCCATCTCACACAAGTCTATTTAAATCAATATCTGATATTCTTTGATCTCCAAAGAAAATAGAATTTTTATCAACAATATTACCTATTTCAGCCTTATCCAATACATTTTTTAATGTATTTTGAGTTACTTGTGTGCCATTCTTATCTTGTAATGGATAATCCCTAGTTACAATTTCTAACCCTCCTTTGGCATCAGATGTTGATAAAACTGCAATTTTAGGATCTACAACTCTACCTGCAGCAATAGTTTCTAGAGAGCTTCTATTAACATCTTTATCAGTTCCTCCAGAACTTCCACTGCCTGCTTTAGATGCAGTTGAATCATAATCTAAAGCTTGTGTATTTTCTACACTATGATTTGTATGTTCAACTACAGCAATTTGTAGTAATCGTTTTACATCTTCAGGATTACTTGGATTAAAACCTTCAGCAGCTGCTTGAGCTCTTAAAACGTTTTTCATATTTTGTGGAAGAGTCTTATATAAATAATTAACAGCTAAATCAAGACTTTCTTTATCATGATATCCCTGATTAGATGTACTATTTGATTCTGTAACTTTATATATTCCATCTGGTCCATTAAATCCTAATAATTGTTCAAATCCTTTTTCAATTTTATTCTGATATTTAGAAGTATATCTATCAAACTGATTTGAGGATTTATTAGTTCCAAACGCTCCAATAGTAGCTTTTACATAATCTACTATAGATTTCATTCCAACTGTATTAGATAAATCTGTAAGGATACTATTATTATATGCTAGTTCTGGACGTTCTTCTCGAAGATGAATTAATTGAGAATTAGTTAATGCTTGATATTTTTGTGGATTTTTATAATAAGTATCTGCAGATATAGTCTTAATACTGCCGTCTTTATTATACACATATAAGCTACCTTCATTACTAATTGCAACTTCAGACCCAGATCCTTCTTTAATAATTTGTTCTGATGCAGTTTCATGTAATTCATTATTATGTTTAATTCTATTAGCTAAAGATTGTAATCTAATTAAATCAGACATATCATATTGATTACTCTGTCCAGATACAAATAATTCACCTAAGTTTTGAGATTTTCTTAAAAAACTATTAGCTCTATCTAAGAAGTAATCTACATCATTAGGTAACCCATTCTCTTTAAGAACATTAATAATTTCTTTTTGAATAAGTTGTTCTTCTTTATTTTCACTTGTTTTAGAGGTCTGAGTAGCAACTTGTGTAGGCTCTGCAGCATCTCTAAAAAAGGGGGTATAACTAATACCCCCGTTTTGATATCTCTTTATCTTCATATTTATGACATCATTTTTAGAAATAACTTAATAATGTTATTATTTAGTTCTCCAACAGCCTTATTGATAGCTTTTTGCTGGTCTAGATATTGTTGCTCATCTGTTTTACGTAAATATCTACCGCCAGATTTATAACTATAAGGTATAAATCTTTGAATAGGAATTTGCTCAGGATTAGTATAATTAATTAAATATGGTTTTGTATCTAATTTGTTTCCTCCAAGCCAAAATCTTCTTTGAGATTGCTGATAAGGATTAACTAAAGCCTCAATTCCATATTTACTTCTATTAGTAGCAATATCTCCAGAATATTTGTAATTTAAATAATCATCGATTTTCCAACCACTATATTCTGGATTTTTACCCTCATTCTGTTGCCAATTATAGAACTCATTAATTTTACTATTTCTAAAATTAGTAAGCCAATTACTGAAATCTCCAGCAGCCTTTTGTTGTGCTAATTGAGCTTGTAAAGCTTGTTTTTCATTTAGATCCTTGGCATAGTCTCCTCTTAACTGATAAATAAGATTCTTAACATTTTGAGTTTGTTGCGTAATCTTATTAGCATCAGCCATATCTAACTGAGCTAAACCTTGTGCTCAACGGTTTCTATTCTCATTAGTTATCTGAGTTCTAATATTAGCGTATTGTTGTTTTTGAGCAAGTAACTTATCATTATATTGATCTATCATTTGAGAAAATTTAGCATCTCTTTCTCCTTCTAATTGATCAACATTCATATCTCTCATAAGTCTTTCTGCTAATACTTTATTTGGATCACTAGTCGATGTCTTATATTGACGCATACTTTTAATGCGATCATTATACATTCTATGCAACCCATTATCACTAAATCTAGAGTAAAACTCAGTAGGCATTTGTTGTTGAGAACCTATCATTCCTTTACGAATGGCATCTTTCATTTTTTGGGTAGTACGATTGATACCTATTGTAGAAGTAATAAAGTCTCCTATTCCCATTACCATATCAGGATTAATATTAAATCCTTTTCCTTTGCCATGTCCAAAAGCTGTATAATCAGAGTTATCTGTATTATATGAGGATCTGTTTAAATTAGACAAAGTTCTACTAGTAGAATCATTAAGTAATTCTTCTTTTGAATCTAACCTTCCTTTAAACCCAAGATTATTATTAATTTGAGCCATTTTAGCATCATTTAAAATTGAATTATACTGATTCCTCACTACAGTATTTTGAGGTGATTGAACAGCTTTATTTAAGCTTGTAGAAGCACGTTTAATAGGAGTTCCAACAACAGCAACTGGATCTACTTGTACATTAATCGGATTATTATTTTTATCTAGCATATAATCAGCTACACTAGTTCAATTTTGATCTATTGGAGTACTAAATGTAGGATACTTAGTACCAGGTTGTGCTTTTATAATTTTACCGCCTTTTTTATAAAATACTGGATTATTCTCTGGTTTATAATACCAGAGATGTTGTGGTTGATTACTAAATATTCCTAAGTTAGGAGCTAAGTTAGAATAGATTGGCATTGTAATAGGTCTCCGTTTTAGAGCTGTAACAGATGTAAACATTTCAGGTCCTCCGAAAAATCTTTGAACTTGAGAAGTTTGTTTATCTGCATAGTTCTTAAAATAAGGATTGCTTCTATTAGTTTTTGCATCTCTAGTAGCAGCAGTCTTATTCCAATTTCACCAACCCATATCATCTGGATTCCTATAAGTACTAGGAAGTTCATCATATTTAAATTGTCCTGTATTAAGTCCTTTACTCATTGAAGACTTCCAAGGTTTTTTCCAATTGAAATTTACATTAGAGGAACGTTTAATACCATATTCAGAAAGTAAGTCAGTAATATTATCTGTTTTAGCTTTACCTAACTTTCCAATAATTATTTCTTCTAACTTTTCAGTTTTTTGATTTTTTGGAAGTGAATTGACCGACTCAATCTCAGAACGACCTAATTTAATAGTAGGAAGATTTTTATTATTAGTTGGTTTTAAGGTAACCATATCAGAGTTTCCTCCTTTTAATTTTGCACTTCCTGTGTTACGTTTTAAATTAGCAAAACCTCTAACTCCATTTAATACAGTACGAACATCTTTAATAGTTCATTTACCATCTTGAATATTTTCTCATGCAGTTGCTAATCCAGATGCAGCACTTCCAAAACTAACTCCTCTAGTTGCTCACTTAACAGCATTTGCGACAGCCTTAGATTTCTTTAAAGCTTTAGCTATTTTTGCTGCCTTAGCTCCTGAGCCAATCCCAGGAAGTAAAGTAGCTGCATCTAATCCTAGATTAAGTGCTAAATTACTAACATCGCCTCAATCTAATCCATCTCTAGCAATATCTGCTCCAAAACCAGTTAATGAACCTACTGCACCAACTCCAGCTCCAGCAACATTGCCAAATCCTGGTACAAAAGTAGCACCTAAAGAAGCAGCATCTGCAACTAAAGCTGCAATTTCAGCTTTGTCAGCAGCAGTTAATTGTGTACCATCTCCAATAGTTTTTTCTTCTCCAGCAGCGCGAAGTTTTTTATCTGATTGTTGAATTGCTTGTTTACTAGCTTTTGCACTATTAACTCTATTTGCAGCAACTCCTCCAATTTGATATTTAATAACTCCTCCGTTTTTATTACTTGGAACTCTATAAGCTAAACCTAATTGTTCTAAGCCTTCAGGAGTAGTAATACTTCTTAGAGCAGAATTACCTCCTGTTCCTGAATATTGTTGTTGATACTTACCAAGCGTTTGAGTTTTAATTAAATCCTGAAATAATTGATATAAATCAGGATATTTTTGTCCAATAATTGGATTAAACTTAGCATGACGAGTACTAATTGTAGCTATATATGGATTTCTAATAATATCACTAATATATCCCTTAACTTCTGGATCTCTTAAGATTTCAGGATGTTGCTCAATATATTGTCCTAAACGAGAATCAATATTCCAATAATAATTTCTCATACTATCTTCAGATCCAGGTAAACGACTATTTAATGTATAGTTATCATTTCCTGGGTTTTCGTCATGAAAATAGTATAATTGAGTTTGAGGATTATAATACAATGTAGCTCTTGTTTGAGGATTTGAAGCATCTCCAGTACTTGCTACTTCTTTATATCCTCCAGTATTTCCTATAGTATAGTAACTATTAAAAGCAGTTGTAGGATTATTTTCATAGTAAGAATTAACTATATTTGGATCTAATTGCTCTTGTAAAGTATTATTATAATTAATTCTTTGTTTAGTTAAAGGATCAATATATACTCTTTCTGCTAAAGTTCTTAAAGGGTGTCCATAGGGATCAAACTGAGAAGAATCTTCAGGATTGTAATTAGGAAAATAATCATAAACTAAAGGATCACCTGCTTGTCTAACATAGTTACCAGTTAGATCTGCAGCATATCGATTTGGTTGAAAATACGGGGACCACATTGGATTACCTTCTGAATCAACAGAAGTACTAAACCATGGAGATCTAGAACGATTTTCATCCCAATATTGTTTAATAATTGAAGAATTACCAGCAGTTCTCTTATTATCTGCTACAAAATCTAAATACTTTTGAATTTTAGATAAACTATCTTGGTCATCACCCCTATATACTTTTCCATTAATAACAAATAAACCAGAGTCATCTGGAATATAATCCGCATAACTTCCATATTTTCTTTTAAATTCATTATTAAGTCATGCATCTCCAGTTCCAATATATGATAATAATTCTGGATTATTTATAGTTACATTCCCATTTGAATCAACGTTAAATAGGTTATGGTACTTATCATAATCTCATCCTGCTTTACTTCAGTTTTCTTTTGTTTTCTTAAGTTCTTCTTGTGCAGGATCTACTTCTTTTTGAGCTTGAACAGGTTTACTTCCTCCTAAAAAGATACCAATATCATCTAATGCCATAGCATCTTCATCCGTCCAATTTCCTTGTTCAAGCCTAGATATAATATCTTCTATGCCTTGCTCACCATATTTATTGTAAAAGTCTATATAAGCTTGCTTATCTAAATCATTATAGCCTTTAAATTGATCATTATCCCCATAACCTGCAATATCTTTTAGACTACGAAGTCTTCTAGTTGCTTTTAGATTATTAGCTCCATTTATATAAACTCTATTTCCATTTACTAATTCAAAATCTCCAGTATCTTTATTACGCTTATATTCCATAGTAATATCACTAGACCAATCTCTAATATTAATTGGATCTAATGCTTCTACTGGCTTTTTATATTGAAAATCTTTTAAAGCATGAACTGCATTTCTTGCAGTATTTTCTTTTCCCCTTCATAGATTTCCAAAACTTCTGCCAAGTCTACTTCGACGTTTACCTAAACGTTCTGCTTGATTATTAGTAACATCAAACTGTACTCCTTCTAATCTATCGGCACTAGAATCATATGATAAATTAGCACCTGATCTTAGAGCATCAGTTATTTTACTAAATTGATATGCAGTATCTTGATCTAATGTTTTTCCATAAGAAGACATCTGATTTAGAAAATCATCATCAACCTGATATTGATTACCATCTATAGTAAAAGTGCCGTATTTTTGAGTAGGAGTAGAACCGCCTTGTTGATATTTAATTACTTGTGCCATTTTATCACACTTACTTTATATATAAAAAGGGAGATTGATCATGTCAAATCTCCCTTTTATCTAATGATCATTAAATTACTTTTTGCCGAAAAACTTATTTTTCATTTCTCCGCCATTTTCTTTTTTAGCGCATTTCTTACGACCTACTATTTTTCCACCCTTTTTGAAAACTGGTTCTCCTTCAGGAGCTTGACCTACAGGACCCTGCGGGCCTTCACTCATAGCTTGCTGTAAAAGTGCTAAAAAGCCTTCACATACTTGCATTGCTGCCTGGCAATCTTGTGCCTGTAATGCTTGAGCTGCCATCTCTGCTAACATTTGTAGTGGATCTTGTCCACCTTGTGGACCAGCAGGTGCTGCAGGAGCAGGAGCGGGACCGCCTTCTTGATACTTTTTAACTTTCATAATTTAAATTATTTTAATTTTTATAGATATCTCATAACTCTATGATTGTCATATATTCATTTAATGCCCAAAGATAATACTTTAGTTATTAATATCCAAATAAAATTACTAAAATTTTCATTTACACTAAATTTTTATGAAAACACTTGCTACATTAGCAATATTATATTATCTTTGTTCCACAACCCAAGAGTATAAAATGAGTCTATTTCATTCTCTTTGGAGATGCTAGATTAAACATGAGGCAATATAGGGTTATAAAAGATAGTTAGTATCTTTTAAGGAGAGTAAGAAATTACTCTCCTTTTCTTTATCTATTTAGGAGATTCGATAAACTCACTTGGACGATTATCCTGTTCATTTATATATTTAAAGATCTTTTTTCCAAGTTTAGCATAATCAGAATCAGCTTTACTTTTATTAGCCTTTTTTGCTAACTTTATTAGAGTTCTAGAATTTTTTCTTGAGAAAATACGTTCACCACCAACCAAATCCATTTGAGGTTTTCCATCAGATCCAAGAATATACATTTTATCAATTTCTTCTTCATCTATATCCTCTTCAAAGTCTAATTCGTCTCCAATCTGAATTCCAGAATTAGCATTAACTTCTAATACATATTTAGTTCTTCCTTCTTCATCTTCAGGAGTAGAAATAATTGGTTCAGAACTATGAGCTTTACCTAATACTACATTATAAACTTCATCATCTTGATTTATAAATACTAAATCAATATCGAATTCCATTTCCTCTGTATTAAATACTACTTGACCTTGATCTTCAGGCATTATAAATAACATACCCTCGTCATCATCCATAGATTCTACATTACCTAAACCTTGAATTCTTTCTTCTTCCGTTTCTGCTATTAGAACTTTATATTCTTTATCTGCTATTTCTATTTTTACCTCTTTCATTATTTCACACTTTTAATTAGTCCACTTCTATCATCTGTATTCTTTAATAGTTCATGACAAACTAATTTTCCAGCTTCAATTGCAATTTCGTTGGATGAATCTTCTTGATATGCTTTATATAAAGCCTCAAGTTTATCAGTAAATTCTTTTCTAAGTGTCCATTCTTCCTTTTCAATTTCTGCTGTCTGAACAATTCCTCCTTCAGATTGTGCTACTACAGGAATTCCTTTTTTAGTAATTTGATCTTTTAATTCTGGATTTACATTTTCTAAATGATGTTTATGTGCATGTAAGTTTCCTTCAGGAATTAAATTCATCTTACCTCCGAGTTGGAATTTTTGTGTTTCTGTAGATTGTGTTGGTCGTTTCTGTAAGAATGCTCTAGCTTCATCTAATTCAGGAAATTTCATTCCGTTTTTAGCCAAGGAATACATATTATCTAATCCATTATAAGTATTGAAGTTTTTACTAGCAAGAGACTGACCTATTTGATTATTCAGTCGCTTTTTACCTGCATCTGTAATATCTAAAGTAGTATTTTGCATTCTTCTAGCTCTAGTTATAGCATTTTGGCCTTTTCGATGAAATCCAAAGTCAAATAATCCAGCTTTTTTATTACTATATTTATCAATACTATTACTGATAAATTTCTTTGAACCACTATATTCGTTACTAATATCAGATGTATTATCTACTAATTTATTAATACGCTTTCCTCCAATACCATTAATTAAATTTAATGCAGCTCCAGCAGCCATTCCAATAGGGCCAAGCATACTTAGACCATCACTTACCATTCCTTGTATTTGAGAACCAGTACCTTCAACACGATCTTTAGTTCCTCCAATAAGATTTCCTATAGTTTTAGCTCCAGTATTAATCATTCCACCCATAGGATTAAATTGACTTACTACATTGTGTCCTATGTCTTTAACTCCAGACATTACTTGAGCAGTAGATCCAGTTTTCTCATTTCCTACAAGGGCTGTGTTAAGATTTCCAATGAACTGGTCTCCCATTTGAAAAGCTCCTCCAAATTTGCCATTTAGCTTATTTACAGTTTCTGCTCCAGCAAATGTATCATTCTGTCAATTTCTAACAGAATCTACAGTTTTTTGTGAAAACATACCTTTTGCGGTAGAGAAAGGATTCCTTTCATCTGCATCAGAATCAGATTTAGTATCTTTAAAATTTCCAATATCTGATTTGATTTTATTCATAGAAGCACTAATGAAAGCATTATAGTTTCCTAAGTTAAGACCAAGCTGTTTTAACATATCTGGACTAATAATATTCCCAGAACTAACTCCTCCTATTTCCATTTTTTTTATTCTTTTATGCATAACTTTGAGTCATTAATGTTTGTAATGCAGTAATAATAACAAGTTTATCACCTTTATATTTAACTCTAATTCTTGCATATTTATCTCGAACTTTAGTTGCCTTTAATGGAGATTCAAAATCATTAGAGCTTGTTTGTTCATAATATATTGGTTGTACTTGGAAATACCAAGAATCTTCACTATAGTATATATTACCTAATCGTCTTCCATATTCTTTTATATTTAAACAATCTGCATGTACATTTAAGTAATATTCATTTCGAATTGGATCTCATGTAACTTCTGTTTTATATCCTTTAGATTCTTTATCTAAATAGATTTCTGGGAAATTAGCGTTTGTAGATTCATTTTTATTAAAAGTTTTATTTCTATAAATAGCTCTTTTACTAAATTCATATACATCTCCAGTAATTTCTATTTCAATAGAATTTGGTTCAACATTATTAGATATTATTACTAAATTGTCAAATATTTTATGAATTCCTTTTGGTTCATTAACTATAAATTCAAACTCAAAAGGTTCCTGTTTATTATATCATTTAGTAGGTAATATTTGATTTGTTTCATCACTATCAAAATAATTTATCTCATCAATAATGTTACTTCTACCATGTACGAAAATATTATATAATAGTGCCTTATTTCAATCATCTTGATATTTCAACATGTCGAATTCTTTTAGCACCTCATAAGGAATAATAGCTCCAGCTGTATATGATCGTTCAATTCCAAAAACAATACAATTACTCATAAGATTTCCACTCTCATCTTCAGAAGGATTATCTTCTGATGAAGTTACAACATATGGAGTATATTTTACTTCAATAGTATAATATAAATAGCCTCTATCCTCTTTTCTGTATAGATCTTTAAATTCTATTGAAAATGGAGCCGCATCCTTCTGTTCAAGATAATTAGCATAGATTATTTTCTGACGGTCCTCTTCTGATTCAGCATCTATAGCATTTCCAACATTTTTATTTTTAATTTCAACCCAATTCTCACTTACTTCATCCATAAGCCAGGTTTCTTCATTTGCTTTGCATTCAATAAGTGAATCAGTTTTTATTTCATCTTCGTCTCAGTAATATCCTTTTATAACGACACTATTAACATTATATCCATCATATCCATCAACTGTGAAAGTAAACTTTGAGTATTCTCTATCAGAAGTAACATATTTTCCAGTTCATTCTTCTCCTACCTTTACAAGATCATCAGTTTTCCGAAGATTATTACTTATTATACTAAATATTTTACTCTTAAGCAAATCAAAACTAAAATATGTATTATTTATATTTTCTGATAATAAAGGAACTCACGAATATCTAGTAACTCACATGCTACGTACTTCATTATAACATATATTCCAAATTTTATCACTATTATAAAAAGTGAACATAACATCATTTTTATAAGCATTAAAGTGAGTTTTAACATTTCTCGTTCCTAATGCTACTGTTTTTTCAAGTTCCTTAAGATTTATTTCATCATTAAGGAATCTTTGAATTGTAAAATCAGATATAAGTTCAAGACCTCTATCAGAAAATCTCCAAATTTTCTTAGTATATGTATCAACACCATATACTGCCCTAGGAGTTCTTATAATAGAGTCTTTTCATATAGAACCATACATATCAGATATAATTGTCATTTGCTTTTGTAATACTCCAGATCCATACATATGAATATTTTGCCCAGTAGTAGTTTGAATAAGAGCTTTTTCATTTATTGGAACAATAGCTATAGCATGTTCAAATACAGTTAATAGATTTCCTCCTCAAGGAAGAATTTTTACTATACCTCCATATTGTCTATCTAAATCTTCATATGATAATCCTTGGAATACCTTATATGAGTTCTTAAAGTTTCCATCTACCTGAATATCACTAAACATTATACGAGTATCAAACTCGTCAACCTCATAAGGTACATCTATGTGCTTATAATTTCTTTTAAATCCTAGAGTAGTACTATATCCTCTATTATATAAGTTACTTTCTGGAATTTTAGCAGAAGATTTAGTAGACATACCTTGTATAGGATAAAATCCTCTTGGATTTCCCATTAATGCAATTTCTTCTGTATTAAACTCATCAATACTTCTAAGAGAAATATTATTATTAGATAATCCTTTAAATGTTACTCAACTTCCAATAGCTACTGCATTAATATCTCCAATATTTATATCATCCCAGTTTTCAGTATTTCTAATACCTTTAAAATTATCTTTTCAAGTATTAAAATCTACTATTGTATCATTTGTAGGAACTGTTTGAGAAGTGAAGTTTCTATGTAACCTAATGGTAGTTGTATAAGTAAAGCAATCACCACGATATAATATTAGAATCATACTCCAATTAAATTCTATAGAATTACCTTCCACGTCTTTATAATCAGTAGTACAATCTGTAATATCTTTGTCTTTTATTACACTAGTATCTGTAGCATATCTATCAGATACTGCAAAGTAAGGAGAATTATCATCGATTCTTATTTGAAAATATTCCTTATTAAATGTTTCGGAGTAATTTTTTATATAAACATTATATAATGATGATTTACCAAGTAAAGTGTTACATCCTACAAAATCAGTAAATACTCCTCTAACTAATTGAGCATCGCTTGATTCTATATCCTCTTTTCCAAAACAGGTTTGTTGTTTAATTTCTTCTTGCATTCCTGCTCTAGTACAAAAGATATTATCATTAATAATTTTCTGAGGAATATCCGAGTCTATATATAAAAGTTCGCTTGTTGTTTCTGCATTTGTACTTTCAACATTTGTTAAATCTAAGGTATAACTTCTTCCTGATGCGTTATATTGATTAAACTTGTATGCTTCTACTAATTTATATCTATCTGAGTTAAGTAGAGATTGCATTTGCTTATCACACTTAACATCTGCTGATAATAATCCTGAATAGCTACAATTGTTACTATATATAAGTTTTGAATCATAATCGTTAATCAATACCTTATTTTTATTTACAAAAGATTCTGTTACAAGCTTTGGATTTTGGCCTCCTTCAGAAAGATCAAGACAAGGAACTCCACTTACAGTGTCAACTCCTATAGATAACCCAGAGAATAAAAATGTTGGGATACGCTGTTGCCTAACAAAGTAGTATCCCTTAATATTTAGTTCTTTAAATTTATTAATTACAAATTCAGGGATTCTAATTTTTAATCCTAATGGCTTCACAGATTTTCCGTCATGATCAATAATAGTCTTATCTTTAGTAAATCTAAATACTCCTCTTGTATTTTCTAAAGTTTCTAAAGATATAAAATCTTTATTTTCTATAGTTTCAGGATCTCTTAAGTCTATATTATAATCATAATTACATTTATTACTTGATATTATCTCTCCATTATCCCCTTTTTCTTTAAAATGATAAGTTGAAAGATTAAAATCAATACCTCTAAGATTATATACAGGAGATAAATGCTCATCATTATATATAAATACTACTCCTAGTCTATAAATTTCTCCAGGGAAATATCCAAGTCTATAATATATATTATATGGAGAATAGTATTCTGCAGCAGTAATATCCCCTTTATAAATTCCATATTTATCTGTAATATATCCTATATCATGTTCTTGACATTCTTCTACATTAATATATAACGCAAGATTACTTAAAGTAGCAGAGTCTTCTTTAAGTTTTGAAACATTTGCAAAAAATAATCTATTTTGAACTTGTGCCTGGCTTTTTACAGACTCTACGTAGTTATATTGTATATTTAAATCTTCTGCAGTTATGTCTTCAAGTTCTTCAAATCCATTAATGGTTATTGTTTGATTGACATCAGTTATTTCATAAGTCTTTTTTATTTTATGAAAATCTGTTTTAGAAATACCATTTACATCACAACTTGTTCTACTATAATATATATTTATATAACTAAAAGACGTATCTATATTCTTAAGATAAAGTATTATAGATTTATCAGTACGTTCATCCATATAAGCTCCAACACAAGTCGTAGGATTTGATAAATCTCCTTTAAATACAGACACTATTCCTGATTCAGCAACAATATCAGTTTCATTATAGTCACTATCAGAATATTTTATATAAAATATATAATTCCCTCCTTTGAGAGTTCCAAAGTAATCTACATTTTTAAATTGAATCTTTGGAATTCTAGTAACGTTTCTAAATAACCTAGTTTGTTGATCTAATTCATTTTCTGTATATAAATTAGATTGTTTAATTTGGTTTCGATTTATAATTTTATATCTATTATTTTCTAATAACGCTACTCTAGTATTTATTATTCTAGGAGGATTTTTATCATCGTTGAATATTAAATTTGTACTTCCATCATAAGAACTTTGACATTCTATGTCTATAGGATTTTCTAGATCTAATTTTAATTGAGAATTACTTACTGTAAAATCATCAATCTGATCATCAGATTTTTTTAAATTACGTAAAGGATTATACTCTCAAGCAATATCTCCAGTATCCTTGTACTTTTTTACTTTCAGTTTTATATCCATTATTGCCCGTCATCATATATATTAGAAATAAACTCTCTTGCTACAGAACGCGTATTATTATCTGTCTCTCTCATAAACAATTCTAAAGTAGCATCCATATTAGATCTTATTTGATCTGTAAACACCATACTTTTTATAGCATTAGTTAATTTCACTTTATTTGCATTCTCATTATACTCAGGAATAAGATATAGATCTCCACTTTTTATATTCGGCTGTCTTTCTAATTCATCTACTTTAATTCTTACATCACTATTCTTATTATCTATTAACCTTTGGAGTTCATATTTAAAAGATTCATCAGGAGTAACTATACAATTAAAATTGACATTTGTATTTGTAGATATCACATTATTGTCTGCAAAAGATACTCCATTAAATATTGAATCTATTTCATCTGGAATGTCAACTCCCTCATCCATGAAATATTTTCAATTATATGTTCCAGAAAGATTAATAGTTTTTATATATACTGGATTTATAAGAGATTCTCTATAGTTATATAAAGAATAATAAATTATATTATTTTTAGAAGACATACAATATCTTAAACAGTATATCATCATAAGATAGGAATATATACAAGTTTTAGAAATATAAGAAGCATCTTTCTCTGAAGGCGCCTTATTAGCACAGTAATATATACAAGGTCATGAATTTTTTGTTTCATATGACATTGCAAGACAGAAATTATTTGCAGATCCGTATCTGCTAAAGAAACCAGAATCTCCAGAATGGCTACTATCATTACCATATTTTACATTATAGAAATTATATATATTAAATCCATAATCATCTGCATAACTTTTTGTACTAGTTGCAGAATGGCCATTTGGTTTTCAATCTGTTCTATGCCAATTAGTTCCACTTGAAATATTTAAATCTCCAAGAACACTAGGTCAGTTCTTTTCTGGAGTGAATGCTTCTGTATTCTCACCATAATACAACTTATTGTTTTCAAACCTAATAGTAAAAGGACCTACCTCTTTCCACCAGAAACACATTGATCATTTATCTCTTCCAGAACCGTCTTTTCTAAATTCTACATATTCAGGTCTATATTCTATTGTATGAGTATCGTCTTTATCTGTAACTTTAGTTTTAGTTTTTCCAATAGGATGATATTCATATAAATATTTATCACTACTACTGATTTCTTTTACAATATTATATTCAGTATTTGTAACTGTAAAAGTATTAAACAAATCAAATGAAAAAGATCCATCTATTTTATTAAAGAGTAGTGTATAAGTATTGCCTTTAGAATCTATAGCCTTGCCATTGTTAACAGTAACGCCTTTAGAAGTGATTCATCTTCATAATCTACCGTCATCTCCATTTTGGTCTTTTGGAACAGATATAGTATATACTTCAGAGTTTCCTACCTTTTTAATAGAATATGTATTGCCTTGTTTAAATATAGTCTTAATTCCAATCTTAGAAGTATCATACGTTTCTCCAGGAGGTTCTGGATATACTAATTTAATTTCACTAAAATAGTCACTAGAATCAAATGAATAATTATTTATTTTTTCATCTTTTGAATCTTCATTACCTCTTCGTTTTAGAAAAGCAGTTTCTGTAAACGCATAATTACCTGAATTAAGTTCGAGTTTTATATAATCAGCAAAGTAATTTACAAGGTCTTGTCCTGTAATATCCTTAAAGTTATCTTTAACATAATATCACCTATTTACAAGTTCTGTGGCATAAATTCTATTTTCGGCAGGTTCTATATCTCCTCTAATAGGATTTCCAGATTCAATATTAATAACATAACGAAGACTTAGAAAGTATATATCCTCTTTATTAAAATTAACATTTTTTATCTTAGATTCTCCAGTTTGAGTAGTATCATATTCTGCTACATCTTCACTATTTTCAGAAAAAGGTATATCTATAATAATAGTTCCATTGCTTATTATGTCAGAAACCGAAGTCCAATCAATAGCGGTATAGAGGTTGTCTGAATCTGAAGTAGAATATCTTTCTAACTTATATTGAAGGCTAACTCCAGGAAAACTTTCTCAAGAAGTAAACATTGTTAGAGAATTATCTCCTACAAAATATTTAAAATAATTTCTTCCAAAGTGTATTTCATTAGGATCTATTGTTATAGGGTCTCTAGAAATTGTTTGTGTAAATTGACTATATATTATATAATTTTTCTTACCTTCATTTTCAACTAATAATGCGGGAGTAATATATTTGTAGTTTCCAAGCGTTTTTGCCTCAATAGTATTAAATATTATAGACTGGAAATTATTATAAGATATTAATTGATTAGGCTCTAGACTTATTGGAGATAATTTACTTATATTTTTTTCATCTAAAGTATCATAATCATGTAAAAAATATACTAAATTATTTTGAATCTTATCTAAATCTCCATCAGCATAATTTACAAGATTCCAATAAGTTTGTACTCTAAGATCTCCGCCTGGATAAACTTTTATAGCATTTGAATCACTATTATCTACATATATCTTACTTTTATCAAAATATATATTAAATTGTTCTGGAACCGTAATACTAAACTTTACAGCAAGCCAACCAGGAATATCCCAAGATACAGGAATCCAATCACTTCTATTAGTTGTGGATTTATCGACTTGTAATTCAAGAAGCCCATCTATATTATACAATTTATTTTCATCTGTAAGAATATAAGGAACTAAGTGTCTATAGTATTTATTGTTTAACTGTTCAAGTGCTTCCTTAAAGGAATATTCATCTAAATTTTCATATATAAGAAGATACTTATCTCCTGGATTTAAATAAAAATTAGGATCTTTACTAAGAAGTATGATTTTAGTTTCACCTTCTAAATCTTTATATAAAGATGTTTTATCAATAATAATATCCTCAATTGTAGCATCCTTATTATCTACAATTGGGGTAAAGATTGTTTGTTGTGATGGAAAACTTCCAATTTCTACTTTGTCGTCAATTGGATTATATGAAATAATATATAATACTCCTTGGTGTTCTTTCATTCCAACAGGAACAAAACCATTACTCAAAGCTCCATTTTTAAACCCATAATTACCCATATCGTTCTGTAAGGCAAATTCATTACCATTATAAGTAATTAAAGTGCCGTTTAAACAATCAGTCATTACAGTATTTGGAACCATTAATGGTTCTATATCCTTTATCATTCCTCCATTAAACTGATTTATTTGATTTAATTTGTTCTTCATAGTTATTATGTAGTTATTGCTGCAGAAGGAACCTTAACTTCTCCAGATGCAGATATAGTAATTTGAGTATCTCCACTTCCTAAAGTTGCAGAACCATCTTCATATACAATTAAAGGTCCAAACTTACAAAAAGTATCATAGTTATTAATATTATATAGATTGCCTCTCTTCAAACTACATTTACCTGTATTTTCGATACTAATTCAATTTTCTTGAGCATCATTTATTCCAACGAATGATGTTCCTGAAGCAGATATTTTAAGATAACTCTTTTGTTCAGCACTATTATATAGGCATATAGTTGGGTTATTTAAATAACAGTTATCACTATAAATCCCTATTCCAGAAGGATTTAGTATATCGTCTGATATTACAGATAAATTTCCAATAACTGTATTACTAGTTTGATAAAAACCGATAGATTCAGGATTAGTTTCTAGTATAATATTATAATACTCTGAAGTTTCTTCAGGCTCTTGATAATATTGTACATTAATTGAGGTAAACGGTTGTTCTTCAGTATCTGAAGTTAGATTCTCAGCTTCTGAATATGCATACAACCCAATAGATTCTGAAGAAAGAGCTAGAAAGCTTGCTTTATCTGAAATGTATGTAGTATGTACATATATTTCGTCATTATTAATACCTGTGACTATGAACTTTGCACTAATATTCTCAATCTCCTCAGATGTATCTTTTTTGTATTCATTTATAATTAATTCTCCCTCTGTACCAGGAGTAACAAATCCTGAATCTATATATAATTTTAAAACGACACCATTAAATGTAGATTTATTTTCCTCTGGAATAATGTAAATTTTTGTTATAATCTCATTATATAGATTAGATGAACGTGCAATATTTTCTGCACTTTCAGTAATTTCTGTATCTTCTGTAATTTCTGTATCTTCTGTAATTTCTTCAGGATCTATATAATAATTATCTGCAACAGATAATGGTATGCACGAAATATTCTTTCAAGATTCAATGTTTATTGGCTCCCAATAAAAAGATTCTGATAAAAGTTGTTTATCAAAATCTAATTGATGAGAGGTATATGTTGATGGAGTTTGTCAATTATAACTTGTATTTACAGATTTTACAAGATCTTTAGCAAACTCAACGAATGTAGTCTTACTAGTATTTATTCCTTTTACAGAATATAATTTATATAGAAGCTGTAAAATATTTATTCCAAGATCATATAGATTTCCATCAATATCTAGCTCGCTTGCTGTAACACTTATATTTCCTCCAATTGAGATATTTCCAGAAAGAGTTTCAAAACTAAGTTTTTTAATATTAGCATTACTACAAACTACTGTATTACATGTAACTTTCCCATCTTCAGCTATAAATTTTCCATCTGTAGTTTCTAATGTATTAAAAGAGATGTTCTGTTTATTTAATAATGCTTGAATATCATTTCAACTATGCCCATCAATAAACTGTGCATTAAGATTACTTATAACTTCTGAACTACTTAATTTAAATGGAGGGGTTCCATTAAATATTACAGTATTATCAAATATTATATTCCCTTCAAGAGAAGCACCTGAATTTTGAGAATCACTAAAACTAAAATAACTATTATCTAATGTATAATAAATTCCTCCGTTTAATGCAAAGATTATTTTTCTATCTCCAGGATATTCATACTGCCCTGTCTCATATAATAATATATCGTCTACAATTATAATTTTAGACTCTATAGATTCTTCGTCTTCATCATCAGTTGTTTCTTTATCATAATTTAACTTATAATATTTATCTCCAACTTTTACTCTTATTACCCCACTAGTTTCAAAAACTAAATTTCTTCTAGGAGACCCTATTATTTCTTCTTTTGCCATATTAAATCATTATTATTTTATTTTTTACATCTCTATATGCTATATATTCAAAGTTTCTTGTTGTGATTTCACTTTTTAAAAATGTCCATCCAACATCAATTGGATAGTATAATTTAAAGAAATGTGTTCTAGATCTATCTAAATAACACTCTTCTTGTATTTTATATAACTTCAAATCTCTAAACTTTATTTTAGATCTACGCTTTGAAGTTATCTGAGTTTTATAAAATTCTCACTCAGCTTCAGTTAGACCGAAATAGTACGCTCCGTTATATACTTCTTGAGCGTACTTATATTTCAGTCTTAATTTAATACGATGTTTAATATTATTATATCTAACTCTTTTATAATCATCAAAAAACATCTTTCCACAAAAAGCAGTATAGTTATGATTTCCTAAAACTACATCTGCTCCACTTTTAGCTAATAAATGAAAACTACTAAAACCGTGTTCTATAACTCTTTTTAACTCATCTTTTGAGATCTTTGGATATTTTTCTTGTATAATACCTAAATAATCGTCTAATTCTTTAATCATAATTAATAGTACACTTTTGCTTCTTCAGTATATTGATCTATGAGTTTTTTAAGATATTTATCAACATAGATTGGTTTTTCCATAGTTTCTTTATTATGCTTCATATATCTATATACTAGCTGGTTTCCTGTAAATTGAGATAATACAAAATCAATATTATTAAATTTACCTCTTCTATATGCTTGTTTAAAGTCTTCATCTGCAATTTGTTTCATAGAAATTTCTCCATAATTCCCAAAACGCAGAGGTAGTACAAAGGTAACATTATTATTTATAATATCCAATAAGATCTCATAAAAACAGTCATCAAAAATCTTAGCAGCTAGATTCTTACGATCTTTATATCTATTTTTTACTCATCTTCCTTTTAATAACTTAGGATTTAACCCATTATATAGTTCCCTAGAGTTAAAACCATGAGGAAACATTTTTTTATTCATTAGTTAACAGGTTTAAATGATTTCTTATATTGCTTTCTATCCCAACGTGTACGAGCATCAAGAATCTCATTCATTTCATTTTGCGAGATATGTTCAGGAACTCTGGCATCACTACAAGCTCTCAATCATTCTTGTTTAACTGCTTGAGCTATTTGAAAAGAATTACTATCTCTTAATACAAGACTCTTTTTATATAAATCAATATATGCGGCATATGCAGCTAACGCAGTTAATTCTTTATCTGTTATAAGTGGCAGTCCATCATCATCTACAATTACACCATGATATAGTACAGATACATTCGAATAATCTCTATCAAACTCTAATGCATTATTTATCTCATTATAATTTAATAGTTTTCCTGATTGATATAAAGGATCTTTATTTCATTTTCAAGCTTCATTATATCTTTCATAATAAGCATTTTGAACTAATGGAAATATACTAGTATCTGAAGTAGATTGAAAGTCTTCAAATGGAATTGTCACAGATTCTATAAAAGATAAATTACAAGGTAATTCTAGTATTCTGTTTGTAGTATCTCCTACATATCTATACATTCTAGAATGTTTGTTACCTATTAACTGTAAACCATTTAAAACTATATCCTCAAAATTATCAGGATTTATTGTAACCCCATATAATATATTGGCAAGAGAATATACAGAATTTATATTATTTAACTTCATAATTATTTAGGAGTTTGATCGTTAGGCGTAACAGGAGTTGCAAGTTGACGATACCAGCGAATATATTTCTCAGTCATTCTTTTAATAATTTCATCAGATAAAATTCCACAATCTAGATATACCTCAGGGTTTTCAGAACAACAATCTCATTCTAAAAGCTTTCTTGGATCTAAGAATAGTGCAATTACAGATATATATTTTACAAAAGGAACATTAAAAATATATCCGTCCATATTACCATTAGAATTAATTGCAGTATCTATATAGACATATGGACTTCCTGGTTTATTTTTTCTATACTTATGAAATCTATAAGTTTCATCTGTATAAATATTATAACGAGTATGTCTATCTATACTGCCAACAAATCTTATTGTATCAATTCCGTTTATATAAATAATCGGTGGAATTTCAAAATGTAATGCTTTTTCTCCAACTTGCAAATTACAACATTTTGACATGTAATCACAATCAACTTCAATACAATTAATTGCTAAAAACAATTCATCTAAATTAAGAATTCCTTTTAAAAGAAATTCTCTCATTATTTGATTACGCTCTGCCACTACTTCATCCTGAAGTTGCTCTACAGATATTTTTGGATTTGAAGTGATTCCTGCTAATCCAGTTACTGTATTATTATATACAGCACTTGCTATTGCTTCTATTGTCATAAACTTCAGTTTAAAAATTAAAGGCAGGACAGGGAAATTACCCCGCCCTGCCTTCTTCTAGTGATATATGTTAAAAGGAGTATTAAGCTCCTACTGTAAACTCTTGTTCTGCTACAGCATTACCATAAGAGGCTTTAACTGTAAACTTATCACCTTCTGCTGCAGTTTGTCCTTTTTTTACAGTAAGCTTACCATCGTTATCGATTTGATACTTACTATCTTCTTCTTTAATTGAATATTTAATAAGATTTGGACTAACAGCGGGACCAGATACATTTGCTTTAATTATTGCTTTTCCTTCGTTAATATCCTGTACTGAAACCTTAAGTGCAGATACGAATTCGATATTAATTAATTCAGTATTATCAGGACTAACAACTTTAATTGAATCGTCTCCAAATACTTTTTTCAGATCCTCTTCAAACTTATCAACAAGTGATGATAATACATAGAACGTATGTGTCGTAACTGATTTAAGAGCTTGTCCTACTGTTCCCTGTCCATGAAGCCCCTTACGAGGCATGCAATATAAGAATGAGAATTGAGTATACAAACCTCCGTTTACTGGATACTCCTCTTCATTGAGAGCTGCATAACGTATATTAGGATAACTTGGGAAACGTAGATTCTCCTGAAGCCAAGCAGCAGTACCAATTTCCATTTTATTCTTAGTTACTTCTACAGCCTCATCAACCGTTACATATTGCTTCTCAGTGCAACTATCAGGACAACTAATACCTCTTTGTTCCTGAAGTTCAGCTACAGTAATGACCTGATGTGAATCAGTGCAACTTACAAGTACTTTGCCTGAATCTTCTGCAGATACTCTTACATATCTGTAGTTTTCAGGAATAGCCATTTCGATAGCCTTAATCATTTTTTCCTGAAGTTCTTTAGTCTTTCCTAAATCTTCAGCAGAAACCTCAAATTCAGCAAGTACAGCCTTACCAAAATTTGACCAAGGCATAGCGTAATCTGCAAGGTATTTACCGATTAGAGTAATACCAATTACTACTCTATAAGTACCTTCTTTCGTAGGTAAATTAAATGCTGCACTAGCGACTTGGCCTTTTTCTGCTGGAGTTTTGTAAATAACTCCTTCGACTAAGCCTTCTTTTCTATAGTCTGCACAACGTAATACTCGAAATAATTTAACAGGACCATCCATAACCATAAAACGAGGATTTACACCATCGTCAAGCAGGTTTGAATTAATTATTACTTCTTTTTGAAAATCAAACATAATTTTTAATTTTTAAGTTAATAAATTTATTTATTTCCAGGAACTGCTATAGTCTGATTAATAGGAACGTTTGTTTGTAATCTTGGATCACCTGCATTCTCTAATAATAGTCTAGTTACGATATTAATAATCTCGTAACAAACATAGTCTGGAAATTCCAGGGTTTGAGTATTATCTTCTGGTAATAATACATCATCCTGAGTCATGGAAACATACATAGGAGCTTTTACATAAGTAATATATACATTATTTAAACTTCAGTTCGAATCGCCACTATGTATTTCCAAATTTACAGAAGATTGATTTACAATCCTTTTATATGGTTCTTTTAATGCATAAAATCGATATTTTCCATCCTCTGTTTTAATATAATTAGGACGATAACTACCTTCTTTAATTTCATTATCCATAACAGGATTTGTTACTGGTTGATCTTTTTCATTTCTATTAATAATATAATAATATGGCTTCTTATGTGAAGGTTTCATATAATAATTATTAATAATACCTGCATAAAGATCTGCAGTTAATCTTTGACATGTTGAAGTAATAGTTCTTTGCACTCCATTTCCACATCTAGATTTATTTGAATCACTACCTGTAAATTCTGCAATACAATTCAACATATGTAAGTAATCTTTAGGAAGTTGTAGCTCTCAAACAGTATCATTAAATTCCTGTCTTGGAGCAATTTTACCAATTACTGATGTAGTTTGTAAAAATCCTAAGTCATCTGAACTTTGTTGATTGTACTCACTTCTATTATATACACTATTTATATATTGTTGAATTGCTTTATTAAACAAGTATATGAAGTCCTCAAGTAAAACTTGAGGAGCTTTCACCTTGTTGCATTCAACTAAAACGTATTCATATGCTTGTCTAATAGTCATTATATATTGTTATTTATTGCTTTTCTTCTTTTCCGTCTTTTCAACTTTTTCCTCAGCTTTATCTTCAGCCTTTTCCTCTACTGTTTCTTTTAAACTTAGTTTCTGAAGATCAGGGTATGTCTCTAATGTAATACCCTCGTAGATAGTTTTATTTGCAGGAATCTTCAAGAAGAGTAAGATAGATTCGTCAGTTGTACCTAGACGAACATCCCCATACATCCAAACTCCACTTTGAAGGTTGATAACACGTTGTTCTTTTGCGTCAATAAGCAGCAGTTTAAGTGCTGTATCTGATCCTGTATAAAGGTCAATAACAACCATTGGATCTTTTTCCGCTCTTTGATATAAATAGTCCTGAACATCTGAGTCAGGAGCATTTCTCATTGATTTGCCAAGTAACCTTGTTTTGGTAAGTCTTCCTTTAGCAGAATCTTGTTCAATATAAGTGAACGCTTTTGTTACAAGCTTCATACGTTCGATACGTTTTTCAGATTCAACTCCAGGTCTTTCTACATAGAATTCAGCTTGACCATAACGTTTTGGACCTCCGTCAATTAAAAGATTACCTTTTGAATCTTTAGAATCTCTTTCAGGTGCAATTAAGAATGAATCTTTAATGCAAGTCCAAATATTTCTTTCTAGAGGATTATCTAAATCAAACGTTTTACCATCATAAATCTCTATTCGTTCATCTTCCTTAATAAAGTAATTACTATTAGGACTATTAATTTCTGCTTCACTTAAGATCATTTCTGTATCTCCACTAGCGTCTACCTGACGAACTCTTTTTACAAAAGGATAGTTTGAACCATTTGCTTGTTTTAAAGGATTAATAAAGCAATGTGCTTTTTCCTTACCATATACATTTCTTAAAGTTACTATATTATTCATATTTATTCTTATTAAATTTATCTATACCAAATAATGATATCTAAGTTTTAAATATTTTGTAGACTTCTCCCGAAGGAGAAGCCTACTAATATTCTATTCTATCTTTTTATATTACTTTTCACTAACTAAGATAAAGCTACGATATGGGTTGAATACACCAACACCAGCATAACCCCAGTCAATAAGTTTAGTTGCAGCTACTGGGCTTGCAACAGGACCACTTTCACGTCCACTTCTACGACCAACACCCTCTAACCAGTTATGGCAGAACTCATTGTTCTTGAATGTGAACATTGCAATAGCGGGTTTTCCACTAGCAGCATCAGCAGTCAGATCAAGGAAGATACCATATTTCTTCTCAGGGAATTCGATATCAAGAGCACGGTCAACTTTGAAAGTTACAGTATTACCTGCATACTCGTATGAGTTATAGGTTGCACCAACTTTGATATAATCATTAGCACCCTTAGAGAACATGAATGTACCAACAGTCTTCCAGTCACGAAGATATCCTGACAGACTATCTTGAATTTCAGCCCACATAGGAGTATTGCAAATAAAGATATATTTATTGCCAGTAGGATTATTTGATTTAGCGATCATGGCAAGGATAGCGGTATTCATAACTTTATTAGTCATCTTTGAATACACATATTTACCTGCGAAACGCTCAATCTGAGGAATAATACCATCGCCAGAGATAATAGGCTCACCTGTTTCAGGATCAAAGATCTTAGGTTTACCATTCTTATCTACGTTAGTCTTACCCCAAAGCAGTGCATTTGCACGAGCAGCCATGAAGTTATCAAGACAATCTTTTTCTGCAGCATTCATTTTGTAAACAGGATCACTTTCTGTTCCTTTACCAATCTGAATGAAAACGTCCTCCATTGCACGATACTTAGCAGTGTAGTCTACATCTGCACGGTGTGTTGCAATAAATGTACGATGCTTTTCAACATTTGACTGATACTTAACGTATCCTTCCTCATGCATTTCAGGCTGATAGTTCGTTAAGAAACGAGTCTTCATACCTGGCTGGCAGAATTCAACATCAAGAGTAGCATTGTAATCTGAATCTTGTAGTTTACCTACAATCTCCCAGTCTCTATCTGATCTACGAACAGGACGTGACAGGAAGATAACTTGCTGACGTGATCCTTCGATGATCATTACGTCATTTCTCTGATAATAATTTTCAGGGAAGTGGAAGATGATATCAGTACCCTGAGCACCATCGCCATCAGGAACCTGTAGGAAAGGAATTCTCTTAATAAATCCTACATTAATGTCCCACTCTACCATAAATGAATTAATACTTTGGAAACTATTTTTCTTGTCTTTTTCCATTGTATATATATTCATCAGAGATTCAGTAAGGTACGATGCGGTATACTGCTCATAAAGTGAGGATACAATACCAAGACGTGCAGGTTTTTCACCTAAAAATTTGTAAAAATCCTCATATGTACGAGTTGAACTCATTTGAGGACGTACTGTACTAAAACTAGAAATTCTCATATTGTTTAATTTAATTGTTTATTTATAATTCGTCATCTCATAATGACGCGATTGATTTATCTGGATTTGATTTATTTTTCTCTTCATTAGTAGGTATTACAGTTGAAGGTTTAGGAGGCTCATTCTTAGGAGCTGCGGGCTTCCTAGTTTCCTTAATTAAACTCTTATAATACTGAGAAATACCTGAAATAGCATCTTTACCAAAGAGACGATACCAAGCAAGCTCTACAAGAACTTGTGGATCATTTAAATCTTTAAAGAACTGGCTAGCTCCATTTTCATCTTGATCTAGAATATAACTAAAGATCTCTTGTTTATCGTGATCTTCAATTTGTAAACTATCAGATTTTTCATCTTGATAGTCAAGAGAGATTTCATTGAAATTTACTAACTGTTCCTCAAGTGTTGATTTAAATGCGTTATACTGTTCCTCTTGAGCTCTTTGTGCATCTTCTACTGCTTTATCTTCTTGTGCTTTATATTGGTTTCGAATTGTCTCTACCTTTTTCTTAAATAAGTCTTCATTACTCTTTGCTAAGTCTAAATCTGCTTGAATTTCCTCTTCAGTCATACCTTCAAACTTAGATTTAAGATCGGCAATATACAATTCTTCATCAGAGTAATCATCTACAGAATAAGCTTTATTTACAGGACCATTTTGATTAATATAGTCTTGCACTGCTTTCTGAGAATAATATTCAATAACGTCCTGAATAGTTGCGTTATTATTTCTTAAATATTCAATTGTTTTAACTTCATCATCAGATAAATCAGGCTTAGCTAATTCATTTAGAATATTTAATTGTTCATCTCTATCCAACGAACTAAAGTCTACTTCTTGTTCATTACCTTCTTCATCTTGATAAAGTAAAGTTTTTCCATCTCTTAGTCCTCTACTTTTCAAGAACTCACTAAACACGTCTAAACCCTCGCCAGTATTTAGGTCAGGGTTTTCAGGAGGTTCTTGGTTAGTAGGACTAGGTTCAGGTTCTGGCTCACTATTAGTATTTTGATCTGTAATAGGAGTTTTGTCTGTTGGTTCTGGATCTTCTAATAGAAAATCCATGTGATTTTGTCCATCGATAATCATAATTCTTATTTTTCCTTATTAATTGATTATTAATATGTTTATATATTCGCAGCAAATATAATGTATTAATTTTTAATTTCCAAATAAAAAAGAATAAATTTTATATTAATTCTCACTTTGAATAGCTTCTACAAAGTCTAAGATATTATCAGTAATAGATCCAGCTTTATCAAGCTTTTCAATAATTGACTTTAAGAATCCAATTTCACTGTCTGTAAATTCAACTGTTAATAGTTCCTTTTCAGGAGACCACACAATTCTACCATCTTTATTCTCAATCTTCAATGCTTCGACTTCCTCACTTGAAAAGTCAATCTTTTTCCGAACATTTCTTTTTGAAATCATTTCAGTTACAGAACCTTGCTCAGGAAGATTCATCAGTAACATTAATCGAGTAGCTACATTTAAATCAATTTTTTTCATTTTAGTTTTATTCATATTAGTTCATATTTTAGTTAATAATCGCAAAGTTAAAGATTATTTAATAAATAAACAAATTTTTATACAAATTATTGTATATAAACAGAAAAGGAGTGACATTTCTGCCACTCCTCTCTATCTATTCATTTAACATATCTTTTAGTTCAATTAAATCTTGATGACTTAAAACTAAGGCTCGATTTACCAAAGGTAAATTCATCTTTATTTTTCCGCTCCCGATTTCAAGTTCTCCTAGAAATCCACTATTGACTTTGAAAGGTTTAGTGTTAATTACATTATCAATCATTTCAGATAATATACCATTAACGTCAACCATACCATCTTTGTCAGCGATTTGTTTTAACATTCCTTCAACTTTATAAGCATTGTTGTCAATTACTCTAGTTATCAAAGGCTTAGCAAATGCCATCATTGGATTGCTTTGCGACAATGAAGTTAATTGTTTATCAACAAAATTATTAAGTCTAGTCATTATTACATCTACGTGCTGCGCCATTGTTTAATAAATTCTTCATAAGTTAAACCTGGGTTATCTTTAGAGAATTCGCGGAACTTTTTAAAGATAGCCATCTCATTATCTGTCTCTTCTACTATCTTGTTCTTTAACTTCTTAACTAATTTTAGCTGTCTTTGTAATAAGTCCTTACCCTCTGAATTACTTTCAATTTTGGCTTTTACTAAATTGAGTAATTCTACTTGCACCATTTGTTGTAATGAAGCTGTAATTTCTGAATATTCTTGATCTTCAAAAAATCTAGCTTTTTGACTTTCTGTTAAAGAACTCATCTCTTTATCTATATCATCTCATATTAAATCAGTCTGGAGAGTTCCCTTCTTCTGCAGTTGTGCTAGTTGGGCTTCATATTGTTTTAATATTTGCATCTGACTTGTAATATCAGATTGAGATAATAGAGGGTCTGAATTACCTAGGAAAACTTGATTCACAGGATACATCTTTTATTTTACTTTAAATTACTAGGCCGCTGGTGTTGTAGTTGGCTCAAACAGAATACTGTTTGAATAACCTGCACAAGGGCAAAGTGGATTATAAAGTGAACGTTGTACTGTATCAGTTCCTACTTCTACAGCAGCTACACGGATAGGATAGAAAGTGTTATTAGCATAGTTAACAATCTTGTTGTCAGCACACATTCTACGTTCTGCTTCAAGACCTACCATACCAGCTACACTAGCAATCTCCATCTTAGTAACTTTGCTTCTCCAAGGCTCTACAGCAGCATTAACAGCAGCTGCAGTTTCAAGTTTACCAATCCGATCAGCTAATACATCGAATTGATCTCTTTGATTTTTATACAGCCCGAAGTCAGCGTCGATCTGGCTCTTGTAAAGTCCAAACATTTCACCATTAATAGTCTGACGATCGTTAAAACGAGCGTTTGCAGACAGTAAAGCAAAATCATAAAGAGCTTTCTGATTAGCTAACTCAGCATTGCAAGAGTGTTGCCAAGCTTGGAATGTCGTTGGACCACCAGTAATAGCTTCAGCAGCTAAAGCACCAGCAGCTGCACTACCTGTATTTCCAAGTCCGAATAAACCTCTTCCGCTAAGAGCTAAAAGTCCTAATGCGGTTCCAGCAATACCTACAATATTTTCACATAAGGTCGTTAATCTTATGCAGTTCTCTTATGAACTTCTACATCTTTATATATACATGTAGTTAAGACTATATCTTCATCCAATTTGGATGCTCCCCATTTCGCACTACTTAGTGCTACTCTCTTCCGAGATAGTCGTTGAACTTTCAAAGATATTTCTATCTAAGCTTAGCTGCTGATTGTCCATTTCTGGAGTTTCCAGCAATTAAGGGAGTTTTGCATATAATATTACTATTATAAGGACCTAGTATATTAAGCCTAATCCAGTACCAGCTACACCTTTTGAAGCGTATTCTTTTTCACCGCTTTCATATACATCTTTGTGTACCATTTCTTTCTTTTCTACTACTTCCATAGTTCTATTATTTTTAAATTAATTAAATCTATTTGTTGTAAGCTTACAGTACAAAGATACTACCACATCAATCCAAAACATAACGTTACTATGAAAATAAAAAATCCCCTTAAGTTTCTCAACCTAAGGGGATTAGAAGGATCTATAATTAGTAACTCATTACTAATTCTTTTCCTGTAAAATATCTAAATCTTTCTTATATCAATATAATTCTTTAAATCCTATTTGTTTACGACCTTTAGGAATCTTACCTGCTCTAACATAATTATCAAACGTAGCTCTACTAACTTTCAAGTACTTGCAGGCTTGATATTTGCTAAGTTTCTCATTCTTATTTGTTATTTCAGTAAGATATTCAATAACTTCATTACACTCATCTGCACTTAAGTTAGAATTACCTGTATCTATGTCATTGATAATTTTAATCAAGAGATCTTTTATAATCTTCATCATAATTACTAACTATTGCCATATATAGCTCCATTAACCAATACTATACTAGAATTAATATATGTGATGCAGTAACATTTATAAGCGCCGCCTGTTAAGGTTCCTAAATCTTGCATTTCTGTATAAATAGTATTGTTAAAAGCAATACTAGTTGAAGAAGGAATTACAATAATTGCATTAGGCTCATCTGCAGAAACATATAAAGCACTAACTTCATAAGAAGATCCTGTTCCAACAAAAATTCCAGGTTGGCCAGGAGTAGTTACAGTTTTAAGCTTCTTAGAGAAAATACTATCTAAATTAATATTAACTGCAGAAGATCCTGTATAAGAATTATTTATTCTATTAGCTGTAATAGATAATGCATGTGGATTTGGAAGAGCAGTAGGAATTTCATTTGAGCTAATAGGAGTAAATCCTAATGCAGATATAATTTCTGATGAGGTAATATCTTTACCAATCTCAATCCAATTAATTAAAGCAGATTGCCCCATGTTAAATACTCCTGTATACGTTTTACCTGTATTTTCACTAGTAAGAAATGCTCTAACACTTCAATTATTAGCTGCAGTATATTTATATGGTTGCAAAGTACCAACGAAAGATTCTCCATCAACTGGGAGATTTGTATATGCACTATTATTATATTCAATTGGCACTAATTGTCCAACTCCATCAAATAAATAGTTATATAATCCAGTTATATTTCCCCTACCTGTAAATGCGTCTCATGGAAACATTCGACTAACATTATAATTAGTTACATTATATGTATCATCTACTAGTAATGAAATCCCATTAATAGTTTTTAGTCTTTTAGATGTAACACTATTAGTTCCTGCACCAATAACAATGCGATCTTCTGCTAAATCATCTGGCATTGTAATAAAGTTTTGAGTTCCTACTCATGATTCAGTAGCGTATCCGTCTAAAGATGGAATATCACTTTTTAAAGCTAAATCTGAAAGTAATTGTTCTGATTTCTTAATAGATTTAGACCCTGCGCCAATAATAATATAGTTATTAGCCAGATCTCCACTAGCCATTACATCTCCACCACCCGCTGAACCAATTTTTTCATCAATTTCAGATTGAGAATAAGTTTCAGACTTTGTATAACGATTATTTAATGCTTCAGTAACTACTTTATTTTGGACAGGATTAACAGAACTTGTACTTAAAGAAGAATCAACTACAGTTCCATCAGGTATATCAAAATTAAGATCTGATTCATCAACTTTGTCTTTATAAGCAAGAGCTCCTGCATCTGTAATTTGAGCTAGAGGATGAGTATGTGCTGCAGGAACATAAGTTTCTGGTTTTCCTGTAACTTTATCTCATGCTATTTCTTTCTCATCAACATATGACTTTAATGCTAAATTATTAATTAAAATACCTGAATCTTTAACAGTTTTTCCTGGACCATTAGAAGTTATTACTCTATCCGCAGTAGTAAATGCCTCTGCTGCAATTACATCTCCTGCTCCAAAACCTGTTAACTTATCGTCAACTTCGTCTCTTGTATAATAATTAGAAAGATCAATTTCTGTATCACCAATCTTCTCTCATTTTCCATCAACAAATACATATTCATCATGTATATCTGGAGCAGAACCAGATTTCTTAACAAGATAAATAATATTTGTCTCTCCAACACTTGGAAGTTGATCAACAATCTCAATTTGAAGATTAGCTAAATTAGCAATCATTTCTTTTAAGATTCTTCCTTGGTTTGCAGATAATGATTTATCAGCAGCAAGAGACTCTAAATTATCTACAATTGAACTTTTTATCTGATTATTAATAGTTGTATGTACATTATCAATAGCTTGTCACACTCCTCCAGAAGTAATTAAATTTTTACTTCCTTCTGTCGGCTCTTCTTCTATTGAATTAATAACTTTTGGTATATCAGTTAATACTTTAGCATATTCTTCTTTAGTGCCTGTATACCCATTTTCTTGTGCAATAAGATAAGCATCTTTACCAGGAGCACCAATTGTTCCAGGAAAAATAATCCATTTCTTTTGCTTTTTATCATAAATTTTTACACTCATAATTTATATATTTTTAAGATTATGCATATACTGCACCATTAACTGCAATTTTGCTATTTGCCATATAACTTAAGCAATAGATATATCACGTCCCAGATAAATCATCTAATCCATCCATTTTAATAACATTACTTGCAGTAAATGTAAGTTTAGCACTACTTATAATAACTGAATCAGGATTGGTTGAAGAAAATCCATTTAAAGTTGATATAGCTTTTGATGTACCACAACTGTAACTATATCCTGCATTAACTGTTGAACTAGTCAACATTCTTACACTTAAAGGTTTTGAAGTACTAATAGATACTGCAGATGAACCTGTGTATGAAGTTCCATTAATTGTTAATGCATATGGATTAGGTAATGCAATAGGAATTTCAGGTATATCACTAGTCTTTGCGGGCGTAAATCCTAAAGCAGATGTTACATTAGCTGAGGTTAATGAAATAGTTCCAGAAGATACTGAAATATTACTTCCAATTTTCACTCCACCAAGCACAGAAGCAGTAGCTGCAGGAATACTTGTTAAATATCCGTGACTAGTTACTCAATTTTGAGTAGCATACCCTGATAAGGATGGGATAGTTGGTTTATTAGTTAGATCATTATATGAACCACTAGTAGCAACTGTAGCAAACGTAGGTTTTCCTGTAATACTTCCCCAAGTTTGTGCTGGAACTGAAGTAAGATAGCCTTTACCTGTTACTCACTCCTCAGTAGCTACTAATTTCTCATTTTGATAAAATCTAGTTGCATATATTTCTGAGGCGTTACCTTCACTAGAATTTAAAGATTGTATTCTTATTGGTATTGAATTTGCTCTACCAATAAGTAATGTGGTTGAACTTTGGAATTGTGTTGATCACCATACTTTACCTGAATTACTTCCAAATATAATAGGGGCAGCATAATTAGTAATATTTATTTTTCCTGTTGTATTATATTCATTGCTAGTTGTTGCACTATTTGTAAAAACTTTAAGTCCGTTCATAAAGTTTTTAATTCCAGTTATATTTTCATCAACAGAATTTTTTACATATCCTGCAGAAGCATGATCCCCCCATTCATAAGCAGTGTCCCAATTTGTTTGTTTTGCGGTACTAGGAATTGAGAATCCTGAAGTATAACTTAAAGCAAGTGTTCCGCTTGCTGTAATTGGAGAACCTGATATACTTAGTCCTGTAGGAACTGACATTGCTACTGAAGTTACTGTACCTTTGTTTGTTGTAAAACCAGAATCGTTAGTAAACTGACTTAGCTTTGTAGGAGCATTAGTCACTCCAGACCAAGGCACACTTGTTGCACTTCCTGCTGTGAATTCTTTAAATTTAGTAGCAAAAGTAGATGCAGATTCCGATACGCAGAAGTACATAGGGCCTCCTGAACCAATCTGAACAACATCTCCTCCTTGTATAGTTAAACTCATTGCAGCTGATTGTGACTCCACTACATATAATCTCTCCATTGCAGCCGCAGGAATTTTAGAAATAGGAATCTCAGGAAGTCTATCAGCATTAATAGTTCCAGAAGTAATCTTAGATGCATTAAAACCATTCAATGTACTATTAATAGATACATTACTAGATCCATCAAATGTTGCACTTCCTTGTACTGCTCCAGCTATTGCAATTACTCTTGAGGTTGCTAATTTAGTAGCTGTTCCAGCATTACCACTTACAGAAGTAGGTAAAGCAGCTTTAGTAACTGTTACATTATGTCCTGATACTGTCACTCCAGATACATATTGTCCTGAAGTAGCGGCTGCTCCTCCAGTTAATGAAGGAATATCAGCTTCGGTAATGTATCCTTTAGAATTAATAAGGGCTATAACTTCAGCCTCACTAATATCACATTTATAATATGTTCCGTGTGTCCAAATTTCATTTGCATCCTGGATGAACACAACACTTGATTCCTGGATATCACCAGCTCCCAATCGTGAAGTGAAACTGGCTTTCGTCTTAAAATGAACGAACCTGTTTGTAATTTTTGACATTTTAACCTTATTTAAAAAATTAAAGATAAGGGAATGAGAAACTCCCATTCCCTATTGATATGTTATTCAAACTCAGACCAAGCTAGTAATGAATCAGTATACTTTTTTGCATTAGTTTCTGCAGTACTTGCAGCTCCATATGCATCATATGTATTACTTCCAATTAAACTAGTAATATCAGCTTTAGCTACAATTGTTACACTAGCAATGTGACTAGTAGAATCTGTTGAGAATTTATAGAATCCTGAAGTTTTGCTTGCAGCACTACCTGCAGGGTGAGTATATTTCGTATCTGTAGCTGCAATAGTTAATTGCCCTGCAGCAGGAGTTAGTGTAACGTTAGATCCAGCTACAATATTAAGAGCTTTTCCAGCTGAACCATCAAATGTATATTTACTAGTTCCTTCTGTACTTCCTCCAGCAACAGTAAGCGTTAAAGCATGGTCTACTTTATCTGCAGTTCCTGCAGTTGCAGGTTTACCTACAGATACAGTTTGTGCAGTTCCTCCACTAGGTGTTACAGTAAAATTACCAGCAGTTCCATTTGCAAATGTATATGTAGTGTTAGTATTTGTAGGTACTGCCCAAGTTCCATCCCCTCTTAAGAAAGATGCTTGCTTACCTGCAGCAGGAGCAGGAACAATACCTGCACTACCAGCAGCAGATGCTGTAGCAGCTTTCATTTCAGCAACAGAACCAGATACTGTAACAGCTGTTCCAGTCTCAGAAGCACTTAAAGTTAGAGGAGCTGTTCCAGAAGCAAATACTGTCTGAACTGCTGTCTCAGCCTTAGCTTTAACTTCGTTTACAGAAGTAACAGTAGCAATTGTACTAGTGTTTACTGCAATAGAATTTCCAGTAATAGTAATACCTGTTCCAGCAGTATAAGTATCAACTAAATCACTTAAATCAACTTCAATATCTTTCTTTCCTGATTCAGTATTAAATGTAATAGTAAGATTTTTAGTTTTAGGGTCAAATGAAACACCTTCAACCATTCCGTCTTTGATAAAATCAGTTGCATCAACAGAAGCAATAACAGCAGAACCAATACCTGTTAAATTAATTTTCTTTGTAGCAGAATCATATGTTAAACCTAATGTTGTTGATAATTCTTTATTAGCTAATGCTAATACCTTATCACCTGATTTAACACCTGTTACAGTTGCTGTAGGTACTACTACATTAACTGCTTTATCTGTAACTTTTAAAGTAGTACCATTAACTTTCACTGATTCGATTACGTTAACCTGAGCATTAGCTGCAATTCCAGATAACTTAGTTTTTTCAGCAGTAGTATAATCATTCGTTGATAAACCTTTACCTGTAACTTTATCTACTTTCTTAGCTAGCTCATCATCAACATAAGTTTTATCTGCTTTTCCTACAATTGCTGTAGAAACCTCAGTAGCAGAAGCTACATCTGATAAGTCTAAATCTATAGTTCTTCCGTTTGCATTTGTAATAATAAGGTGCTGAGAAGCTGAATTCCACTGTGCATCTCTAACACCTCCAAATGTATTATAAGCTGATGTACTTGTTGCAACTTTAATTAAACCTGTAGAGGTTTCAAAATATATTCTACCTACTGTTAACCCTGTATCAGGTACAGTAGCTATTTTTGAAAAACTTAAATTTGTCATATTATACTTTGTTTAACCCCCCCCCAATCTAAAAGAATGAGGAGGGAAAATTAATTATTCTATTTCCATCCAGAACATGTCTAGTTTACCGTCATCTCCTACTTGAATTGAAGAAGTAGTAGATACTAGTTTAGCTGTATTTATAGCTAAACCTCTAGAAGTGCCTGTACCAGTTATTGTGATTGTTTTATCAGGACTTTCTAGTGATGTAATACCTCCTCTAATACTATCACTAAGAGCTTTCATACCTTCAGCAACTGTTTGATCTGCACCAATTTCAGCACCGCCAGTAATTGCTACTCCTACTTTTATATTGTTACCAGCAACCCTTGCCCTGTTTACTCTAAGTCCACTTTCAGATTTTGCTAATATATTATCAGAAACAGGATCAATTTTAACATCAATAACATTCGCTTCTGAAATCTCAACAGCATCACCAGCTGTAAGAGCTTCTTGCTTATCTCCAACAGATGTTTGTAAATTCGCAATATCAGCCTTATTCGTTCTAATCTGATTTAAATCTGTATCTGAAATTAGACCTGAGCCTTCAACCTTATCAACTTTATTTGCAAGTTGATTAGTAACAGTAGTAATCTGTCCTTCTAAAGCTGTATCAGCTGCTTCAAGTTCTGTTTTTGCTGCAGAAATAGCGTCATCTACTTGTGATTTAGTATAGTAGCCTGAAAGATCAATTGTACCTCCCAGAGGGTCCCAAGCTGCACCATCCCAGGCATAATTTGTACCTGCAGGAGTAGTACCATGAGCAGCAACTACATTCCAAACATCACCTTTCTTATTTCCTTTAGTAGGAAGTTCTTCGTAAGTATCTTTAGTACCTTTGTAGTCAAGAGCTGCAGCTACAGAAGCTTTTAGTTCATCTACAAGAGTTTTTAAAGCTTTACCTTGTGCTGCAGAAAGAGCAGCATCAGTTCTATCACTTTCAAGTGAGTTAATAATCTCTACAACTGTGCCAGTTGCAAGAGGTTCCCAAACTTGGTTAGAACCATCAGCATCAAAGCCTTTTAATACATAAGTGGTTTTATTTTCCTTTACATATACTAAAAGGCCTTCTACTAACTGAATAGTAGGCATTGAATCACGTTCAGCAATTGTAGCCTGAACTGTTCTATTATCTAATGGTAGATTCGCACCTAAGTCAAAACCAGAACCTACCGAAATACCTTTACCAAAAAATTCTGTCATAATTAGTTAAAGTTTACATAGTAAGTACTAGGTTGCGTCATCTTATTAGATAAATATACTGTGTAATTAACAGCTTGACCATCTAAACCAGTAACCGAAACTGTACTAGTAGTATATGAACGAGTTGCATCAAAGCTATTACTGTCTTTAATATTTGAAACCGATCAACCTGCAGGAGCAGCAAAACAAATATATTGTTCTGAAATTGGTCCAGCTACTTTAATTATTTTCTTTGCAGAAGTAGTTTTAGTTAATCCTTTAATTACATCTTCTGTAATTGAAGCTGTAGAAACTAAACCTGAATAAGCAGGAATATATCCTGTTACTGTAACTGCACTTGAATCTACTGATCCTGCAGCTAAAGGAGTACCATAGTCGTTACCTTTAGAATCTTTAGGTTGAGGACCTTGTGCATGAGCAGCGTGATACTTATATGACATTGAGCCTTTAACTACCTTTGCGGGAAGTTCTTGAGATGAGCCATATAAAATATACGAATTCTCTGGATCTAAAGCTCCTGCGCGTTTTGCCTGCTCTTTTCCTGCGACTAAAATCTGGCCTTGATTAAATCCAGTATTAAAATTTGCAGCGGTTGGAGCATTTGCTCCTACTTCCTGAGTATTTGAATAGCCCTTTAAAGAAATAGTTGCAGTTGGAGCTACAAATGTGGGATTAACTGTTGGGAAGATAAGAGTATCAAAAATTTCATCATAACTCTTACCTGTAAGTTGTGCTACAGTTGTACCTGCGTTAATGCCCCCAAGTTTCTCTACTGTTGCTACACTCGGATCTAATGAAGATTCATAAGAACCACTTGCTGTGGGATCTAAACTATCAAGTTTAGCTTTATCCTCTTTAGACATAAGACCATCTGCAGTAACCGTAGCTTTACCTAGTAACAAAGTTGTAGAGGTGGAATCTGTATATGTAATTACAATTCCATTAGCATTGGCATTTAATTCTACATTTGATACCTTTTTCTTAGAATCGCCGCCATATTCAGCGCCATTCATAATAATTTTCTTAGTATCTGTAGCAAAATAAATACCATTAGCATGCGTAGTAGAATTATAAGAAGCTTGTGGACCTCTATAAAATTTTACAGCATTATTAGTCATGTTTTAAAAATTAATTGTTAACATCATTTCAAATTGTAGAGAAAACCTCTTTTAATTTTTGTATCTGTTGATCCATTTCACTTTTAGTATAATAGTTATTCAAATCTACAGTAATTTGTCCACTTCCTCATTTTTCCCACATATAAACTTCTTCTGTAGTACTTGGAGAATGAACAACAATATATTCTTCAAATAAGTCATGTAGAACTGTAGATTGAGCAGGAATCATATATAATTTTCCTAATTTATCTGCAGTAGGATCACCTAACTCTTCAAAGCTATTTGCAAATTTAATTTCAAATCCTGCTGTATTAGGAAATGATTTTCAAGCAGCTTCGAATTGTTCTTGATTGAGAGTACCACCAACAGCAATATAAGAATGATATAAAAAGTCTTGGACTGAATATTGATCCATAGCTTCATCACATGGATCATACCAAATCTTATCATGCTCTGGCTCGTTATTTGGAAAATCAGATTGGCATCCGATTGCTATATTTTCATCACCAGGATCTCCTTTTTCTCCCTGAGGAATTCCAAATTTAAGATTTGCATCACTAATATCTGGATTTAAATCAGTTACATAAGGTTGTGCATCTGGTGCTAATTTTTCTACTTCAGAAACTACAGTTACTGTAGCAGGTTTTCCTTTAGGAACTTTTACATTTAAAGCTCATTCTCTAGGAGCATTAGTTTTATCAATTACTAATGACGGATTTTGATCTCACTCAACAGTTTCAATAGTTCCTGCATTAAATCTAGGAAGAACAGAACCAGTAGAAGTAATCACTTTACTTGATTCCATAGTTAATTCCAAATGACCTTCTGCATCACTAATATTAACTGATTTAATACTATCTCCTCTTAATTCTTCTAAATAGCATAGTGTAACCCATTCACTAGTAGGATCTCCTAAATATCCCCATAGAATTCTATCATCTGTTAAATTATCAGGATCTCCAAATTTTCTAACAAGTGCAGGTGTTCTTCCAGAATCTCCTTTAGGTCCCTGAGGTCCTTGTGCTCCAGTAGCTCCAGTATTTCCCTTGTCGCCCTTGTCACCTTTGGCTTGTCCTAATTTAATTCATGATTTTGGTGGATCATTCTTATCATAAGAAACAAACCAATATCCGTCTTCAATTTTCAATTGAGGCGTTATACCATCTTCACCGTCTTCTCCAGGAATGCCAGGTGCTCCAGTAGCTCCTGTTAAACCTTCAGCTAAAACTCTTTGTCCATTATCGTCAAATATTCATTCAGTTTTTTCATTAATAGATACTGTTCAATAATAATGATTATTAGATGTATCCTTTTTAATGCCGATAATAGGAGTATCTCCAGCGGGGCCTTTAAGATCACTTATTGAGGTTGAACTTGGAGGAGTATTACTTTCTTTTCAAGAAAGTATTCCGTTATTAATCTCTGGAACTCATACTTTTCCTGTAGGTCCTTCAACTCCCGCCATTACAAAAGCTCAGAAAAGATTTGGTTTAATACCAATGATTTTATCGTTTTCTCGAACTAATTCAGGCATATTTAACGAAGATGATGTATGACTTCTAATGCAAGACAATAAAGCTCCTTCAAATGATACAAAATCTACAATATATTCGTCATTAAAATAGTGAGTATTTGTTATTCATTCTCCCGCCATCTTAAAGGAAGTTCCCTTATAGAAATCTCTTGAATTATAAGCTCCAGAATATTCTCTTGAATTTTGTAGATCTATAGTAGGTAATATATTATTTTTCTTCATAGTTTATTATTTTGACCCTAATATTAAAAATGGAACACTAATACTTGTTGTTGGTACTTTGCCGTCTGCAGTTCTTACATCTAAAAAAGCTCCATTAATCCTGCCTCTTGCTGAACCATAGAACATTTTTAGCATAGCTCCATCTCATATAGGTTGTGAAAAAGCTATTGCACTTATTGATAAAGTTCTACTATTATAAATACTTGTTAAATCTAAATTTGCAGAAAAATTTCCAGATTGACTTACAGTTAATACTAAATCAGTTCTACATCTAGAAAAACCAGATAAAGATGGTACCCCAGATGAATTAAAATAAACTTCTCCACATGCTAAAAATGAATCACTATTATAATCGTCATAACTTTTATAATAAAGATCTGAACGTAGCGTTCCATTTTGTTTCCATGTTTTTAACTCAAAATCTGATGTATTCTCTACTCAAATTGTTCCAACATAGTAATTATTAACTATTGAAGATGGAACAAATTTAAATTCTAATACTCCTCCAGCTGGAAGTAAAATTTGAGAAGCATTAAAAAGAATTGGTTCATCATAACTGAATAGTAATCTACCATTATAATAACCACAAATTTTAATAGATTCATCATCGTTTCCATTATCAAATGGATATATAAATAATTGTTTATCCGACTTATTATGAATTACTCCCGAATACGAATCATCAATATTTAATTGATATTCAGAAGCATTTACTTTAAGAGTTACATCTTCGTGTATCGTTGGCGAATATATAATTTCAGAATATAATGAATCTAGTATATGTGGATCAGATGACTGAGTAAGACTATATTGTTTAATGTTTTGAATAATAGCATTATTAATTTTAATGTTAGTTAAATCAACACTTCCATCACTACCAAACTTAATCTTTCCAGCAGCCATATGTCCAGCTCCAGTTCTAAAATCAAATAGCATATTTGGAGTAAACTCACCTCCTGTAGGAATTTCTGGATCAAAGTTTTGATATTGTGTAGATATTTGTCCACTTGCATCAATACCTTGTTGGCTAAACATATAGTTTCCATTAAATACAGCAGATCCAATAAGACCGTTAGCGATAATCCCAATTTTAGTATACAGCGCCTCAAATGCATCTAATTTAACTCAACTATTACTAGTATCAGTGCTAGGAGATTCATTACTGTGTAATGTTCCTTGCCAAGTTCCTACTATGTTTAAAACATAATAGTTAGCATCATTAGAATCATATACATAAGGAGTTTTATCTGCGGTTCCTTGATATACAGTATTAACATTATAAATACCTTCAGGATAAATTATTTGTCCTTTAGAACCATTCTCTCCATTTAATCCATTAGTTCCACTTAATTTAGTAGGAGTACTTCAACTACCTTCAATTGTACCAACTTTATCAGTGTTACTTGTATAATTTACTCTAGCTTGAATAAACCAAATATAAGGAGTCTCTTCAGTTGGAGTTGGAACCGCTAAATCCCAACCTGTTGGCTGTCTTGTTGTTCCAGGAGTACTTGTTCCTCCATAAATAGTTGTAGTTCCTAAGCAATAACGAACTTCAATACCAATTCCAGGTAACCCATCAACTCCATCTTTACCTGCTGGACCAGGATCACCAGTAATTCCAGGTTCTCCTTTTATTTTGGTTCATTTATAGTCAGAAGGATCATCACTATCATTTATATTATAATCTACATAAATTCCAATTCAAGCACCTGGATCTTCTCCATTGTTACCTGTAAAGGTTACACCTCCATCATTAGAGTATTTAATATGTAGATAACTTGTTTTTCCATCTTCTCCGTTAGTACCTGGGATTCCTTGTTCTCCCTTTTCTCCTTGAATTCCTTCAAATCTTGCCCAAGTATAGTCAGAGGGATCTGTACTATCTGCTTGAGTAAAATCTACATAAGTTCCAATATATGTACTTGGAGTTTCAGTCATTTGACTTGAAGAAGTAGGGTTGGCAACAGCAGAATATTTAATATGGAAATATGTGGTTCTTCCGTCTGCTCCTGGAGTTCCAGGAATTCCGTCTGTACCATTCGTACCATTTTCTCCACTTATAACAACTGGAGCAGTCCAGTTTGTATTTAAAGTATCATCAGGATTAATAGTTGCTGTAGTCATCCAGAGATATCCATCTTTAGATTTTTCAGGAGGAACCACAGACCATCCTGAAGGAGTTCTTACTGTTGCGTTTAATGTAGGAGGATTTGAATTACTTGTATTTACAGCAAATCTAAATTCTGTAAATTTGCCATCTTGAGCTTGGCCATCTCTACCATTAACTGGTATTACTTCTGACCATTCAGTTACAAGTCCTGTTTCTCCATTAACTGTTCCAATACATTGCCACCAGTTTCCACTAGTTGTAGGATAATCTTCCCATCCAGACGGACTAGGACTATTTCCTGTAGGTTTTGATGGTTTACTATCACTTAATTTATAAACGTATGTTTTCCAATTTGGTATTACTGCATCCTGTCCCTTTTCTCCTGTCATTTGAACAGGATCTGACCATTCTCCAACAAGAGTAGAATCTCTAAAAGATGCTGTAATTGATCATATAATTTCAGAGGATGTGTGAATTGGAACAACTGTACTTCATACAGAACCAGGATTTGCATTAGTTTTATTTACAACAGGAGGAGTATTGACACTTCCACTCTTTGCATACATTAACTTAATACCTAATCCATCCTCTCCATTAGAACCATCAGTCCCATTTGTTCCGTCCTTGCCATTCTCTCCATCTTTACCATCAGCTCCTTTAGGTAATCCAAAACTAAATTTAA